CTGCGATTCTTGCCTTTGAGGGCAGACGCGCGAGCCTACAGATTGACGAAATAATGATGGTCGAAGCAATGCGCAAGGTGATGGCTGTGCACCGCGCGACGATTCGTTATCGACACGTCAAAGGCCACACGAACGGGGGAGAACCCCGCTTGTGGGTGAACAACCTTTGCGACGCGCTGGCGAAGAAGGGCATGCGCGAGGCGCGCATGAATCTGCGCGGTAAGCGCGAACCTTCGCGAGCGCCCGTTAAGACCGTGCCGGAGCGCTATGTGCCCGAGCATCGAAAAGCCGAGCGCGAGCAGGACCAAAACAACCGGCGGGCCTTCGCCTTTCAATTTGATCACGAGGAGTGGAATCGCTATGTTATGGACCCCCGGCTTTCATCAATATCGCCTTGGGAAGAACAAGAGCCGACTGAACAGCCTGTGGCTCGGAACAGTGTGGGCCTTTCTGACGCTGCCTGAGATTCTGTTGTTCAATTGGCTTGTGCCGAGTCTCGCCCGTCCGAGCACTGTGCTCGTGCGGACGTGGGCAACGCTCATCCTCATCATCAAGCTGCCGGTGTTCGGGCTGCTCTGTGGCGTGACGAGCGAAAACGTGACGATCGAGGAGCTCTCGCGCAGACTGCGGGCGCTCCAGTGATCGGTCTTTAGACTTGAACCTGTAGAGAGAGCAACGCGTATGGCTGGTTTTAGCTTTGACTGCGGTAGCAACATGGATGAGAGCGATGTGCAGTGCTCGACCGTGCTCGCGGGTGCACCGGATGCCGAGTCGGGCACGCCCGGCGCGTCCACGCTGGTGTTCACCGCAACGTGCCGGGGCTGTAACGCGCAGCGTGTCGGCTACCTCTCGTCGGGCGACATGACGACGATTGCGTAGGTAGGACCAAACGGGCAAAAAAAATTTTGCCCGTTTGCATAAGTAAGCAGTTACCGATTCTATACTAAAAAGGAAGCCGATGGACAAGCGGCGACGGGACTACCGAATTTATGCAAGAGCCCCGCGCCACAAGGGCTTCAAGGTAATGGACATGCACCGAATGGTGCGGGTGAACAGAATAAGTGAAGCGACGACCTATTGGGCGCGAACCGACGCCGAAGCAGAAAAGCTGCGGAAGATGTGTCGGGAATTGAACGCTGACCACCCCGGTTGGCATTTCGAATTGAGGGAAGTGAAAACATGAGCGACGAAGCACGGGCACGCGTTCCGCTGACGAACGAGCAGCGGGAGGTGATCCACGCAGTTGTCGCGCGCAACGGCGGCTACCGGATAGGACTGTTAGACGAAATGTTCTCCGCTCTTCTTGCCACTGATGCACATACGTGGTCCGTTCCGCCAATGCTCGAGGGCGCATGGCGCGTGACGATGGGAAATGGCCGCCAGTTCCTCGTGCACAGCAGCGCCAAGGTGCACATCGCGCTGAGCTGCGGCTACACCGTCGAACAGATCCATCCCGAAGCCGAAGCTGCGTCGGGACAATCGAATCAATGCAAAAACACGGGGAACCAAGCATGAGCGATAGACAGGACTGGACCACGATGACCGCCGAGCAACTGATCGCGCGTGGTCACAAGCCGGTGATGATCCAGCACACCGAAAAAGAGGGCTGGCAGGAGGTCGGCGATGCTCCGACGACGCCTGCGATCGCTAAGCCGGCCGAACATCTGAAGGGCCACAAGTCGATCGCCGAAATGGTCTCGACGCATACCTCGGTGTGGCGTGAAGCGCTTGCGCACATGCTGACCAACAAGGCATACGACCGGGCTTACGTCGAGCACGAGCTGAAGGCGCTGGGTGATATTGAAGTCGCCTGCGCGGCGGAGCAAAGCCCGCTCAACGCATTCGAAGTGATCAAGGCGGCTATGCAGGCTGACCCGGCCTACGCGTGGGCTTGGCACTGCAACATTGCGATGGCGTTCTATGACGCCGCGGGCGAAACGCTGAACAAGCACCAGATCGGCAACGAGGGCGCCGCGCGTTTCATGCGCGTTGCGTTCGATGTGGACGTGACGCAGTTCCCGGAATATCAAGCGCTCGTCAAGGGCTGGGCGATGTTGGAGGTGGTCGAACCGGGCCTGCCGCAGAAGGGTCAAGTTTGGCTCGACCGCTCAGGTGACCGCTATACCGTGGTCGGCATGACGTCGGGGCCCGATGCGGGCAAGGCCGACATATTCCCGCGCGCAGTGTTCTATCGAGGCCCGGATGGTCGCGAGTGGGCGCGCACGCTTGACAGCTGGAACGAGAGTTTCACCCGCGAGGTGCAGTCATGAGCCGCGGTGAAATCCCAAATCACAAGAGCCACCTGTCCGAAGCCGGGCAGCGGCACTACATCGATCAGGAGACGATCCTGTCGACGCACCCGGTCCGTCAGGGCCGCCTGGTCGCGGAAAGGAACTTCGCAGCGTATGACGCGGCCGCGGTCCTCGTCGGTGAGCGCCATGCGAAGGGCGACCTCGTGGATCTCGTCGGGCACCTGCTTGCGACGTTGGATGCGACATGCGCTGCGCCTAACGCGGCGGTTCCCGCAATCCAGTTCGCGCTCGAGGCGGACGAGGGCATGACGTGGCTGCTGCTGTGGAATGAGGGCGAGTTCGAAGCGTGCCGCCGCGAGTGGCCTGAAGCGCCCGACGACTGCTACATCGGCGCGGATCAGTTCTTCACGCCGACACCCGAAGGAACAGCGCGATGACGCCCGAACAACGCGAGCAACTGGAGTTCATCGGGCGCTGCGATCCGACGTTCCTGATCATGCACGTCAAGGAGCGCACCAGCTTCGACGCGAAGCTGCTGGAGCGGGTGTTCGAGCTGGCGAAGACGCAGGCTCGCACGCTTCTGGCTCAGACGTCAGACGCCGCCAATGGGGCAATGGGGGAGCAGGAAGCGTTGCTGCGCAAGATTCGCATTGCCTGTGAATCGCGGTTCGTGAAGATGGGCGGCGACTATGAGCTTGGGGCGAATCAGGTGGCGCGCGACGTGGTGCGGTTGCTGGACCAATCCCGCGCCGCACTCACCGCCCAAAAGGTGGCGGGTCAGGTCAAGCCCGCACCATCTGCCGAGATAGACCTGTCGGCAGGGAACTGGGCGCCGGTCTTTCACGCCGCGTTTCGCCACGCTGGCAATTCACCACGCGCGAACCGTATCCACGCTGAGATTGCTGATATGCCCGACCGGGAATGGCTAGACATCGTTGACTACGTGCTCATCGGCATCCGCAGAAAGCTCAAGGACAAAAAATCATGATGACACTCGTGCAGTTTTACCTGACCAAGATCGCCGAAGAGGCGAGCGAGGTCGCAAAGATCGCCTTGAAGGCGCAGCAGTTCGGTCTATCCGAGGTGCAGCCGGGGCGCGACCAGTCCAACGCTCAGCGCATGTATGGCGAGCTCAACGACCTGCTTGCAATGGTTCACCGGCTCGGCGAGGTGTCGAATGGCGAGTTCTTCTTCGACATCGGTGCCCCGGATCACGTTGCCGTAGCGACGAAACTGGGCAAGGTCGAAAAGTATCTCGCCTATTCGCGCTCGCTACATCTGGTGGAAGGCGGCGAGCCGAGCGTGCGATGGGCTGTCCCGAGGAATTGAGTCAGCTCTATGCAGCGCTCGAAGCGGGCGACCACAAGCTCGCCGAGAAAATCTACCTGCAGTGCGAGGCTGATGCTAAGAGGTTGCTGCCGGCCGTCAAGGAGGTGCCATTCGCAGTGCGCAACCGGTTCGAGCAAGCCGTTTTTAGGCGCGACTATCCGCAACGCGAGAAACCGCCGCTCTACCGCAACCATGAGCGCGGTCACGCGTCGACCTATTTGGACCCAGCAGTGGAGCTCGAGTGACAAACTGAGCTGCCGCGCGAACTGTAGGCGACGACGTGCGCATTTTCAAGTTAACGGATATCGGTAGATGGATGGGCGCGATTTTCGCAACGTAGTTCGTGAAAAAAAATAAAAAGCGGTTTAAATTGAGTGCAAGGGATGCGAGCGGAATCTGCAAGCAAAACGAGGACCGACATGGTGACGCATGTCGGCGGGAAACCCTTGTCTTGAGGAAAGCCAGTGAATAATTGGCCTGAGTTGGGAATCGCCGTGTTGCACGTAGCACTCGGCGTTATGCAATTCGTTGCGGTGTTCATAAAAGCCTGACCCCGCGTCTTTAACCGGCCTGATTAAGTTCGGGCCACTTTCTTGAATATGCACGCCTTGACTATAGCACCAAGCTCAGGGTTGTTGATTTCTTTTGCGGTAGCGGTGGCTTGCTGCTGCACTGTTGGGAGGTGTGGACAATGAGCATTGCATTCGTCAGTAAGGAAGGCCACCTGTTACAGCAGGTGGAGTGGCAGCGCCTGCAGCAGGACCACACCTACCGGTTCTTCAAGGAGTTCGAGAACACGCGCATTCACGCGACCTGCGAGTGGCTGGGTATCCAGCGCAACAGCAAGACGATCCCGCGCAACCACTGGAAGCTCTACCGGCTGAACGTCGAGAATATCGTCACGACCGACGGCGAGGGCCGCCCGCTGGACGCGCCGCGTCGCACACCGGACCCGCAGATGACGCGCGAGTTCCGCACCCAGCAGCAGTGCATCGACGCCTATGAGGATCTGCTGGTGCGCTATGCCGACTGCGAATGGTTGCCGTCGAGCACGGGCGAGGGCGGTCGCCAGTTCGTCGAGAAGGGAAACATACTCGTGCCTCCGCCGCCCGACGTGCCCGATACGCGCGGGATGGATCAGGACATCGCCGAGCTGGCCGGCAGCTGGTAACCATACCAAACGGGGAATGTGGCTTGATGCCAATGAAAACGGCACCTAAAAGGTGCCGTTTTGCTGTGCCGAAGGCGATAAGAGGGCGGGGTGTCCTTTGGCACCCCGTCTTTTTATCGTCCTAGACTCCTAAGTTCAGGACTTGATTATTCCTTCTTGCTTCCACTTCAGATAAAGCTCGTGCATTGCACGATGGAAGTAATACAGGGTGTAGTCATACATGATTTGAATCTCCAAATTGCCAATTAACAAAGAAGCCAATGTTCCATTATTGGAACGTTTTGGCTCGCCGATACTAGCTGAAATCCAACCCCGCGTAAAGCCTGCCTAGCAGGCACTGCTATTCGCGCGCCCGCGCACCTTCCCAATCAGCGATTCACGCATCCAGCGCACGAGGCTTTGCGCCATAAACCCGTCTCTAAAGTAACACCTGTCGCAAGCAATGCGCGACACGAAACGGGAAGGGCAAAGCGATCCTGAACTGCGAGATACGCGCCTCAACCCGATCAGCAAAATGATTCTGACGCGATGAACGCGTGAACCCAATCTCACTCAGGAGAGAACCATGCAAGCCACGAAGAACACCCGCCGCACCTCGAAGAAAGCCACCGCCGAAGCGAAGGTCAACATGCTGGGCGCAGCCGAAGCCGCACCGATGGACGCGGACCTCGCAGCGCTGCTGAATGTCCTCGAAGTCCCGGGCACCGCACCGCTGGCCGAAACGGCCGCTCCCGCGATCGAGGTGCAAGCCGAGCCCGACGTCATCGAGTCGGGCCACGTCGAGTCGCTGGAGCTGTCCGACGTCGCCGATGCACTCGACGCGTCCGACGTCGTGCTGCCCGAGGTGATCGCCGCGCTGCCGTCCGACACGGTGCTCGATGAAGTCGTCGCCGGCATCGAAGTGCAGGAACACTATGCGCTCGCCGCCGCAGACGCAGCGCCGCTCGAAGGTGCAAGCGCTGAAGAAATCGCGGCCGCGGGCGTCGAGAGCGCAGCAGCGCCGGCCGCCGAAGAAGGTGCCGCAGTTGCAGCGCCGAAAGCCGCGCGCGCTCCCCGCGTGCACTACCAGAACAAAACCGACCGTATCAAAGCGCGGCTGGGCGCGAACTTGGGCGACTACCTCGTGCTGGAAATCGCCGACGCGTCGCTCGAAGGTGACGCCTTGAAAGCGAAGCAGGATGAGACACTCGCGGTGATCGACGCGATGTCCGTGAAGGTGAAGAATCGCGCCTCGCTGCTGATGGACTTTCTGTCGGGCAAGACAGCGAAGCCGAACGAGATCCTGAAGCGCGCGCTCGACGTGCTCGCCGCCGACGGGAAGATCACGACCGGCGACAAGGGCAATCTCCACCTGAATCTGCTCGCCAAGCCTTACTCGGTGAGCGCGGCGCGCGCGATGGGCCGCAACACGCTGACGGTCATGGAGAAGACGAAGATGATCGTGGCGGGCGCCAAGGGCGAGTTCCTCCCGAATCCGCAGTCGCTCTTTCTCGCGATGGCACAGCAGATGTTGAACCCGGCGAGCGAGCCGCTGCCGGAAGAGCCGGGCGTCGAAACACCGGCGGCCGCTGAGTCTGCTCCGGTCGAGCCAGTGGTCGAAGAACCGGCAGCAGAAACCGCGGCGGCTGAATGACCGGTGCGGCAGTGACAGAAGCGGGCTTCGGCCCGCTTTTCTCTTTCGTGCCCAGCTCCGCGGCGCCTGCGCGCCACCCCTCCCCAACTCGCCCATACCTCGACACCTGCCCGACCTGCGAGCGGTAGGCAGCGCGCGGCGCGTCGGTAAGAAGTTGCGCAGTGCCCGCAACATCTTGCGCACGATCTTCGAACGCATCTTCCGCGGTGGCTATACTGGATCAATAAGCAGTGACTTATGTTCGCCGCACAATCGAAATCAGAATGGTTTCATCGAAACCACCAATGAGCCGCAGCAATGATCGTCCGCAAATTCGTCCTCAAAGAACACCGGGAGACCGGTTTGTCGGCTGGCGCCCGTCGTGGCTGCCGCACTTCGACCCTATGGAAGGCTTGGGCGTGGCGCATGACACGCTGGAGCACATGGGGAGCGACAAGGGCACCGTGGAGGAGGAGTTCATGGCGTTCGGCGCAATCGTCTGGATTCGTGAGGGCAGCGGCTGGTTTCAGCGACATTCGCCGCATCAGCCAGACGTCGCTACGCAGATGGAAGGCGACTTCGCAGAGAACGCGCACTACCTCGACGGGATGAAGTTGCGAGCCGCGCCGGCGACACGCCGGCTCGATGAGGACTGGGCTGAGAGCGCCATCGAGCGCTGCGTCGAGCAGGGCATGAGACTCCTTCGGTCAGAGTTTCCCGGGATCAGTCACCTGATCGAGCCGCAGGACGCCCATAGCTACATGCGCATGGGTTATCGGCGCACCGCGCGGCGCTTTGCTCACACGAGCGAATGGCGCATTGCGGAGCTGTTCGACCGGATTGCTTCGCGCGCGAGCCGCGAGCTCGAGGACGCAGAGGATGAGGGAGCGGAGCTGATCGTGCGCGTGGACACGCGCAGACATCAGGTGCACGTCGAGCGGTCCAACCGATACGACTGACGTCCGCACGGGCGCCACACCGGCGTCTCGACAATTCATTCATCGCAACCACAACGGGAAACGACCGTGACTGCCAAATACACCGAGCGGGCGAACGCCATCGCTCAAGCGCTGGGTGGGGCCGCTGAGCCACAAAGCGCGGAGCATCAGAATGGCCACTTCTTCATCAAGCTGCCCGGGCGCGATCCGGACGCGCGCCTGCTGCTCCGCTTCGAGCCGTATCGCATGAAGGGCCGCGTCGCCATTACGACAAGCTGGCCGCTGAAAACGCGCGACGGCCATCAGGCTGTTCCGAGTAACTACGTTCCTCTTCACAAGGTGGTGGAGCTGGATTACCAGCATGAGATCACCGCCGCGCTGACAAAACGCGACGAGCAGATCGCGGCAGACATCAAGCGCCGCATGCTCGAACCCTACCTTGCCGTGCTCAAGCTCACGCGCGAAGGGCTGCAACGCGAGGAAACCGAAGAGGACGAGCGCGACGTAATGGTGGCACGCCTCGCGGGTGTGGCCGGCGTGGAATTGACCAACTACTGCAAGCAGTTGCGCCGCTTCTCCCGTTTCGACTCAACGACGACACGCTCACTCGAAGTGGACGCGAGCAGTGACACCCTCACCGTGACGCTCAAGTGGGTCACGCCCGAGATAGCCGAGAAGGCAATCGCGTTGTTCGTCGACAACCTGCCGAATGGAGCCTGACATGGGCAAGAAACGCAAGGCGCTTGCGCGCCAACAGGAGATTCTCGCTGACATCGCCTTCAACGTGGGCCACAAGTGGGCGCAGACCGGCCGGGAGGTAACTGACAGGATTCTGAACTCGTTAGAGGGCTCGCGTGGACTCTCCGCCCGAATGATCGAGTGGGCAGTCGAGTTCGATACGGCCTGGGAAGCGGGCGAGGTGGATCTCGAAAATTACATCGGCGAAATCGACGAGTTCTCGGACGCGAAGTTCGCTGAACTGGTCCGTGACCACTCGTAATGCTTCCACCGGGGCGCCATACAGGCGTCCCGAAAATGAACGCATTGACAACAAACGCGAGAGCGAAACGATGACCCCGACTGTCCAGAACGACACGCCTTACGCCTACGCCTTTGCGCGCAACGCGTATGACTTCGCCGAGATCAAGATCGAACTGCGCCGCCTGGTGCGTCACGCTACCTACAAGGATCACATCTACAGCTCCACGCTGGTAGTCCGCTGCTACGTGAGCGACGCGTTCCCGCACGCATACGGCGTGAAGTTCTGCCTCGACAGCGGCGATCAGCTCGAGATGTCCGAACTCGACGCGGCACACAAGCTGATGACGGGCATCGCCAAGAAGCTCAAGAAGATGGAGCAGGAGCTCGGCTACGTGCCTGAAGGCAACCTGCCCGAGTTCGCGCGCCGCGTGCTGGTCGGGACGGGTATCCGCACGGTGTTCTACGAGCGCAAGCACCAGCAGGGCGCCGTCGATCGCAACGGGCTGAATCTGAAGGATGGGATTTTCGGGCTGCCGCAGGTCGACCCGCGCGACGGCAAGGACTTCCTGTCTAAGATCGGTGGACTGGTAGAGGACACCCTGTCGAAGAAGGCAAAGAAGAAGGAGGCCGCATGACCACCGCCCCAACGCAGGTCCAGATGTATTACGCCGCCGAGCGCCGCTCGGCCGAGGTCAGCGAGACCTTCCTTGAGCTCGTAAAGGATGGGCTCACGCGCGAGGATCTGGCGCGCAATATCGAACGCCGCCCGTCGCTGTGGGCGCGCTTCGAGCACTGGCTGCCGCACCTCCCGAGCCAGAAGCCATTCCAAGAACGCCCATGCGCTGCCGCGGGCCTGACGAGCTATCGCTACAAGGGCCGCTACGGCTGGATGATGATCGGCGCGACCGACCATGCGGACGCATTGCGCGAGGCGCAGCGCGGCACCGACGCCAATGTGACAGTGGAGAACCTACAGATCTGGAGCGGCAGCGAATACGTGCCGGTCAAGGCCGCAGTCCAGGAACCGTTCGCAGATGTCCTCAAGCGTGCCGTCGCGCGGTCGGGACAATAGAACAATCGAAACAGCGCACGGGAGCGCTAACCATGAGCAAGAGCCAATTCAACGTGATGCTGGACGTCACGGTGTTCGACCAAATCGCGCTTTACGGCGCCGCGCTGACGCACGCACTCGCCACGGGCAGCACCGAAAGCGAGTCGATCGATCTCCTCAAGCCGGAAGGCGAGATCGATGTGTCCGCGTGTCTGATCATGCTGCTCGATCCGGGCGTGTCGCCGTCGGGCATCCAGATCGAAAGCTGCACGGTGGAGAGCTACTGACATGGCATGCCTCACCAACTACACGGTGCAGTGCCGCGACGTGACGAGCGGCACGACGGGCTGCTTCCTGTTTGACACCGAACACTGGCAGCGCACGGGTGAATTCAAGGCTGTGTCGCCGGTTTTCCCGGGCCTTGTCGAGTTCTACGAGTGGGACCGCGCGAACGGCGACAGCCGCGTGTCCTGCTACCTCGAACGAATCACGGAGAAGCAATGAAGCTGACCTGCAACCAGATGATGCTCCTGCTCGCGCTTTACCGCGGCTCGCCGATCGACGCAGTTGCGTGCGGCACGAAAGAGGATGACCTGAAAAAGCTGCGCCGCATGGGCTATGTAAACGATCAGGACCAAGTGACCCATAACGGCGACAAGCGCGTGTCCGTTGCGCTGACGGGGATGGCATGAGGCTCGCCCACTTCAACTCCGCGCGCCCGACGCCGTTCGCCATCGCGCTGTCGGGCACGACCATTGACGACTTCGGCGCCGAGGTGCGACTCGAAGGTAACGAGCAATGGTTCGCCGCGTCGATCTTCGCGGACGACAACTTTTTTGACGACTCGCTGGGCTTTGGCGCCGGTGGCTGGAGAACAGAATGCATCTGACCAAACGAGAGCGCGCCTTGCTAGGCGTGCGCATGACGGCGACGCAGCGTGTGTCTGTAGCGCTCATTCACGGCATCGCCAGCCACAAGCCGCTCAAGAGTGTGGCGACTCAACCCGTGGTGCGCACGATCGACAGCCACCTCGTCACCCACGAAGTGGACCAGACCGGCAAGGGTCTGTTCAAGGGCAAGTGCAATAGAACCGCTTGCGATCATCGCGGGGAAGGCATCGTGTGGTGGAACCGCTCGACGCGCTTCTACTACCGCGCGGATTGCCGCGACGCGATCGACAGCTGGATCGACAAAGACTACGGCCCTTGCTTTCACAAGCATCCTCACACCGCTGATGGTGTGCCGCATCCCGACGATCAGAATGATTCTGTCGCGTAAGTCATGCGTTACTTGAGAGCCACAATGAAACCAATCCTGATTCGCCCCAGCGTCACATTGCCGGGCGGGCTGCTTGCCGAGAAGTCCTACGTCGCCGCCGATGGTGACCAGAGCTTCGACATGCTGTCCTACCTCACGAACGAGTTCGAGAACGCGGACATCCGTGCTGAGCTGATCGAACTGTCGCCGGGCAACAGCGCCTTGCAGGCCGCCGAACTCGCGACACGTCTCAAAAGCCTGACGGCCGCCGCGCGCACCGTTATTGAGCGCTGGGAAGGTGGCGACCTCGCGGCTGCCGTGCGTAACCTCGCCGAGCTGGTGAAGGAGGGCGAATGAGCGGCTATCTCCTCGTCCGCAATGCCGTTGACGCCGCCGATAGTCCGGACAACCACGGGAACGGCTACACGCTGCGCGTGCACATGCGCGGCGGCCGCTCGCTACACGGCGGGCTGATGAAGTTCGATGACCGGATTCTCGAACTGGATCTCTGGGAAAGGAATCTCGGCGGGCATGAGAGGCCGAGCGGCAGTCAGGCATACATCGACGTGACTGAAGTCGCAGCCGTCGAGGTGGTGTGGTGAGCCATCGACTTGGGAAACGCAAGCGCCGCGAGCAGGACATCGCAATTGCTCGCCGGCAAGACCGCCGTGCTGACCGAGGAATACATCGACATTCACTGCGCGGGCCGCTATGAGGTCCATGAGACCAATGACGGGGTGTTTGTCGAGTATTGGGAATCGGAACACCCGGGCATCGACGTCTACCCAAACATGGCGTCGCTTGAGCGCGGTGACACACCGACCACGAGCCATTTTGCGTAAAACGCATCCCGGGAAACCGGGCCTTGTTTTTGCTTCTCCCGTGGTGATACGCCACGGAGGCGTCCATGTGCTACCAGAAACCCGTTGAGCTCCTGGACAAATTGCTAGAGGCAACGCCGCTCGCCCCCAACAGTCGCGGACATACTCCACTCGATGACTTCGAGCACTTCTGCGCTTTTACCGGCTGCTCTGAGCAACTCTTGGGCAGGGACTGCTTCGCGTGGACAAAGCTCGCCTATATCACCGCGAGGATGCAGCGGCAGTGAGCATCATTCATCACATCGAAGCCGCGGACCTGATGCTTGCAACGCTGTGGCCCAGACCGTTCTCCCGAGTCGGATGGCTATTCGAACTCAAATACGATGGCTTTCGGTGCCTTGTCCGCAAGCACGGCCCACTCGTTAGCCTGATTTCACGGCAGGGCAACATACTGAACGGCTCATTCCCGGACATCATTGAGGCGGTCGCCGCGGTGCCGGGTGACTTCGCATGGGATGCCGAGCTAACGGTAGACGAAAGCACGGGCCGATCGTCATTCGAACGACTCCAGACGCGAGCGAGAACATCAGTTCCGGGCCGGGTGCGTGCAGCAATTCGCGCACACCCGGCTCGCCTCTACGTTTTTGACGTGCTCGCCGTCGACGAACGCGACATACGGCGGCTTTCCCTGATCGAGCGCAAGCAGATCTTACGCGTCAGCTTTGATGACACTGCCACGCTCGTCTATGTTAGCGGAGTCGTCGAGGCAGGCGAGTGGGTCTTCGAGCAGGTGCAAGCGCACGACTTCGAAGGGATGCTCGGCAAGCGACTTGATGCGCCGTATCAGCGCGGCCGGACGAAGAATTGGCTGAAGGTCAAATACGCGAACTACAGTCGCCCCGCAGCGCTCGGATGGGGCAGGTCGTAGCGTCAGCGTTCGACGTCGCCGACGATGCCCTCGCGCCAACGCTCATCGAGCAGCAACACACGCATGTTCTCCAGGGCAACTAGCTGGCCGCCGACTTCCTGATGCCACACCTTCTGAACGACGGCGCGGTAGCCATCGACGCGGTGAAGGACGTTGCGCGCATGCTGGAGCTCGAGTATTACGCGCAGGACCTCCTGATTGCCGCGATACTTGGCGTAGAGTTCGCGCAGCTCGGCGATCGGCACAGGGGTGAAGTCGGGTAGAGGCATGGCAGCGAGTAAACACTGTATATGCATACAGTGTAACACCTCGCGATCTCCAGCAGACAGGCGGCGCTAGGTTGGGGCCGTTCGTGAGCAGAGAACGCTAGTCCACTAGGGGCACACCGCCTTCATCACAGCGTCGCCGATGGTTCCGGGGACAACATCGTTCCATTCACTCGATGATGACCCCATAAAGATCAAGGTTCGGTCAGCTCCGTAGAGTGCGAATCCGCCCGCTTTGCTCGTCTGCTGCCCGCAGTCAAACGTCCAGCGTGCCTTGTTTTCAGCGACGAGTTGCGCGGTTTTGAACGCTTGCGTCGGCGGCGTATAGATCGAATCGGTCCAGACTTTCACTAGCCTGCCAGAGCGCACAATGGACGCCGTATCGACGAATTCCTTACTGTCGCCGGAATCGCCGACTTGCACCCACTTTGACTGTGCATGCACCCCGATAGCCGCAACCAGCAAGACGGCACAAACAGCCCCGTTTCTTATCATTTCTGCCCCTTTCGTCTTTAGCTTTGACAGCATATTAACGGCACCAAAGGCACGGAAATAACCCCCGTTATTTCATGGTCACAACCGCCTTCGCGTAACACCTCCGTAAGCTGTTGATAGTAAACGAAATATTCCTATTTCAGCAGAACCCTAACTTTCTGAGCCAATTCAGAGCCTTTTCACAGCGGGGGAGACGATCAGAGTCCGCTGCCAAGTCCGCCGAACTCCCGAGATAGGGCAAGACGCCCGCAAGCACAAACGAATCGAATGCCGAGCGTTCTGACGCACCGAGACCGGGAGTCCAAACCACCGGATCCCGCGCAAACCCTTTCACCAGTAAAGAAAGAAGGAAGAATGACGAATCTGGCAACACCGTCGAAGACGAAGCGAATCACATAGATGACCCGGCCCGGAAGGACTCATTCACCCATACGGACACTCACACAGAGCACTCATCCGTATAGAGAGACACGCAAGCCAACACGCATTTACCAATATGGTTCTTAGAGGAGTGCGGCATTACGTATAAGAAAACAGGGTAGGCGGGCCGCTTCATTGTCTTTCAATCGACGCCCCGGGAAATTTTCTTATACCACCGGGCAGACCGCCAAACAGTTCACAGGCTTAAAGCCAAGCCCAGCACCGGCCTTGGCCGATCCTTGGCACAAGTTCCCATGGCGAGAGGCCCGTATAGGCGACTTGGCGGGCCAGCGCTCCCTATAAGATTTGCAAGCCAAGCATAAGAGTCTCATATAAGGTTCGGTCCCGCTACATATAAGAATCGGTCCAAGGCGGGCTCTCGGTTCGCCTTTCCTTTGGAAACTGCCTTCGCGGCAAAAGGTAGAATGGTTGCCTTCTTCGAGGAGGCCAATATGAACAAATGGTATGTATATGAAACGAGCTATATCGATTGGGCTTGGAGCGCGCTCCGATCGGTCGACGAAACCCGGGCGATTTTAGCCGACAACACGAACGACGAATGGGGTGATTTAAGCCAGCACGGCGTCGATGAATTCGACGCAAGCTTCGCGGAGGCCCGACGCCTCGCTTCTGACCACGGCTGGGAAGGAGACTATCGGCAAGGCCCGGTCGTCTTTTGGTTACCTGATCCCGACCAAAACTCCTTCCGCTATGGCTTCTTCTGGAAGCAGGACAACAACGGCACCTGCTATACGGTGTCGCCCCGTCGACTGCCTTGGCTGGAGGACTGATCGTGAGCTGGATTATTTACCGAACCAAGCGCCCCGCCAACGAATTGAGCTGGCTGCGGACGGCGACAGAGATTGTCGAGCGCGCAGCTGAGGATCACGACAGTGTTGCGGCCATCGTTGAGGCCGAGATGGATGCGGCCCTGGATGCGGCGCGCGAAGCTGGATGGGACGGAGGGATGGACGAGGAGCCGCACGCATTCGTGCTGCCCGCCCTGGATGAATTCAGGTATGGCTTTGCGTGGACGGCGCCGGACCCTGAACGCCCTCTCATCATCGCTTCGCCGCTACCTTTACCTTGGCTCGAAGGCTGAGATAGAAGGCCGCCCATCGACGGGCCAGAAGTCCGTCGATGGGCACGCCGTCTTATCGAAGCAGTGTGCCGCCTTTGGCGCACTCATCCTTCAATGCGTAGTAGACGATCGGCCCGACATCCTGATCAAGCATAGGGTGATTGCCGGCCAGAAACTTGTCAGTGATCACGGTGGCGTCCCGTGCTCCGATCTTCATCTTGTCGAGGCAATCATGGATTGCTTGAGCCTGCGTAGTTTGCGAGCTGGCAACGAGCGGTGCCGCCATCAGTCCGCCGACAGCCCCTTCTACTAACCGTTGCCGTCCCTCGAAAGGGAGGCTCTGATAACGCGCTCCGGACGTGTAGCTTCCGGGAGCAAACAGGGCAATGCTATCTGCATGAGCCATAGCTGAAGCTGCGATAAGTGCCAACGCCATCATTTGTTTCATTGCTTCCCCGATTGATTTTGTGAAACGGATGAATTGTAGCGCCAAGGAATGCCTTGGACAGCCATAGCCCGCTGGTCTGCTGGCGCCAAACTGTATAGCTGGCTAGCTCGCGACAAGTCACGCATCCTCCCGGGCTCCAGCGCCCGATCCCGACAATGAAAGCTCACCAACACGAATGAGCTTTCCCATGATTGAAAACCTTCAGTGGTTCTGCGCCGTGCTTCTCGTCATGTGTGGCGCGGTCGCAATCGGCGCGCTGATGTGGTTCGTCATCGACCTTTTCACCGGCGGGGTCAAGCGCGCGCTCCGCAGCCGTCGTAACGCGATGCCCAAGCGTGTCGCCGATCTGACGAACGGGTAAGACCATGCCGATGAGCACACACCGCGCCGCCAACGGCCTTGCCACCTTCATCGAGCGTGCGGTCTATCTGGGTGCCCGGCAGGCGGGTGCAGCGCCGCGGGAAGCGTATCTCATGGCCCGGCAGACGCAGCGCGCGGAGGTGCGCGCCTTTCAGCGTCGGCGCCAGCTATGAAGAGATGGGGTCAGGTTATCCTGACCCGTCTGTCAGGAATGTTGTAAGTCTGTAACACTCGGTAGCATATTTTTGCAATATTTCTCTTGTATGAGGAAATACCCCTACTTGGAAGCGCTTATGGCATGGGCTTTGGGGTATTTTTTACCTGCGAGAATGCACCAGGTAGCATCTTCCGACCGGTTACAGATTCGCGCACAATTTTAAGGATGCGCTAACAACACTGATTTGGCGCTAGAGAGCCCCTAAATTCAGAACGAGCAGGACCGGAAAGAGCAATGAGCAAGATCGCATTCGAGTGTATCGACCAGGCGGGACAAGCCTTCAATGTGGTGATGACGTCAGATTCCGAGGAGATTAACGAGGTCGTGGCCGCGACCGTGCAAGCCTACCGTCGCCAGGGTATCGAGGTGGTCTCGGCCACCCGCACCGAGGAGATGGTGGTTGATGTGAACCTCTATGCGCCTGCGGTGCACCCCGAGCGCGTGCCGACGCCGATGCTGCAGTGGTTCGCGGGCCGCGGCGGCAAGTTGATCGAGAAGGGCGCCTTGCTGGGTGCGCTCGTGCTGTCGGTGATCGGCTTCGATGACGGGTTTTCGGTGCTGTCGGTGTCGCACCATGCGGCGATGGTCGTGTCGGCCGTTGAACAGCTTTTCCATCTGGCGGTCTGAATTCCGCGGACTCAGAATCCGCGCGGTGCGCTCTATGCTGGTAGTCCCGCAGACATCACATAAAGCGCACACACTCCAATGCACATCTTCTTCGACGGCGCGGGCTGGATCATCCCGCTCTACGGTGCCCTTGTTCTCTTTGTGACGTTGCTCATCCTCGTGCTCGAGCCTCTGGTCTCGTGCATGCGGCGTCGCCGCTACAACCGGTCGGTGAGGGCGGCACACCGTTACCGCTCGTTCTGACGCTGCCATGACGGTGCCCGGTGCATCGTCGCGGATACGACGCCTTGGCGGCGGTATAAAGCGGGACGCATCGTCCAAGCGGGCGCCTAGCTTCGACATTCAAACTTCTATCTCGTAACAGCGCACAACGCGCTGCAATCAGATCTAAGGAGAATGTCATGCTCGCGCGCCGTATCCACGTCGAAACCCTGCTTGCCGATACCGATCTCGACGCGGAGCTGACCGAGCTTGAACTGATGCAGGAAGCAGAGGAGCAACGCCAGGCCCGCGCGGTGCGTGCATGCCGCCGGCGCCCGTTTGCCGAAGACCGTGCACGCCGTGACTAATACGCTGTAGCTGTCCACGTTTTACCTGAGTGAGTCTCGCCGTGATACGCAAGACTTTGGGCTGGACCTTCGGGTGCCAGCTTTTTTTCGTCCGTTGTATCCGTGGCAGCGCGCGTGAATCGCCTTGGATAGCCATGGCAGCACGGTGCCCAGAATCCGTTCGATTTCCCGTTCCGGTAGGGGATGGCGAGGGCCAGGTAAGGGCGGTTTGGATCAAAACCGGCAGGCCAGCGGGTGCTGCGCGCTTGGCCCGTCAACACCGCGGAGGGCCACGGCGCGCCAAGGACCGCCGTCGATCGTTCGCTCCACGATGCATCGGGTCTCCGGGAGTGCTGGGCATCCGTGCGCAGCAGGTGACCCGCCGACAGCGGGCGCGGGTCGCTATAGGTGTGAGCGTGCGCCCGCACGCGCAGATAGCACACGCAAAACGGGCCGACGAGTCATCCTCTGAAAAACAACACAACAAAAAGACATAACTTTTTTCTCACATACCCATTGCAGAAAGATAAGTAACCCGTTACTATTCTGTTACCGACTCGCAACAAACGAGCGGGACCGGGCAAAGACCCTAAATCACTCAATCAAAGGTAATCAAAATGACACAAGCTAAAGAGCAAGTTATCACCCTCGAAAACGTGTTTATCGCTATCAACCGCGCGAACGACCGTTACAACACAAAGACCGGTGGCGCGCATATGCAAGACGACCTGAAGAAAGCGCGCGGGTATTGGGATGATGCATTGTGCGTCTTCGTCGCGGGTATGTTGAACCGGGCGCGCATAGATCAAACGACGTTTCTCGCAACCATCGCAGATAACATGCCGGTTAAAGCGGTAATGCGTGCAAGCGAATTCTTCGCATGCTTGCATGCGAAAGACTACACCAAGCTGGACGGTGTGACTGCGCTTTCCCTGTTGAGCGCGATTCATGCGGGCGCAGTCACACGAAGCGCGCTTATCTTTGCGACGACCGGCAAGGGTGACGACACAACGAGCGATGTCGTGCGGGATATTTCCCTTGTTCGCAAGCTGCAAAAAGCGCTTAAAAAGACTGTCGGTGTTACCACTGAGGGAACGCAGAATTCCCGCTCTTTCGGGTCTAACGGATTCTGTCGCTATCTCGACATGGGCAAAATGGTGAAAGCAAAGGGCGCGACCGAATCGAGTCTTGAAGTCAACGCGCGTTCGCCCTTTGTTGCTGCAATCGCTAAGATGGTCGAGCAAGCAAGCGAGGACACGCTCTCACTCGTCAAAGGTGCAAAGAAAGAGTAAGTAACGAGTGACGTATTAAACGGGCGCAAGGCGCGCCCGCTTCAACCTTGCCCACACTTGACCCTTGCCCGCACCATGAAAACCGCTCATATCGCCCGCATTGCTGAATTCTCCCGTTTCGTATCAGGTGCACACCATGCACACACGACCATGCACGACGCGCACGACGCACACGCCCTGGACCCGGTTCGTTTCGACTCGCGCGCATACGAGCAAGCGGACCTACATACCCTTTCAATGGATCGTTTCTCGCTACAGATTGATACGCAGATCTAACCAATGTATTACATGGGATTGCTATGCAATCCCTTTCTTCGGACGCTCACCCGCCCGCGTGAATCGCCCGGGCTGGAGACGTCGATGGTCTTAGAAGGATTCGACTACCTGGTGGGGCCTCGCGCCTAATTTTTTGCCACGCGAGACCCGATCCTTATACAGCCAGGAAGTGCCGAATTCGAGATCCTTATAGGGCAAGACCAGCGTGGGGAAGTGGGGCTTAGGAGAGGGGGAGAGGGCAGACGGGGAAGGTGGGGCTTGGGGCAGGGAAATCCGACAGGGAGCGGCCCCTCGCGGGGCAGGCAGACGGCGCTAGGGGCGCTGGCGCGCCCCGTAGCTACCGTCAGTGCCCGTCAGTTCTGCGCGCCGTGCAGATAACGCACCGCATTGTCCAGGCAATACAGCCCGCCCATCTGCGCCGCCGACTGCAGGTCGTAGCGATCCGTGTGGTCGAAAATCTCGTTCTCGATGTGCCGTCGCATGGGCTCAGACCAGCCCGTCTTGTGCTCGATCTGCGAGCGATCGCCTTTCGACGACGCGACGCGGTAGTAGAGCGCGCCGAGGTCCGCGTAGTGCTTGCACATGCGACCCCGTGCGTTGAGCTCCTCAGCGGAGCCTTCTTCGAATGCGTGCGCGCTACCCGCGGCGGCCAGCAGTGCCACCAGAATCAGTTTTTTCATCACTTCCCCCGTTGCGTATTGCGCCGGCGATTCTACCAGCCGCCCCAGCGCGCGTCGTCGAGTGGCGCTGTCTCAAGTAGCCTGTCGACAACACCCTCGATGGTCTGATCATGGGCGACGGCTGCCCGCTCGATGTCGAGCTGCGCCTTCAGCTTGTCGGTCCCGATCGCGACGTGCGTGTCGCTCTCGTGGTCATACTTCCACTCGATGATGATCGACCAGTCCATCGGCGGAAAGCCAGCGGCGCGCCGCTTCAATGCCGCCATCAGCGAGTCCACCATTTGCTGATTCATGTCGTCAGCGAGCTGTGAATATTGCCGCTTCGCCGATTTCGGGTTAGCAATCGGCGGCACGAACACGCCGCGCCAGCGCCCGCGGCTGCCAACAAGGTCGCGCGGGTTCGGGTTGTAGTTGATCCGCCGCATGATCTCGGCGATTGCCGTCGTTTCGGTAGAGCGGCTCTGCACCTCAATGTCACCGAATTCCGCTGACATCGCCGCGCGCGCGTAATCGATGACGCCCTTCAGCATGCTCATGCCTTGTCCTTCTTCACGGCCTGCGCCATGCTCATGAGCATGCGCTGCTCTTCGGGCGAAAGTGCCTTGAGCTGTTCGAGCAGCCCGGACTTCGTCGCGAGGCGCTCGCCCTTGTCCCGCTTGAGCTGCGCGACGCCCCTGCGGATCAGCGCCTCAGTCTCGGGCGTCGCCGGTAGCGCGACCAGCAGCGCCTCGAGCACCTGGTTTTGCGGCAGCTCCGTCATGTCGGCCAATGCCGCGAGGTGCTTGCGTGCCCGATCCTCGAAGGCGAACCCCAGTCTCACCCGTGCCATGTTATGCGTCGAAAAAGTTATGTTGTTTTCGATTATAGTGATGCCCGGCGCGTGCAGACGAAAAAACGGCGCTTGCGCGCCGTTGGTAGGGTGGAAGCTGGGGTTCAGGGCTTGGGCAGTCTGTCCATCACACGAACCCCATCGGGGTGTCCCGGCCGTCCGCGTCGTCGAGCTCACGCTCGATACCTTGGATACGCGCGACCTGCTCGGGGTCTTGCATGAGCGGCACGTCGGGCAGGAAGTTCAGCGCGAGCAGTGCCAGTGGGTTACTGGTCCAGATGACCACGAGCGCAACGAGTCCGACGACACAGGCGATCTGGAACAGATACAGCGCCGGGATGCGCGAGGGGAACATGGCTTCTCCTTAAAAGTAAGCTGACGCTTACTCTATGCGAAACCGGCGGGAGCGTCCATATAAGTTCATCGGTCGTCGTAGTGGTGGCGACACTGAATGATGATGATGTGGTCCTTGTGGACACCATAAACGAGCCGATGCCCGTCGCTGATGCGGCGCGACCAGAATCCACTGAGCTTGTTTTTGAGCCCTTCGGGCTTTCCAATACCCCGGAACGGGTCGCGCAAACAGTCGTTCACGAGGTCATTGACCTTTGCGAGCTCCGTTCGGTTGTCCGTGCACCAGAAAAGATAGTCGCGCCACCCCGGTGGCGCGAACAAAACCGATCGAGTCATTTAGCCGTGGCGAGTTTTCGGCGTCTTGCGAAGGGCGCCTTCTTTGGGATGTTCGGGCTTCGCGGCATGCCGCGGCGCTCTCTTGATCTGCTCGGCCATCTCAAAGAGGTGTGTTTTCGCAAGCTCGGCCGCCGCAGATTGCGTCTCAATGTCGTGCAACCCGGCCTTGATACCGGCCTTCATAATCTTCAGCCAGTCGGCTTCGCCCTTCGCGACGCACAAGGCTTCGTAAGGGTGGAACCCTAACGGCGAGGACACACCAAGGATCGGGTAATTGAAGTAAGTCGGCCCGTAAACGCGCCCCGTGCCCAGTATCGCAGCTTCCATCAATGCCGCCCGCTCGCTACCGCCTTGCTCTTCGCTGGCGTGTTCAGGTCCTTCGATCAACGATTCACGACCAAAGGTTTTGTCGACCCAGGCCAAGCCCTCGCTCAATTCTTGGATATTCGCCTGGCTACCCATCAGATGCGCAGTTTCGACGAGGCTGTCATATTCCTCAGCGGGCATTACCACATACTGCTTGCCGTCTTTTTCGACGCGCGTGACAGTGCCTTCCCGGAGCTCATCCGGGAAAATTGGGTCGTTTGCGGTAGTCGGGCTCATGTGGCGGCTCTCCATTTGCGCATATATTACCCGATGATGCGGGCCTTGACCGATTTGTCAAGGCCCGCGGCGCGCCTACGCGGCCATGCGGAACTGTGAGTAGTCGAAGTCATTGACGATGTTTTCGGCGAAGCCAGGCGTGCTGCGAATGATCGAGATCCGGTCGTTCTGGTGGTCGCGCAGCGTGCTGTTGGCCGCCTCGATGAAGTCGACCACGAATGCCACGTTCGGCCCGACGTTCTTCTTGCGCAGCCCGCGGCCGATCCGCTGCCGGGTCTGCACTTCAGCCTTCCCGGCGCCGGCGAGCACGATCAGGCCCACCGCCGGCACGTCCACGCCCACATCCATGATCGACGTGCCGATTACCGCATCGACGCGGCCCGCGCCGAGCGCATTGAGTGCCGCCTTGCGCTCTTTCTGGTCATTGGCACCCTGGATGAACGCCACCCGCACGCCTGCCTGCGTCAGCATGTCCGACAGGATGCGGCCGTGCTTGGTGCGCGAGACGAGAATCATCGCCGGCAGCCCGAACTGCGTCGCGCGCTGGACCTCGTAGACGATCGCGCGGTTGCGCTCCTCGTTGTTGACGATGCCGATCTCGTAGCATTTCGGCCACGGGGTCGAGCGGAAGAGCCGGTGCGTGACCTGGCGGTTCATGCTCGCCTTCGTGACCAGCTCGGTGTATTGGGGCGTCGGGTTCTGCAGCTGGATGAACTTGAAGAACGGCTTCGCAAGCACGCCCAGGTCGATCAGCTGCTTCTCGGTGACGGTGATCGCGACCGGGCCGCTGCATGCCTCGAGGCGCAGGTTGTCTTCCGGCGAGTCCTTCATGAACGGCGTCGCGGTCAGCGCGAGCCGGTAGTGCGCGTTCACGCAGTGGCGCATCACCTCGTAGAAGCCGTTGCCCGACGCCTCGTGCGCCTCCTCGAGGATCACGAACTCGATGGTCGCCAGAAACGCGATCATTTCCGCACGCTTCCTGTTGTGTTCCTTCACCTTCGCCTGGATGTCGGCCACCACCTGCGCGTCGGGCGGGCGCTTGGCCGCCAGCGTCTTGCGCAGCGCGGTCGTCGCCTCCGCGACCTGGGCGGCCGGCACCTTCTGCTTTTTCAGGCGCGACTGCAGCTTCTCGACCTCGCGATCTTCGGCCGTGTCCCGGTTCTTGATGTAGGCGAGCATTTCGCCGTCGTCGGTCCATGCTTCGATCGCCTGGCTGATCGTCTGCACCATGCCGAGCGTGAACTTGCGCCCAAACTCGCGCTGGCTGTCGCCCACGATGCCCACGCGCTCGCCGAGGTTCTCGGTGACGGCTTCGCCCATCTGATAGAGAAGGATGCCCCGCGTCGTCAGGAAGAGCGTCGGGCGGTCGATGCGCTTGTAGCAGATGCGCGCGATGCGCGACTTGCCGCCGCCGGTCGCGACGCGCGCAATGATGGCGCGATGCTTGATGAGCTTGTCGGCCACCTCGGGCTGATAGTTGTAGGCAGGGTCATAGCCGAAGTCGTCGACCACCGGTCGCTCCGGGCCGAGCGGGGCGGGTGCGGGCTTGCGCACCAGATTGACCTTGTAGCCAGCCTTGAGCAGCAGCGCATAGACCTTGTAGGTGAAGCCTGCCGGGAAAGTGTCGGTTGAGAAGTCGTAAAAGCTCGACGAGCCGTCCCACGACGATCCCTTGAACGCCTGCGAGTAGCTCGCCCCGTCCACGAGATAGGAGAGCTTGTCACGCACCAGCAGCTTCACCTCGCGCGACGCGCCGATCAGTTTTGCGTTTACCGCGCCCGCGGCGAGTGTTAATCCAGTGGTCATTTCTTGCCTTAGATGGAGCCTGAATATATAGTAACGACTGACTTATTTCAGCGGATGCATTATGGCAGGCAACCCTACGAAGTTCCAGGTCGAGCAGCGCAGCGTGTCTGTCGATATGCTGCGACCGAACAGCTGGAACACCAACCAGATGACCCCGGAGAACGAGGCCAAGCTCGATGTCTCCGTCGACCGCTTCGGCGTCTACAAGCCGATCGTCGTGCGCCCCCATCCGAGTGGCGAGGGCTACGAAATTCTGGGCGGCCAGCATCGCTGGGAATCGGCGCGCCGCAAAGGCATGCTCGAAGTGCCCATCGTCAACGTCGGCCCGGTCAGCGACACCGTCGCGAAAGAGATCGGTCTCGTCGATAACGGCCGCTACGGTGAAGACGACACCCTCGCCCTGTCGCGCCTGCTCAAAGAGCTGGGCGCCGAGGACGTCGGCAGTTTCCTGCCCTATACCGACTCCGAGCTCGAAAACATTCTCGCAGCGTCAAGTATAGATTTGGACGACCTTGACAAGCTGGATCAGACCGAAATGCCTGACCTGTCAGGCGCGGGCATCGGCGCCACCCATCAGGTGATGCGCTTCAAGGTGCCCGTCGAGGACGTCGCATGGGTCACAAGCGCCATCGAGCGCCGGCAGCGCGAGAAGGGTTTCACCACCGAAGACTCCATGACGAATGCTGGCATGGCCTTCGTCGATCTCATGAAGGCTTACAAATGACACAGATGACACGCTACGTCGGCACCAAAGCCGTCATGGCCCGCGCGATGACGCGCGGCGAATACAACGCCTACCGCGGGTGGACCATCCCCGCGAACGAAGACCCAAACGAGCCGGGCTACCTGGTCGAGTATCTCGACGGCGGCAAGCCGAACATCGAAGGTCATCAGGGCTACGTCAGCTGGTCGCCGGCCGATGTGTTCGAGCGCTCATATCAGCTAGGCGCCGCGAAGAGCTTTGGCGATGCGCTGATCGCGTTGAAAGCGGGGATGCGCGTCGCACGCGTGGGCTGGAATGGGAAAGGCTTGTGGCTTTCGCTGCGGCTCGCGAAGGGTGACGTGATGGACTGCGGCACGGGTGGTGAGTTTCCCGAGGCAGACTGGATCGGCATGAAAACCGCAGACAACAAATTCGTGCCTTGGCTTGCATCGCAGACCGACGTGCTCGCAAACGACTGGGTGACCCTGTGAGCAAGCCGACCGGCTTCGCGCGCATCCCGCGCGCCGAATTTCTCTACCCCGAATGCCAGAGCTGCTATTTCCATAACCGGGAACCGGCGATCTGCGAGAACTGCGACAACGGCTCGGAATACGACCCGGACGATGATCTCGAGGACAAGCTCTCGGCGCGCAAGGCCGCCGTCGTGAGGTTCTTTCGCAAGATCCAGACACCCCTGCCGCCCGGGTTCCTGCCCGATGTGCTGGAACCGGCGATCCAAGAAAAGGAGCTCGAAGCAGCATGAGCGTTACCCGCACAGAAGAAACGCGCCGCGTCGCGGACCTCGTTCCCTACACGAAGAACGTCAAGAAGCACGACGCCGCGCAGGTCGCGAAGATCGTGGAGTCAATCCAGCAGTTCGGCTGGACCCAGCCCGTCGTCATCGATGAAAGCAACGTGATCATTGCCGGCCACGGCCGGCGGCTCGCTGCCATTCAGCTCTCCATCCCCGAAGTGCCTGTCGTCGTGCTGTCGGGCCTGACCGACGAGCAGAAACGCGCGCTGCGCCTGGCGGATAACCGCACCAACGAGGGCGGCATCGACACGCTCATGTTCCGCGACGAGATCGAGGGCATCGAGGGTCTGCTGGTCGGCATTTTCGACACGAAGGAGCTGGAGTTCTCCGTCGCCGATCTGGGCGAGCTGAACGAAGCCGCGTTCGTGCCGGACGTGGCCGAAGCAGTCGAGGCGCAGGAGCAGGCCGCGCACGCGAAGGCAGACGAGATCGGGTCGCGCCGCGTGCCGCTCACGAAGGTGTTCGGCTTCAAGGACATCGCGGGCGCCGACGAGATCCACGTCTCGCGCTTCATGGCGCGCGCCCAGGCTGTCACGGGTCTCGCTGGCGCCGATGCGTTGGTGGCCTTCCTGCAAACCCTCTCATAAGTCACATGTGACTTACAAGATATGACGACATACACAATCGACAAGCGTTTCCATACCCGCGTGGCGCGCAGCCAGCGGGTCGTGGAAGTCGCTGAAGCGTTCGGGCTCGGCCTGGACGACAAGGAGTTCGTGATCTTCGACGACCTGAAGCTCGACGTGGCGCAGGGCGACGTGATCTACATCACCGGCCAGTCCGGCAGCGGCAAATCGCTGCTGCTGCGCGAGCTCTCGGCCCAGATGGCAAGGGAAGGGCAGAAGGTCGCCAACCTGGATGAGGTGGCGATTGACCCGGACGTGCCGCTCATTGACCAGATCGGCACGTCGACCAACGACGCGATCCGGCTGCTGTCGATCGCCGGCCTGAACGATGCCTACCTCTTCATTCGCAAGCCCGGCGAGCTCTCCGACGGCCAGCGCTACCGCTTCAAGCTCGCGAAGGCGATCGAGAGCGAGGCCGACGTGTGGGTCGCCGACGAGTTCATGGCCGTGCTCGACCGCACCGCGGCCAAGGTGATCGCCTACGCGCTGCAGAAGACCGCGCGCAAGGTCAACGCGACCGTGATCGTTGCGACCACCCACCTCGATCTCGTGGAAGACCTGCAGCCGTCTCTCTACATCGAGAAGCGCTACCGGGAGAAGCTGCGCATCGAAGCGTTCACAGCGCTTTCTGACGCGTCGGAGGGGCATCGCGCGATGACACGCGACGAAGCCTATGAACTTTTGAAAAGGATGGCCTGATGAACACGCTTTACGAAACGACCGTTGCCGCCTCGAAGCAGGTGCCGCAGGTCGTGATTTTTACGGCACCGTGGTGTGGCCCGTGCAAGATGCTCAAGCCCGCGCTCGCGGCACTGAAGGCCGATTACGGCTTCGCGCTCACCGAGCTGAACGTCGAGGACTTCGACGCGGCCGAGCTGCAAACGCTCGGCGTGCGCAATGTGCCTAACGTGCGGGTGCTCCACAACACGGTCGTGAAGGCCCAGTTCGTCGGCGCGCGCACGAAGGCGCAGGTCGAGGAATGGCTCACGGCACATGGCGTGATCGCACGCGGGTTGAGCTTCGAATGACTGCGCCGGCCACCGCCCTGAACCTCGCCGGGCCGATCACTGCGTCCGACGACCCGGATTCCCCGATCCTCGCCTGGCGTGACCCGGCGGCCGGCACGCGCCCGCTCTCGCTGATGAAGCACATGTATGTCGAGCGCGGCACCCTCGAAGACTGGCAGCTGCTCCACGAGCTGCACTACAAGGCGAGTCAGAACGGGATTGGCCCGCGCTACGTGCGCCTCGTGATCGATGATGGCGTCGCGCCCGCGCAGACGATCGGCGTGATGGTGTTCACCGTGCCCAAGCCGCTCGATTCTGGCCGCAATCAGGTGTTCCCGCACATGCGACCGAACCAGAACGGGCGCGACAACCGGCTCATCAACGTGCAGCGCATGGCGTGGATCAACAAGAACCTGATCCTCTCGTCGCGCACGGTGCTCGACACCATGTATCGCGGCGGCGGCATTGCCTACCGGTTCAAGAACATCGGCTACCGCCTGATGGGTTTTCGCTACGTCGAGAGCCGCAGTTCGATGAGCCGCTACAACCCGTTCTCGATCAAGGCCGGCATGCGCTTCGTGAAGCCGAAATCAGCGCCCGCCTTCGAAACGGGCCTTGCCTTCTTCGCGCGCCACTTCAAGAGCCCGGCCTACGACTACGTGGCGATCAAGCAGGAGATCGAGGCGATGCCCGATTACCTGCGCGAGCACACGTTGAAGGAGCTGCGTGCCTTTTACTACCGCAACAGCTCGATGGAAAAGTCGGGCGACAACCGGCTGAACGGCACCTCGCGCGTCGAGCAGATGGAGCTTGGCTACCTCCTGAAGCAGACCCAGCAGCTCGTGTTCGGCGCAACGGTGTATGCCGCTTGGACCAATCCTGACTGGGACTCGGACACGCGTGCCATGCGGCCGCTGCCCGCGCGCATCCCGCTTTCCGCTTTCGAAAACCAGGGCGTCAACGAGCCGTTGCGCCTCGACCTTCTGGAGACTCGATGAAAACGACCGTCAGCACGCTGTGCATCGTCGGCACCAAGGGCGCGCTGTCGCCCTGGACGATGGAGCCGATCGAAGACGCGAACGCGGTGCGCGGCATGTCCTACGACTTCGTGATGTGGGTGCGCACGCCCACGCCCGAGGAATACCGCACGGTGAACGCGACGCTGAAAACGTCGGAGGTGGGCGATCATTTCTGGCTGTGCCGGCGGCCGCGATGAACCTCACGACCAAGCAGATCGAGATCATGAAGGTGGTCGCCGCGGGCGCCATCGCGGGCGCCGTGGTCGACCTCGATCAGCTGCTCGAGCGCCTGCCTTACACGACCACGAAGGAAAGCCTGCAGTTCTCGCTGCGCGCAATCGAGCGGCACGGGCTCATTGACCGGTCGATGTCCGAGCACCGCCGCGGCCGCGCGCGGCGCCTGGTGAAGCCGACGGATCTCGGCATGGCCGTCATCAATGGCACAGGCCGGCCGCCGCCGGGTCCGGGCGCCGCGGTGGGTTCGCGATCGGAAAAGATCCTTCCCGAGCCGGTGTCTCACGGGAAAGCAGAGGATCTGCCGGTAAGCGAAGACTTACCCCAGCCGGCGATCCTTTCCCTCCCGGAGCTGACTTTCTCCGAGCCGGAGCTGGTCCTCGAAGAGCAGTTCATTGGTTAAAAAGCGAGCAGATTTTGTAAATCTTACCACTTGTCACTTTTCAGGGGTTCCCTCTATATATAACCCTTCTTTTTAAAACCTACAAAAACTACATTCAAAAAGCTAAGGGAACCACCCGAAAAGTGACAAGTAAGTAAGGTCTGTGAAAGGTTGATCCCGGTTAGGGGAAGGAAGTAGTTGTGATGAAGAGAAGCGCGCGGGTGGATAAGTCCGTTCACAAAAATAAGTCACAGGTTATTTACAAGTCCGCTGCGGCCGGCTATAGTGAGCTCCTCAAGCATCACCTCCAAGGGGCAGACCACAAAGGCTGCCCCATTTTTTTTACGGGAATCCAATCGTGACCGAAACGACGACGCTCCCGAAAAAGACCGGGGGCCGCACCGCAGGCAGCAAGTCGCTGACCGAGAAGCAGAAGGCGGAAGCCTGTGCGCTCTATCAGGCAGGCGAACTGACGCTCGACCAGCTCGCCAAGCGCTACGGGCGCACGCCGCGCGCGATGAGTGCGCTGTTTGCGAAGGAGGGCGTCAAGAAGGGCGAGAAGCGCGCAGAAGTGCACGCCGCGATCACCCAGCAGGTCAACCAGCAGATCGCGGGTGACGCGAACCTCATCGCGGCCAAGATTCGCGAGACGAAAGACTCGCACTACGCCGCGGCGAAGGTCATCGCGGGCCTGATCCAGCGCCAGCTCGTTGACGCCCAGAAGAAAAACCAGCCGTTTGCGACTGTCCAGAACGAAATCAAGACGCTCAAGCTCGCGGCCGAGGCGCTCGCGACGCTGCGCGAGGAGCGGTTCGTGATTCTGGGCATTGCCGACGGCGAGAAGGATGACGCCGAAGACCTGCCGGAGCTCGGCATTCAGGAAATGACCGCCGACCAGATCCTCGAGATGCAGCAGCGTCAGGACGATAGTGGTCTCGACATGGGCGACGCCGAGGCGATGCCGGTCGCGCCAGAGGGCGATGACGATGTGATCGACGTCGAGGACGGCAATGCAGCTGCGTGAACCGGGGCTGCCGACCGTTACGGCGATCGCGAGCGAGCTGCAAACCATTTTCCTTCATCCGAAGCAGATGGAGGTGTTCCGCTCGCCGCACCGCTTCCGCGTCGTCACGGCCGGCCGGCGCTGGGGCAAGACGCAGCTGGCGAAGGTCTCGCTGATCAAATACGCGAAGGTCAAGAACCGGCTCGTGTGGTATGTCGCGCCGTCTTACCGGATGGCGAAGCAGATCATGTGGCCGGATCTGGTCGCCTCGATTCCGAAGCGCTGGATCAAAAAGATCAACGAGACGACGCTCACCATTATCCTGGTGAACAACACGCGCATCGAGCTGAAGGGCGCCGACAACCCCGACTCGCTGCGCGGCGTGGGTGTGCACTTTCTCGTCATGGACGAAGTGCAGGACATCAACCCCGAAGCCTGGAAAAAAGTGCTGCGCCCGACGCTCGCGTCGACCGGCGGCCACGCGCTTTTCATCGGCACACCCAAGTCCTACAACTTCCTCTACGACCTGCACGTTCTCGGCCAAGACCCGAAGAACCAGATTCTCGGGCGGTGGAAGAGCTGGCAGTTCCCGACGATCACGTCGCCGTTCATCCCGGCCTCTGAAATCGAAGCCGCGCGCGCCGACATGGACGACAAGTCGTTCAAGCAGGAGTTCGAAGCCTCGTTCGAGACGATGAGCGGCCGCGTGTATTACCCGTTCGACCGCAAGGTCCATGTGGGGAGCTATCCGTTCAACCCGTCGCTGCCGATCTGGGTGGGGCAGGACTTCAACATCGATCCGATGAGTTCCTGCATTCTCCAGCCGCAGGAAAACGGCGAGGTGTGGGTGGTCAACGAGCTGAGCCTGAAGTCCTCGAACACCGAGGAGGTCTGCGACGAGCTCGAGCGCCTCTACTGGAAACTGGTCAAGCGCGTGACGATCTTCCCCGATCCGGCCGGCGGCTACCGGCAGCACGCGCGCGGCGAATCCGACGTCGAGATTTTCCGCCAGAAGGGCTTCAAGAACGTGGTCTACCACAAGAAGCACCCGCCGGTGGCAGACCGCGTGAACGCCGTAAATCGCATGCTCAAAAGCGCCGACGGCAAGATCCGACTCAGGGTCGACAAGTCGTGCAAGGAAGTGATCCGCGCGCTCGAGCAAACGATCTACGAGGCGGGCGGCCGCGAAGTGGACAAGAGCATGGGTGTCGATCACATGGGCGATGCGCTGGGCTATCCGGTCCAATACATGTTCCCGGTGCGCGAAGTGACCATTGCAGGCGTCTCCATTTAACACTAGAATAAGTCACCCGTGACTTATCGAAGCACAAGGCATACATGGCAGGCTTCTCCCAGAAACAGCTGAAGGATTTCATCAAGCGCCGACATCCGCTCTACGAGGCGATGGAGGCCCATTGGGATTTCCTCGAGGCGACGTATGAAGGTGGTCGCGCCTGGTTCCAGCAGAACCTCCACAAATACGTGAAGGAGGGCGACCAGGAGTTTCGCCATCGCCTGCAGCGCGCATACCGGTTCAACCACACGCGTGAGGTGGTCGATCTGCTGGACAAGTATGTCTTCAAGATGGACATCCAGCGCAACGACGATGCACCCGACTACCTGAAGGAGTTCTGGAAGCGCTCGACGCTCAACGGCTCGCCGATCGTCGATTACATGAAGCGCATCAGCAACCGGACTTCGACGCTGGGTCGCGTGTGGATCGTGGTCGATTCGACGAAAACCGAAGAGGTGCAGTCCAAGGCCGATGAGAAGGCGGTAGACGCGCGCGTCTACTCCTACATCGTCAAGCCGCAGCACGCGCTCGACATGAGCTACGACGAGCTCGGACAGCTGCGCTGGGTGCTCTTCTACGAGACCTCACGCGATGACGCTGATCCGATCACCTCGTCAGGTGTCGTGGCCGATCGCTATCGCCTGTGGACGCGCACGACTTCGCAGGTCTTCACGGTTGACACGAGCAAGCGCGGTGCGCCGCAGATCATCCCGGGTCCGGTGGTTGAGCACAAACTCGGCGTCGTGCCGGTGTTTGCGGCCGACAACGTGATCTCAGACGACCCTTACACGTCGCCGGCGCTGATCGCCGACGTCGCGTATCTGGACCGCGCGGTTGCGAACTACCTGTCGAACCTCGACGCGATCATCCAGGACCAGACGTTCAGCCAGCTGGTCATCCCTGCACAGGCTTTGATGGCCGGCGAAGAGGCGTTCGACAAGCTGGTGGAAATGGGCACGAAGCGCATTTTCACCTACGACGCCTCTGGCAACGGCAAGCCCGAATTCATTTCGCCGGACGTGAAGCAGGCGCAGCTAATCCTCTCGGTCATCAACAAGACGATCAACGAGATCTACCACTCCACGGGCCTCGCCGGCGAGCGCACGAAGGAGGACAACTCGCAGGGCATCGACAACAGTTCGGGCGTCGCCAAGGCGTATGACTTCGAGCGCGTGAACTCGCTGCTCGCGGCCAAGGCCGACTCGCTGGAACAGGTCGAGCGGAAGCTCTGCGAACTGGTCGCGCTCTACAACAGCAAGAAGCTGGATACGGCGCCCGACGCAACCGCGACGACATCGACGAAGCCGATGGTCGCCTACCCGAAGAACTTCGACGTTCGCGGGCTCTACGACGAATTCGACATTGCCGCGCGCCTCGCGCTGATCGAAGCACCCGATGGTGTGCGCCGTCAGCAGATGGAAGCGGTGATCGAAAAGCTCTTCCCGATGGTCAAGGATTCGATCATCAGCAAGATGAAGGATGAGCTAAAGACCTGGCCGCCAGTGGACGCACTGGCAGAACCAGGCGCCGGCGCATCACCGATGTCCACCGGCGAGATTCAGAAGATGGGCGGAAAGACCATTTCCAACCAGATGTTGAAGTCCACGTAACACGACACCGGGCCGAGTGAGCGGCCCACCTTAAACCCCGAGCGAGAGAACGCTCAAACCGAAAGGCAGTGAAGAAGATGAACAAGTTCCTGAAAAAGTTGATGGTGCACGGCGGCTACATGTCACCGGAGGGCGATGTGCCTAACGGCGGTGGTGGCGGTGGTGCTCCCAACGGCGACGGCGACGATGCGGCCAAGCGCGCAGCGGCAGCCAAGGAAGCCGAGCGGGCTGATGCCGAACGCCGGGAAGCCGAGCGCACGCGCGGCAAGAAGCCCACCGACGAAGAAGCCGCGCTACTGCGCGAAGTGATGGACAAAAAGGCCAAGTTGCAGGCAACGAACGATGAGCTGGCGCAAGCGAAAGCGCGACTCGCCGAGTTCGATGGCCTCGACGCTGCCGAGCTTCGCAAGCTGCTTCAGGAAAAGAAGGATGCCGAAACCGCGCAACTGGAGGCCAAGGGCCAGTGGGATGCCCTTAAAGGCCAGATGGTCGAGCAGCATACCGCCGCGCTGAAAGAGCGCGACGAGAAGCTGTCGGCTGCCGATCAGCGCGCGCTGGATCTGCTGAACCAGATCGCTGAGCTGACCGTGGGCAATGCGTTCGGCACCTCGAAGTTCATCGCTGACGAAATGACCCTTTCGGTTGCAAAGGCGCGTCGCGTCTATGGCGGCCACTTCGAGTTCAAGGACGGCGCAGTCGTGGCGTTCGACAAGCCGGCGGGCTCGAAAGACCGCAGTGTGCTGGTCGATGCCAAGGGCGAGCCGCTGGGCTTCGATGCGGCACTCGCCAAGCTCGTCGACGCGGACCCGGACAAGGACACGCTGATCAAGTCCAAGCTGAAGATTGGCGCGGGCTCGAGCACGAATCCGGCATCGACGCCGAACGCGAAGCCGAACGCGAACACGGTCGGCACCGGCCGCTCGAAGATCGCAGCAGGATTGGCGAAGTCCGGCCTGAAGTAAGGCGGGAACACTCGCTTGTAAACCCGTGGCTTTCCTGGTAAAGTAAGTCACGGGTTACTCACCCTATTTCTTTTCGAAAGGAAACAGACATGCCATTGCTGCAAGCAGAAGCCGACAAGCTGAGTAACAACCAGCTTGTCGCAGGCGTTATCGAAGAAATCATCGAAAAGGATGAGCTCTTCGCGTTGCTGCCGTTCGTCGGCATCAACGGCAAAGCCTACGTGTATGACCGCGAAAACACGCTGCCGGACGCCGAGTTCCTCTCGCCGAACGACGAAGTGGAAGAAAGCGCGGGCACCTTCACGGAAGTCGTGTCCAAGCTGCGCATCCTCGCGGGCGACGTGGACGTCGACAAGTTCCTGCAGGAAACCGAGTCCGACACGAACGACCAGCGCGCGACGCAGATCGGTCTGAAGGCCAAGGCTGTGGGCCGCAAGTTCAAGAAGACCATCGCGCAGGGCAATGCCGCCGTGAACGCGAAGGAATTCGACGGCCTGCCGCAGCTGGTGTCGGCCGCGCAGACGATCGACGCGGGCGGCGCAGCGAACGGCACGGCGCTCACGCTGAACATGCTCGACGAGCTGGCCGACGCTGTGATCAACGGCGCCGACGCATTCGTCATGCGTGCGGGCACGATCCGCGCCTACCGCGCGCTGCTGTATGCAACCGGCGGCATCCAGCCGGCGATGGTCGAGATTCCGAATTTCGGCCAACCGGTGCTGGGCCACAACGGCATTCCGATTCTGCGTAACGACTGGCTCGGCGCGGACGAGGACATGGGCACGAACAGCAACACCTGTTCGGTCTATGCCGTTCGCCTGAACGAGCTTGACGGTTTCCACGGCCTGTGGGGCGGCAAGGAAGCGGGCATTCGCGTGGAAGACATCGGCACGGTCCAGAACAAGGACGCCGACCGTATCCGCGTGAAGTGGTATTGCGGCTCGGCGCTGAAGTCCACGCGCTCGCTGGCACGTCTGCGCGGTATCACGAACGTCTAAGTTCGCGGCGATAGATAAGTCACAAGTGACCTACGTCGCGTAAAATAAAGGGCATGAGCTTCACGGCTCATGCCCTTTTCTCTTGAGGAAGACAGCACATGAAGATTCGATTGTTGCAGCCCGGCTGGGAGACCTACACGGGCAATTTCGGCGGTGTCGAGTTCGTCGACGGCCTTTCGGTTGCCGACGCCCACACCCGCGAAGCCGCGCGCCTGGCAAACGTCGTGCGCTGCGAGCTGGAAGACGGCACCAACCCAAGCGCGTCACAGGCGGCACTCGACAGCCAGGGCACCGTGATGCAGGTCGGCAGTGACCGCGCGCCAGCGCCAGCGCCCGTCAAATACAGCCGCGAAGCGCTCGAAGAGATCGCGGGCGCGAAGGGCATCAAGGGGCTGCGTGAAATCGGCGACCCGCTCAGCGTGAAGGCGAGCGGCATCGCTGACCTGATCGACCTGATCCTGAAGGCACAGCAGCCCGCGACGGCAGAAACCCCGGCTACCGAGCCGGCCGCTGCTGAGGTCGTTGCGCCGGCTGCGGAGTAAAGCATGGAAAAGTATCTCGCCGGGGCAGACGTCACCGTGACGATTCCCCTCGTGGACAGTGCGGGCAACGCGATCAAGCCGGCCTCGGCGAGTTACCGCGTGCTCGATGAGAACGGCACCGTGCTGATCGACACGACTCCCGTGCCGTATCTGAGCCCCAATGGTGACCCGCTCGGGATTCTGGTCGGCGCGGGCGAGAACGGCCTGCCTGCCGGCGCAGTGCGCGCGTTACGCACGGTCGAAGTGCTGGCTGTGACCGACGCGGGCACGCGCCTGTTGACCGCGAACTATGTGATCGAGGCAACCGAGCCGCTCGTGCCCGGCACCAACTCGTTCCAGACGATCAACAAGGCCGAACTCGTCGCGCTCGACATCCCGAACCTGAACGGCTGGAACAACGCCACGCGTGACGAGCGCGTCGCGGCGATGATCCAGGCGCGCCTGAACATCGGCCAGATGAGCTACCGCTACCGGTGGTCCGAGAACTGGCAGAACTTCATCTACCCCGAGTTCGGCATCTACTCGATCATCCAGTTCACGCAGGGGCAATACCTGTCGCTGCCGATTGATTTCCGGCAGACGTGCGAGCGCGCCCAGATCATCGAGGCGGACGACCTGCTCGGCGCTGACCCGGTGCTCGCCAAGCGCGCGCAGGGCATCGTGTCCGAGACGGTCGGCGACTCGACCACGATGTTCAGCCCTGTGCGCCCGGCGCGGCAGCTGCTCTGCGCGCGCGCGATGCACGAACTCGCGCGCTACATCGTCAAACGCATCCGGTTGAGCCGCTCATGAAAAACGTCATCATCGATACGCTCGGCGACTTTGCCGCAGGTCAGATCACGGGCTACCAGACGGCGCTCGCGGGCCTCGTCTCCGACGCCATGAACCCGAGCGCGCCGACGCGCCGGGAGCTCATGGCGAGCCTGCAGCGCCTCCAGGTCTCATGCCTGACAGCGCTCGCGCAGGCGTTCGACGTGGCGGTCGCCGACGTCTCGCACAACGGCGCGCTGAACGCAAACGCCGATGCAGACCTGTCCGTGCGCACGCAGATCGCCACCGACGCGCAGATCGCTCGCAACGCCGCGCTGGCGACGGTTGCGCAGGCGCTCGCACGCGACGCAGAAGCCGCCCATGCGCGCGTGCGTGACTTCGGCCTGAAGGTGCAGCTCATGCTCGGTGCCGGCGGGCGCAGCTACAGCTCCGCGGTGATCGCCGCAAGCATCCCCGAGCGCGCGCGCGGCATTACCTTTGGGCAAACCGACGCCGCGGGCCGCCGCTGGAAGACAGGCACCTTTGTCGCCGCGACGCTCAAGGGCGCCTTGCAGGGCATCTACGCCGACGCGTTCGTGCGCGCTGCCGCGGCAGACGGGGCAACCGGTGTCGTCTTGCAATACGCGGACCCTGAGCACGAGGGCCACGGGCGCGTGATCCCGTTTGTCGATACCGACGAAACCCCGGGTTACCTGACCGTGCGTAACGACATGTTCCACCCGAACTCGCGCGCGACGCTCGCGCGTCAGGAGTAACGCGATGTTCACACCGAACCAGTGGTGCACCATCACGCCGCCGGCCGCGCGCAACATCTACGGTGAGGACATTGACGGCGTGCCCGTGCGCGAGCGCTGCGCGGTCGTGCAGCTGCTCTCCAAGGCGCAGGCCACGAACTCGCGCGCGCAGCTCGCTGGCTCGCAGACGCATGCCGAGGATCTCGTGATCACCGGCAAGCTGCTGCTCCCGCCGAAGACCATCGCGAAGCTGGGTGACAAGCTGACCGTCGCAGGCATCGAGCTGCGCATTGTCTCGAGCACGCCGAAATTCAACACCTTTGGCGTGCTCGATCACTACGACGTGGAGGGCACACCGTGGGTCTAGTCAAAAGCAACTTCAACCCGGAGCTGCTCGCTATCAAGATGAACCGGCTCGGCGACACCGCGGCGCGCCGCATTCTGGGCGTAATGCGCGAAGAGGGCGACACGATCGCGGAGCTCGCGCGCGAGAACGCGCCGGTGGACGACGGCGAGCTCGAGGACGCAATCCAGGTCGTCGAAGACCGCGGCGGCGTCAATAACCGCGTGCAGGTCACCGTGCAGGTGGACCCGGGCGCCATCGACAGCAAGGGCGTCCCCGTGATGAGCTACGCACGCGTCATGCACGAGGCACTCGCGCCATACGGCACCGGCGCCTTTCACCTCGGGCCGGAGTCGCAAGCCAAGGACGGGGGCTCGGGCAAGGTGGGCGGCAAGTTCATGGAGCGCTCGATGCGTTCGCGGATCGGCGAAATGGGCAAGCGTGTGAAACAGATCGTGAAGGAGTCGACGTAATGCACCTGGAACCGATTGCCGCACTGCTCGAGGCAAACAACTGCGGCGTGCGCGGCGAGAGCATTTTCATTAACGAAATGCGGGTAGAGGACTCCGGTCTGCTGCTCAAGGCAAGCTACAAGGGCACGCCGATCGACCCGGAGCTGCCCGACTACTACAAGGGCACGTTTGCGCTCATCGCGCGCGGCAAAGGCTACGCCAATACAAAGGCAGTGATCGAGGCGGCCATGACCGTGCTGAAGATCGAGCAGGAGACGCAGGTTGGCGAGCTCTTCGTGAAGTATCTGCGCGCGAAGACGCTGCCGATCAGCTATCCGATCCCGTCGAGCGGCATGATCGAGTTCGTGACCAACATTGACTGCGCCTACGTCCTTACCGTATAGTTGCATAAGTAACGAGTGACTGACTGTCACCGTTCAAACCTCTTTGCAAAGGAGTTTTCGAGTGGCAAGCGATACAAAGAACGTAAAGATGGGCGTTTGCCTGGTCTACTACAAGGGCATCGATCTGGGCTACACCCAGGGCGGCGTCCAGGTGACGGTGACCACGCAGACCCATAAGACCAACGTCGACCAGTTCGGCAAGACGACCGTCAACGAACAGATCATGTCGCGTGACGTGTCGGTCAAGGTGCCGCTGGCAGAAACGACGCTGGACAACCTGGTTGCAACGATGCCGGGCGCGTCGATCGTCGGCACGGGCACCGACAAGAAGGCGATCGTGACCTCCGGCGTGGGCGTGTCCCTGCTGGACCTCGCGGGCGAGCTGCGCCTCCACCCGAAGGGCCGCGCGGCCGACGACTACAGCGAAGACTTCGTGATTCCGCTGGCAGCGACCTCGGGCGGTCTGTCGTTCGCTTACGAAGTCGAAAAGGAACGCATTTTCGACACGACCTTCACTGGCTACCCGGACCCGGTTACCGAAGAGCTGTTCGCGATCGGTGGCGCGCCCGTCGTCGCGCCGTAACAGGCAAGAAATAAGTAACAAGTGACTGAACAAGGCCGGCTGATGCCGGCCTGCCCACATCGGAGTAAAGGCACATGAGCAAGAACGCCGGAAATATCAAGATTCTGAACCTCGACACGCTGCCGACGAAGGCACCGCAACGCCAGATCACGCTGGGCGGCGTCTCGTATGACGTGCGCGAAATGAACGTCGAGGACTTCATCGAAACGAACCTCGCGGCCGAGCGCCTCGAAGGGGTGACCGATCCGAAGATCCAGCTCGCCGAAATGATCGCGTCGATCCGCCGCGCGGTGCCGGACGTGCCGGAAGACGTGCTGAACAAGCTGCCGCTCGAAAAGCTCGGCGTGCTGAGCGCGTTCATTCGCGGCATGTTCGACCCGGATGCGACTGACGTCGAAGGCGCCGCGCCTGCCGGCGAAGCTGAAGGCGACGCAAAAAAGTAAGCGCAGCTGGGGAAGGCAAGCCCGATGAACTCGACTTCGGGCTCGTCTTCACCCGGGTCCAGCTGCACTACGGCCTGACCTATTGGGAAGTGATGGAGCTTCCCATTCGCGCTTTCTGGACCCTGAACCGCAACATCAACCGGCTGCTCGCGGAGACCGATCTCCGTGCCCTGATGTTGCACGTATCCCGCCAGAGCAGTGAAGGCTGCGCGGCATACGAAGCCAAGCTCCGAGCCGAGGTGTATGCGGCGAAAGAAACCGATCCGCTGAACGCGGAGCGGGACGAAGCGGGCTTCGCGGAGCTGAAGGCGATGGTGGCCCGTCCAGCACAGTAACAGGACGACGATGAACAACCTCGAGAACATTGGCTACAACCTGATTCTGGATGACTCGGGTTTCCGGGTCACCGCGCAGGCCACCAACGCACAGCTAAAGGCACTCGAAGCGCAGTTTGCCTCCACCGGGCAGGGTGTGAAGGCGATCGAGGACAAGATCAACTCCGCGGGTGTGACCTTCCACCAATGGGTCACCACCATCGGCGCGCTCAAGTTCGCGCTGATGGACCTCGATAGCGTCTTTCTGTCGCTGCCCAAATCCATCCTCGAAACCGCCGGCGAGATCGAAAAACTCCAGGTCGTCCTGAAGGGTCTCTCCACGGCCGCTGACGACGCCGGCCGCGCGGCCGACGCGACGATCGGCAAGAACTTCATCCTGAACCTCGAGCAGAACGTCCCGTTCAAGCTCCAGGCGCTCACCGACACATTCGTCAAGCTGAAGACGGTCGGCATCGACCCGATGAACGGCTCGATGGAGACGCTGCTTAACGAGGTCGCCAAATACGGCGGTAGTTCCGAACAGCTCAAGAGTGCCTCGCTCGCTATTCAGCAGATGGCCGGCAAGGGCGTCGTCTCGCTGCAGGAGTTGCGCATGCAGCTCTCGCAGGCGATCCCGGGCGCCGCGCAGCTGATGGCTGATGCGATGGGTATGTCGATGGGCGACCTGACCAAGGCGATCAGCAAGGGCACGGTCGCCTCCGAGGGCGCCATCAAGAAGATGCTGGCCGCCTTCTCGCTCGACTCGATGGGCGCCGGCCGCGCGCAGATGGAAACCTGGGTGGGCACGCTGGAGAAGCTGAACACCAAGTGGGATCTGTTCAAGGTGGACGTGGCCGATGCCGGGCTCTTCGCCGCGGCCAAGGCCGAGCTGAACGACATGATGTCGCTCTTCGGCACGTCGCAGGCGAAGGAGTGGGCGCACAGCCTGTCGAGCGAGTTTGTCTCGATGATCAACCTCTTTCACGATGGTCGCGTCGCTCTACAGGAATACCTGCCGCAGCTCATCGAGCTCGGCAAGGTCGTCCTCACGGTGGTCTCGGTAACGGTCGTCGCGAGCTGGCTCGGCGGGATGCGCAACGCGCTGACGGGCATCGTCACGGCCTACCAGGAATACGCGGCCAATGCGATCGCCGCGGAGGGCGTGGTCGCTGCCAAGAAGCTGTCGGTGACCGAGCAGATCCTTGCGGCCGACGCCAAGCGCCGCGAGTCGATCGCGATGGAAAGCGAACTGCGGCAGGAAGCGCTCGCGCGCGAGATCGCGAATAACCAGCGCATGATCGTCGAGAACGACAAGCGCGTCGCGGCGATCGACGCCGCGCGCCAGGCAGAGCGCGCCGCGGAAATCGAGAACAACGCGCAGATCCTCGCCTCGAAGATCGCACTCTACGAAGAACTCACGGCCCGCGAAGTCGAGGCAACGGCCTTCGTGCAGGCCGAGCAATACAAGCGCGCCCAGATGGGGCTCGCGAGCAACGCGGCGACCGCGGCCGAATACGCCGCGCAGGCAAAGTTCACAGCAGAGGTGGAAGGTCGTCTCGCGTCGATGCGCGCCGAGATCGGGCTGCTGGAGGCCGAAGCCATTGCACTGCGCGAGCGCAACGCGCTGCTGATGGCAGCCACTGCTGCTGAAATCGAGAATGCCGGCGCCATGTCGAGCTCGAACGCCGCGCTTGTCGAAAAGAACGCCGCGCTTGCGACGGCCATCGGCGCCGAGCGCGTCGCGATCGCCAACATGGCCGAAATGACCTTCGGCACCGCGGCGCTCAAGACGGGCCTGATGGGCTTGCAGTTCGCGTTCAACGCGGTCGGCGGCTGGCTCACGGTGCTCGCGGGCATCATCATCGGCGGCATCGCGCTGTGGGACCGCTACGCAGAAGCGTCCAAGCGTGCGGCCAACGCAGCGCTCGACGCGGCCAATCTGAAGCGTTCCATCGCGCAGGGCGACGTCAGCAAGGAGCAGCTCGATAAGTCTGACGCTCACATCGGCGACCAGAAAAGCAAGATCGCCGGGCTCGAAAACCAGCTGTGGGAGGCGGAGAACGCCCACTCGGGCACGAACGGCGAATATGTGCCGGCCGACCCGACACGCGCCAACCAGCTGCGCGCCCAGCTCGCGGCGGAAAAGTCGGCGTTGGCTGATCTCGTTGCCCAGCGCGCGGAAGCGAAGAAGACTCTCGACGAGAGCGACGCGAAGCTCCAGGCATCCAAATACGCCACGAGGTATCAGGGCGACACCGACGCGCAGATCGAGCAAATCGCGAAGTCCGGCCAGAACCAAGTCTCGGCGATCAAGAAGCGCTACGACGACCTGATGCAGACCATGGACAGCCAGTCGCCGGCCTACAAGGCGGCGGCCGACAAGCGCGCGAAGGAGGTCCAGGCTGCCATCCAGAAGGGCACCGCGGACATCGCGGCGGCATACGACGCGCGCGACAGGGAACTGCGCACGAAGATCGACAACGTGTCAGGCCCGGACGCGTCGTTGCAGAAGGCTGCGCTCGAGAAGGAGCTCGCGCGCGTGCGGCAGGAGGCGCAGAACGCCCAGAGCACGATGAATAACGCGCTCGCGCCGAACCAGTTCCTTGCGCCGAAGAATACCGGCGGCCACGTCGCGGCGCCGACCGACTTTCTGGAAAAGGCGCTGGACCATGTGAAGGTCCAGCTCGCGGGCGCGACCGAGCAGCTGCGCCAGATCCAGACCGGCGCGACCGAATACGACAAGCTGCGCAAGGGCGTCGAAATCCAGGTCAAGGAAATGGTCGACGCCGGCCAGCTCGATTACGTCACGCACGGCAAAAACGGCAAGCGCACCACGCCGAGCATGGATGACGCTGACGTCCAGCAGCTCATCGACGACAAGACGGCGCTCGCGATCGTCAACAACGCCAAGCAGCAGCTCGCGCAGATCAAGCAGAAGCTCGCGCCGGCCGAGGAAGAGCTCAAGCGCTCGCTCGCGCTGTTGCAGTCGGGCGACTACACGACCAAGCCCGGCGCTGCTAACGAGCGTGTGCTGAACTTCCTCGACAAGATCAATGTGAAGGGCTTCGAAGCGTCGAGGGCAGTCGCGAGCATCACCGAGGAAGAGAAAAAGCTGTTGCTCGTCGCGCCGACGAAGGATCTGGTCGACTACACGCGCAACCTGATGTCCGGGTATGAGGCACAGAAGGCGCAACTCATCCAGAACAAGAAGGATCAGCTCGACGAAGAGTATCGGATCGCCAAACAGGCGTGGGAGCGCGAAGACGCGGCGAAGCTGAACGCGGTCAAGAAACTCGGCGGCGACGTGGCACTCGAGGAAGCGGCCATTGCTCAGAAGCGCGCGATCGATGAGGAAGCGTGGGCGAAGAAGCTGGAAACGCCGATGGAGTCGCTCGCGAAGAAGTGGGGCGACACGACGGCCGAAATGCAGAACGCGTCGACCAGCTGGGCCAGCAGCACCATCGACGTGTTCGTGAACGCGGTCAAGACTGGCAAGGTGCAGTTCGGCTCACTGCTGGAGACCATCGCGACCGACATGCTGAAGATCTCGCTCCAGAAGTCGATGGGCACCGGGCTTCAGCAGATGTTCGACGGACTGACCAAGGGCTTCGTTGGTGTCGCGGGCGGCAACGGCAAGGGTGAGACGGGGCTCGCAGGCAGCGCGATGAATGCGGGCGACCATGCCGCGGCGAGCGCACTGCCGGCCATCCTTAAAGCGCCGATGGAAGCCGTCGGCAGCATGTTCATCAAGCTCTTCGGGACGGGCCAGCAATACAGCACGACCCTCGAAGACAACGTGAAGAACCTGATCGTCGGCGAGACCGCGCAGCAGACCACGCAAACCTCGCTGGTGACACTCGCCCAGGCTGCGCAATACGCCGCAGCCGCACTCGCCTCGATTCAGGGTGGCGCCTCCGGCGGAAGTGGCATCGGCGGGGCGCTCATGTCGATCGCCGGTTCGATGGCGGCGGCCTATTTCGGCGGCTCGTCGAGCGCCACTGCCGGAATGCTCTCGCAGACCTCTTCGATGGGCTCCAGCAGCACGCTGATGGGCGTGCAGGGCGGCACCAACACGCTTGGCAACTGGAACTACACCGGCGGCCAGATGAGCAATCAGTATGCGTTCGCCGATGGCGGTGTGATGACGCAATTCGGTCCGCTCGCGCTGCGCAAGTATGCCAACGGCGGTGTCGCCGACAGCCCGCAGGTCGCGGTCTACGGCGAAGGCTCGATGACAGAAGCCTACGTGCCGCTGCCGGACGGTCGCTCGATTCCGGTGACGATCACCGGCGGCAACAGCGGGCAGCCGGCTTCGGGCACGCAGTCGAACATCGTTGTCAACGTGATCAATCAGTCGGGCCAGCAGGTCGAGGGCAAGCAGGCGGGCTCGCCGCGCTTCGACGGCAAGCAGATGGTCCTCGACATTGTGCTGACTGCGGCGACGCAGCCGGGCAGCTTCCGTGATGGATTGAAAGGCGCACTGAAATGACCTACACGACCATGCCGTTTTGCGACCTGCTGGACAGCTCCAAGTTCCAGCCGGAGAAAGAGAACCCCGCGCTTGCCTCGAAGATGGACGGCGGCTATGTAGTCACGCGGCCGCGGCACACGCGTCGCCCGCGTCGCACCTTCACGCTGGGCTTTACCGACTTCTCGGACGCCCAGCGCGCCGCCGTGGACCAGCACTTCGACGACATGCACGGCGGGTCTTCGATCTTTTACTTCGTTCACCCCGTGAGCAAGGAAACGATCCTGGCCCGCTACACCACCGACACCACGCTTCAGTGGACTTACAGCGGCTCCGGGCATACGCCATTGTGGAGCGTCACTTTCAAGGTTCAGGAGGCATGACATGCCAAACCCGCTTTCCGTAGCAAGCATCATCGAAAAGAACAAGCTCGGCAGTGACGTGCCGTATCTCGCGTTCCTCGATGTGGGTGTGATCGACCCGACGACGGGGACCGTCACGGAGACCCTGCACTTCGTCAACAACACCGAGGACATTGTGCGCGCGGGCGTGACATACACCGCAATGCAGTTTTCGCTGGAGCTCAAGTCGAAGGCGGGCGCAGCGCCGCAGATCGACCTGTCGATTCTCGACTACACGCGGATGGTCATTCAGAAGATGAATGACTATGGTGGCGGGGCGGGGTTTCCGGTAACGGTCATTGTCTGCGAGACGGATGCGCTCAACGAGCAGCCGGACATCCAGGAGTATTTCGAGATCGTCACTGCCACGGCAGACAACTACGTCACGACCTGGACGCTGGGCGCTGAGAATGCGCTCACAAAGCAGTTCCCCCGACGCATGCAGCGCCGCGACTTCTGCCAGTGGCAATACCGCGACGGGCGCACCTGCCGCTATAACGGCGCACTGCCAGCGTGTGACCACACCTTCAGCGGTCCGCTCGGTTGCAAGATGCACGACAACGTGATCAATTTTGGCGGCCAACCGAATCTGGTGTCCAGCAACATCTTTGTGGCGTAAAATGAATAAGTCACACATGACTTACACAGACTTGCTCGGCCGACCGTTTTCGATGGGCGGCCGCGGACCCGACGAATTCGATTGCTATGGGCTCGTCAAGTTTCTGATCGAACGCGACACGGGGCACTCAGTGCCGGATTACGTCACCCCGGCGGCAATGGGCGCGGTGCACGCGCTGATGATTGTCTCGCGCGAGTTCTGGACTCGGCTGCCGGGGCCGAAGGTGGGCTCGATGGTGTTCTTCAGGCTCGGGCGCCAAGTCTGCCACGTTGGCTATGTGATAAGTCACACGTTATTTATTCATGCGTGGGAAAAATCAGGCGGCGTGACGATCGAACGGCTCGCCGCCTGGGAAAAACGGATTGATGGATTCTATGAATACACCGAAAAAGCGTAAGGCAGCACCGCAGTTTGTCAGGGTCCGCCGCATCACCAATCCGTTCGAGCCGATGCGCGATCTGCGCGACGAGCAGTGGAAGTGGCGCAAGACCTACACGCTCGCTGACTATCTGCCGCTCGGTGAGACGGCCGACGTAGTGCTTTCCGTGAACGGACAGGTGGTCGAGCGCGAGCACTTTGCAAAGACGAAACTCCAGCCGACCGACTTCGTGGTGATCTGCCCGGTGCCACGCGGCGGTGACGGCGGCAAGGGCATTTTGCGCATTATCGGCATGATCGTAATCGCGGTGGCTTCCGTCTACACGGGCGGCGCAGCATCGGCCGCGTATGGCCCGATGGCAGGTGCCGCCGCGGCAGCCGCCGTTACGGTCGCGGGCACATTGCTGCTGAACGCGATCCTGCCGCCTGCGGCAGCGACCAACAGCATGAATGGCGGGCTGGCGAGCAGCTCTAGCTACGGCGTCGACGGCGCAAAGAACACCAGTTCCGAAATGATCCCGGTGCCTGTCCCATACGGCACTTTCCGCACCGCGGGCAACGTGATCGGCGTGCACACCGAGGCAAATGGCAACGACCAGATCCTCTATATGCTGATCAACGCCGGCGAGGGGCCGATTGCGTCTATCACCGACATCGAGATCAATGGCCGCAAGATCAATGAGTTCGCAGAAGTGTCCGTGCAGACGCGGCTCGGCGACCCTTTGCAAACGCCAATCGACTGGTTTTCGTCGGTCATCACGCCCTACCAGAAGAACCAGGAGATTCCGAAAGATGGCAGCTACCTGACGTTCGCGACCGAGGGTGACGTTGAGGCAGTTCGCCTCGACATCAATTTTCCTTCGGGCCTGTATGCGGTCGATATGAAGTCCGGCTCGGTCGTCGAGAACAAGATTGCTCTCGAGGCCGACTACCGTATCGCTGGCAGCAACGGCAGCTGGACACCCTTCAGCTCGCAGCCTGCCACTTACGAGATGGTGCAGGTCCAGCCGGTCACCAGCGTCGGCATTGGCAACCTCCCGGATCAGCGTCTCGCGTATGTCGATGGTGATTCGGGTATCCCGTGGGATGGGACACAAGTCATCACGGACCTGCACATCACTACACCGGTCGGCACTGTCCTCGACACCACGCGCGATGCCATTTTTGCGAAGTTCGGCAGCTATATCGGGCAGAACATTGGAAGCTGGCCTGTCGGCTCTGGCGGCATAGTGGCGACTTCGGTGGCGATTCCGCCACAACCGGGCGCGCTCGTGATCAAAGAAAAGCTGCGCAGCGTTGTGCGCCGCAGCTACACGTCCCCGCAGTTGCCGATGGGCAAGTATGAGGTTCGGTTGCGCCGCGACGCGAACTACATCGACTATGGCGCGAACAAGGCGGGGGTTGGGCTGACGAACACCGAAGCAACGTCGTCATCCGACTGCTACGTGTCCGATCTCAATGAAATTGTTTACGCCGGGGTCGGCCATAACCACACGGCACTGCTTGCGCTGCGCGTGAAGCTCGATGAGCAGCTTTCCGGTATTCCAACCGTCACGTTCGTGAACGGCGGCCGGATCATTACGACGTTCCAGCGCGCGAACGGCGTCATCACGACGAAGGAAGCGGCAACCAACAACGCGGCATGGGTGCAGTGGGACGCGCTCACGCACTGGCGCTATGGCGCGGGCATCGACGGGGGCCGCCTGGATCTCTCGGCGTGGATCGACTGGGCCGAGTATTGCGGGGCGAATGGCCTCACGTTTGACGGTGTGTTCGACACGACCATGAACGCGTGGGACGCCTCGAACTACATCGCGCGCGCGGGCCACGCGCAGCTGGTCCCGGTCGGCACACGCTATTCGATCATTATCGAGCGCCCTTCCGAGCCTGTGATGCTCTTCGGCATGGGCAACATCGTCGAGGGCACGTTCAAGCAGAGCTGGATGTCGCGCACTGACCGTGCGACCGAAGTGGACGTCACGTTTTTCGACAAGACGGACAGCTACAAGCAGAAGACGGTGAAGGTGACCGATTCCGCCGCAGCGCTCGAGGGGCGTCCGCAGAACCCGTCGGCGATCACGGCCTATGGCGTAGTGGACATCAAGCGTGCCTATCTCGAAGGCGCGCTGCAGATGAACATCAACCGCTACCTGACTCAGACGTGCGAGTGGGATTCGCCGATCGAGGCGCTCGCGTGCACGCACGGCGACGTCGTGCTTGTGCAGCACGACCAGCCGGCGTGGGGCTTCTCAGGACGAACGGAGAGCGGCAGCACCGCGAGCGTGGTGAAGCTCGACAAGCTCGTCACGATGGAGGCGGGCAAGACCTACAAGCTCCTGCTCCTCGGTAGCACCGCGGTGCGTAACACGGGCACCATTGGCAGTGTGTCGGGCACCTTCATCGCCGTGCCAACGCCGCCCAATGTGCGCATTCGCCGCATTCGCAATGCCGCAGGAGTGGAGACGGCAGTTAAAACAGTCGTGAGCGATGGCGTCTATGCTGAATCGACGACCGGGTTTGCTCCGGGGCAGCGCGTCACGTTCTATGACACGGACGTCATCGAGGAACACGACGTCGTGGTGCAGCCCGGCGAAACGGATGCCGTCACGGTGACCGCACCCCTGTCGTTCGTGCCCGATGTGTTCACGAATTACCTGTTTGGCGAGACGACGAAGGTCAAGAAGCCTTTCCGCATCACCTCGATCACGCTGGGCTCGACCGACATGCAGCGGCATCTCTCGGCGCTTGAATACCGCGCGGAGGTGTATGACCTGTCGAGCTATGCCGATGTTGCGAACACGCTCACGCCGCCGTTGCTCGATCCGCGGCAGGCAGCGATCGGCGTCGTGCAGAACCTCTCCGTGTATGAGGAGACCTACGTCGCTGGCGCGCTGATCCTGACGGACGTGCGGGCATCGTGGGTGCAGCCGTTGATCGGTAACTATGCCGGCGCCGACGTCTTCCTCCAGATCAACGGGGGTGACTTCAACAAGGTCGGCACCGTCAAGGTCGGCACGAGCTATGTGCTGCCGGGCGTGAAGAAGGGCGACAACCTCGCGGTGCGCGTCCAGTCGTTTGACATCTGGGGCAAATACTCCGCCTATGACCAGGCGCCTACGGTCAACTACAAGGTCGTGGGCAACGTGACGAACCTGTCGTCGGCCGCCGTGTCGGGTGCGGATTTCTACTGGTCCGGGCGTGATTGCAAGCTCTTCTGGAACTACAACTCGACGACCGCATCCTTTGAATTCGGTTCCGAGCCAGAAGGCGCGCCGGGCACGCGCGACCCGCACTTCCAGGACTACGAGATCCGCATCTACGACCTGCAGCACAAGCTGTTGCGCACCGAACATACGACGGACAACAGCTACGTCTACACGTATGAGAAGAACTTCTCGGACGGACTGCACCGGCACGTCACCTTCGAAATTGCTGTGCGTGATATTTTCGGCAATATCGGCAAGCCGGCGGTGCTCGATGCCTATAACCCGCCGCCGACCGTGGTAACTGCGGCGACCAACGCGGCCTTCGATCGTATCCAGATCAACTTCACGCACAGCGACGACCCGGACTACGCCGGGGCGCGAGTTTTCCTGCGCTGGTCGGGCGACGTAGGGACGACGCCGACACTCGCCTACGACGGCCCGGACACAGCCGTGCTGATGTCGAATCTGATGTTCAATACGGACTATTACATCACGATCGTCCCGTATGACGCGTTCGGGTTGGACGAGACTATCCCGAGCAACGAGATCCACGTCCACACGCCGTTTCTCGATGTGGAGGCCATCGCGGAGGGCGTGCTCAAGGACTCACAGCTGATTCCGGCGCTGCAAACCCGCATCGACCTCGTGGATGCGCCTGAGTCGATCATCGGCTCGGTGAATCAGCGCCTGGCTGACGCGAAGGCCAAGCTCTCGGGCGATCTGACAGCCGCAATCACACAAGAACAGCAGCTCCGGCAAGGCGCGGACAATAGCCTCGCCTCTCAGGTGACGACGCTCGTGTCGGCGAGCAACGCGAATACTGCGGCAATCACCTCCGAACAGACAGCACGCACGACCGCCGATCTGGCACTTGGCACACGCATCGACACAGTTGCGGCAAGCACGGGCAACAACACCGCGGCGATTCAGACGGAGATCACCGCACGCACGTCAGCCGACGCAGCGCTTGGCACCCGCATCGACACGGTGGCGGCTGCATACGGGATGGACGCCACGAACCTGTGCGCGAATCCGGTGGCGGCCGGCGGGCTCACGACTGGATGGGACACACCGACGGCAGTCTTGGGCACTGCGCTTGACGTGCCTGCCGCGGCACCAGCGGCGTATGTGTTCCGCCAGAACATCCGCGATGCGCGCTATACGACGCGCGTCGTGTCTGTTACTGGCGGCCAGCAGCATTACCTCGAAATGCGCGCGGCCACGCCGGTCGCCGCGGTTCCGATCAGCATCGGCATGCGCTTCACGGCGCCCGGCAAGACGGACGTCTATGCCTGGGCGGCGACGCTTAACTCGACGTCGGTGTGGACGCGTCTCGCAGGCATGGTTACGGTCCCGGATGGCTACACGAGCGCCGAGCTGAGGGTGATGATCGACTTCGGCGCAGGCGTCACCAACGACAAGAACCGCTGGTATTACACGGACGTCGAGTGGCGCCCGGCAAGCCTGACGCAGCCGGCGATGGCCGCGATCAGCGTCGAGCAGACGGCGCGCGCGAGCGCGGACGGTGCGCTTTCAACCCGCATCGACAGCGTGAATGCGTCGCTCGGCACGACCAACGCAAACGTGCAGACCGAGATCAACGCGCGCGCGGCGGGTGACTCCGCAAACGCCAGTGCGATCTCGCAGCTGACCACCACGGTCAACGGCCACACGACCTCGATCCAGACCGCGCAAAGCTCGCTCAATGGCCTGAGCGCGCAATACACGATCAAGATCGACAACAACGGCCATGTGTCGGGCTTTGGCCTCGCGTCGTATCCGGTCAACGGCGGCATCGTTAGCGAGTTCGCGGTGCGCGCCGATACGTTCTCGATCCAGTTGCCCGGCTATCCCGGTGTGCACCCGTTCACGGTGGGCGGCGTCGATGGTCAGGCGCGCGTGATCATCAGCAGCGCGCTGATCGGCGACGCCGCCATCAGCACGGCCAAGATCGGCGACGCACAGGTCAACTCCGCAAAGATCGCCTACGCGGCGATCAACACCGCGCACATCGGCACCGCGCAGATCGACACACTGCGCATCGGCGCGAACGCCGTGTCGACGCTCGCCATCTGGGGTCTAGGCTCGGGCGGCACGGTCCAGTATCAGGCGGGCGGCGGCACGCTGATGGTGTTTGTCAGCGCGTTCATCGGTAGCCATTCCGGTTCTGACGGCGGCCAGGACTTCGCTGGCTCTGTCGTCGTCCAGATCAACGGACAGACCATCGTGACCATTTCGAATGGGTCACCCGCCTTCCAGACGAACTTCGGCATGACTGGGTTGGCTCCCGGGGTTTACAACGTGACCGCGAGCGGTAGCAACGCGCGAGGCATCACGGTCGCGGTTTTTGAATCGAAGCGATAAGCGAGAGAACGATGAACGAACAGACGACTGAAGATCAAACGCAGGAGGTGCCGGACCGGAGCTGGGTTCGCACCGACTACGTGGTGGCCGAGAATGCGACGGGCCGCATCCTCTACACCGGCACCGTGCCGCGCAAGATGATCGACATCCAGATCCCGCCCGAAGGCGCGTCGGTCGTGATCGGCATGGGTGCGCCCGAGACGCACTATGTCGTGAACGGCGCAGTTGTGCCTCGCCCGGTGAATACGGCCACGCCAACGGGCAACACGCTCACGAACCTGCCCGTGCCGTGCACGATCAGCATCGACGGGACGGCGCACGACTGCGCGGACGACCATTGCGAGCTGTCGTTCTCGCATCCGGGCACCTACAACGTCACGGTGTCGGCGTGGCCGATGCTCGACGTAGCCTTCGAGGTCACACAGCCATGAAGATTCACACGCAGATCGACGTGCGCCCGCGACGCGCGGCCGACTACATGGACATCGGCGCGCAGCTCGACGCGCTGATGAAGGGCTTTGCCGCGCTGGCCGAGCAGGGCGTTCAGCTGCCGCCGGAGACCGTGGCATGGATCGAGCACTGCCAGGCGGTGAAGGCGCGCCACCCCAAGCGTTGACGCTTTCGATTGCAGATAAGTCACGCGTTACTTATAATCGGCGAGGATAACGTCTCTCCGACAAGGGTTTCTGCATGGCTCAGCTCAAACAGGTTTGCACCGTCACCAACGGCTCGCAAACCGTAGCGGTGATCGGCGTAAATGTGGCTTACCGCATTCTCGCCAACAGCATCTTCATGACGTCGCCCGACTTTGTGCCCTACACGGTTGCGAGGGATGCGCAATTCGACGGCACGAACACGGTGGTCACGCTCGCGGCTGAGTATCAGGGCGACAGCGGCGCAATGGCGCAGGGCGTGTTCGTTACCGACTTCACCTACCCGGACAATATCCCGCTCATCAGCCAGGGCGACGTCGGCACTGCCGCGATCTGGACGAAGGCGATGTATACGCTGCAGGCCATGATCGGCTCGGTAACGCCCGCCGGCCTGAACGCGTTCATCGCGCAGATCAACCAGACGCAGGCTGCCGCTGATGCTGACGCTGCCGCGGCGCTGGCCTCGCAGAACGCGGCCAAGACGTCGGAAACGAACGCGAAGACATCGGAGACCAGTGCCGCCGCAAGCCAGTCGGCGGCGGCCACCAGTGCGACCAACGCAAAAACGTCCGAGACAAACGCGAAGACCAGTGAGACGAACTCGGCTGCGTCGGCCAGTGCGTCTGCGGGCTCCGCGACGGCATCGTCGAACTCGGCGACGGCTGCCGCCGGCTCCGCGAGTGCGGCATCGACGAGCGCAAGTAATGCGAGCGGCTCGGCGTCGGCCGCTGCCGCGTCGAAGACGGCAGCCGGCACGAGTGAAGCCAACGCGAAGACGTCGGAAACGAACGCTGCGGGCTCTGCAGCAGCGGCGCTTGCTTCGCAGGACGCGGCGAAGACCAGCGAAACGAACTCGAAAACCTCCGAGACCAACGCAAAGACTTCGGAAACCAACGCCAAGACGAGCGAAACGAACGCGAAAACGTCAGAGACCAATGCGGCCGCATCTGCAACTAACGCCGCGGTTGACCGCGCGACGGTGCAGGGCATTCTGACGACGATGAATGCGCTGTATCTCGGCAATAAGGCGAGCGACCCTACTGTCGACAACAGCGGCAATGCGCTCAAGCAGGGCGCCGAATATTTCAACACGACCACGCAACTGCTGCGCGTCTACACGAGCACGGGCTGGCAGAACTACGACAAGGACGCGCAGACGCAGGCAACCAACGCGACCGCGAGTGCTGCGGCCGCGGCAGGTTCGGCGTCGGGCGCTGCCACGTCGGCGACGAACGCACACACCAGTGAGACTAATGCAGCAGCATCGGCGGCGGCCGCGCTCGCGTCGCAGAATGCCGCCAAGACCAGCGAGACGAACGCCAAGACGTCTGAGACGAACGCGAAAAGCTCTGAGACGAACGCGCAGACTAGCGAATCGAACGCCAAGACGAGCGAGACGAACGCCGCGGCGAGCGCTGCCCATGCCGATCAGGTCGCCCAGACCATCGGCAACCCAGTGTCCAAGAATGGCGACACGATGACGGGCCAGCTCGGGATCGCGTATGCGGGCGCGACGGAGATCCTGAACGACACCTCCGGCTCGACCCAGTTCGGCTATGGTTACCAGTCGGGCGGCACGCCGCTCTGGGCGATGTGGGTTGCCACGTCGAAGAACTGGCTGCTGCAGCGCTACGCGAATGGCGTGGCCGTCGATAACCCGATCTCGGTATCTGGCTCGACCGGTGTCGTCAGCATGCCGAGCCGCGTGCTAGTCGGCGCAGGGGCAGACGACGGCTCAAATTCGCTGCAGGTTGGCGGCAGCATGCGCGCCGACAACTACTACATGCTGGCTCAGGGCACCGGCGACGCAGGCACGATTGGGTGGGGCAACAGCAACGGCCCGGCAATCGGCATGTATGGGAGCGCAACGGGGTCTGCAGGCGCGTTTGTGCTCAAGACTGCCGGTGTGGAGCGAGTGCGTCTGAATGGGGCAGGCCGTTTGCTCGTTGGCACTGCCACCGATGACGGCGCGAACCTGATGCAGGTGAACGGCAACGTCTCGCTCGTCGGCGCCGGCCCGAAGATCACGTTCAACGCAGCTGGCCCATTTGTCAACTCGCCGTCCGCGAACGTGCTGGCGCTCTCGAATGGCTCGGCCGAAGTCTTCCGTCTGAGCGCGGGCGGCCGCCTGCTGGTTGGAACGACGACTGACGACGGCGCGAACGTGTTGCAGGTAGCCGGCGCCGCAAAGGTCAGCGGAGTGCTGACGGCAACTGCCGGTGGCACTTTCTCCGCGGCCGCCTTCGTTGACATGGTGTCCACCGCTACGACCGCACAGCTCAGCTTGAAAGGATCGAGCGGTGCGCTCAGCACCGAAAGCAAACTGCGCTTCTATGGCACCTTCGGCACCGGTTCGGATCTGGGCACGCGTCTGGTCGCGTCCATGCGCGCCGGCTTCAATGCGGGGACGTGGGGTAAGGAATACCTCGACTTTTACCTGAACAGCGCGAGCAACGACGCGCAGAGCGACGCCAACCAGTCGCGCGTGCTGCGACTGGCATATGGCGGTCGCGTGATCGTCGGCACCAATGCGGTCGACGACGGAGTCAACCGTCTCCAGGTCAGCGGTAACGTGGCGCTCTCTGGCGCCATGAAGGTCGGCACCTACACGCAGCAGGTCGAGATCAACGGCGACTCTTACACGGCCGTCAACGCCTATTACGACGGCACGAACTGGCAGCGCATCGACACAACCAAGCCAGCGTGGCTGTTCCAGAGCAACGTCACGAACGACATGACGTTCGAAGGCTACAAGGGGCTGTCGTGGTGGGTGTGCCAGCCGGGCACGAACCCGATTGGTAACTGGGGCGCGGCTAACGGCTGGACGCTGATTCAAAGCTATTCGCAATACCACGACGTCACGCTCGGCGGGAACGGTTTTGAAATCGACGGTAACGGCACGCTGCCGTATGGTCGTTTCCAGCACGCGACCGTCGGAGGCCAGAAGCGAACCGGCGTGATGACCAACGCCTACATCGATGAGTCCGGGCGCGACGACACGACCAAGAACTCCTGGTGGTTTGGCGTGAGCGATGACGGCACTGCGTCGGGTGACAAGTGGAAGATCCAGCGCGCGGCGAGTGGCACTACGTTTGCGTGGTCCGATCTGATCACAGTAACCGGCGCCGGCCGTGTGCTTGTTGGCACGTCGACGGACGACGGGTCGAACGTGCTGCAAGTGAATGGCCCGACGAAAATCACTGGAGCGCTTTCAGTTACAGGGACATCGGCGCTCGGCACCGTGAACATGAGCGGCACCCTGAATATGACAGGCGGAGCAGTCGAGTTTGGCTCGACTACTGCCGTCATGACGCCGTTTATTGACTTCCACAGCTCTGGCACGGGTAACGACTACGACGCACGCATCATCGCAAGCGGCGGCAGTGCAACAGTGGGCGCCGGGGCGCTCACCTATGTCGGCTCGAGCGGGCACTATTTTACGGGCAACGTTACGATCCAGCCCCCTTCCTCGTTTGCCATTATCACGCTCAAGACAGGGACGTATCAGCCGGTCATTCGTTCGAACGCTGCAACGGCATCGATTGAATTCGTCAACAGTGCCAACAGCGCAGTCAACCTGACGGTCTACGACTCGGGCACCGTCGCCGCACGTGGGCAGCTCGTCGCGCCTACCGTGTCCGCGACTGGTGGGACTTCACAGTTTGCCGGGGCCGCGGTCAACGGCACCCTCTGGATTCAGAACCAAAACCAGATCGCACTGCAAGGAACAACCTACACAGCTTATTTGCGTGGCGACAACCAAGGCCTGTGCGGCTTCATCAATCAGGCTGGGAGCAACTGGAACTTCCAGATTTGGGATGATGGTCGCACGGTCCACCGTGGGTTGGCGACCTTCAACGGGAATGTCGCGCAGAGCTACCAGAACTTTGGCTACCTGAACTTCAGCGGCTCGGCTGTGAACAACGCGGCGGGATCGTGGGCCGTAGGCGTCAACGTAGACCAAGCGGTCACGGCCAACCAGTTCTTCGCACTATCCGACAGACGCCTGAAAACAGAGATCAAGGCACTGGATGAGGCTGAAGCGATCCGGTTTGTGGAACAGGTCGAACCCAAGACCTATCTGAAGGAAGGCGTGCGGGAGCGCGGCTATCTCGCGCAAGACGTGGGCAAGGCGCTCGACGGCAGCGGCTGCGAGCTCCTGACCGTGAGCGAGCGCAAGGGCCTTGCCGAGGAGATCGATGAGGACGGCTTTGTGTCACCCGAGGATCACGTTCTGAACGTGGCACACAACCAGATCATCCCAATCCACTCCGCCGTGCTTCGCAATCTGTTGCGTCGTGTAGCGGAACTTGAAGCATTCAGGCAGGCGAAATGACCATGTATTTCTTCCTTTATGACGACGCTGGCACGGTGCGCGGCTCAATGGACTTTCCTGACGGGACAGCCGCGCCTATGTCGAAAATGGTCGCCTGCACCGCAGAGCAGGCCGCGGCGATGTATCGCTACCGGGTGGACCTGACAGACACGCCCGCCGTCGTTGAGATTGATCCGGTCACCCTGCTCAAATCGCTCACGACCGATCTTGCTGCGTCGATCGACGCGAAGGTGGCGACAGTCTATGCGAACTGGACGCGCTTCCAGCAGGAGTATCTACAGCGTGAAGCGGCCGCGCGCGCATACAAGGCGGCCGGCTACACCGGAGACGTCTCGATCTGGATCTCAGGATTTGCCAACGCCGCCGGCAAGACATCGCAGGAAGCTGCGGATCTCATCGTTGCGCAGGCAGATGGACTCTACGCAGCACTGTCGTCGCTCGGCGCGCTGCGTATGCGCAAATACGAAGTCTTCACCGCGTCGGATTGCGACGCTGCATTCGCCGCACACGATGCGATTTCTGCCGAAATCGACACAGTTGCAGCAACCATCCAGTAAAGGAGTCACATGAAGGTCGCATTTTTCAAAGGGCGCCATCCGGGTATCAAGGGCTGGCTGGGCGTCTTGACGAAGTGGTGGACACGCGGACCGTATAGCCACGCCGAGCTCGTCATGGCCTATGAGAGCGGCATGGCGGTCTGCTGGTCGTCTGCGTATCTCGACAAGGGCGTGCGCCGCACGGTGATCAAGCTCGACCCCGCCGACTGGGACATCGTGGAGATCCCAACCACGTCCGAGCAGGAAGCCACAGCAATTGCGTGGTTTGAGGCGCATGTCGGGCAGCCGTATGACATCGCGGGCCTCTTCGGGTTTGTGTTCCGGCACCTCGAGGGCGAGAAGGGCAAGTGGTTCTGCTCGGAAGCGCTCGCCGAGGCGTTGGGCTACGCGGAGTCCTGGCGCTATGACCCGAACACGTTCGCGGCAGTGCTCGGCCACTGGGAGCGCCAGAGCGAGCTTCAATCACTGGCATAGATAAGTCACACCAGACTTACTGTAATCTACGGAAGAGCGGTCATCCCGGCCGCCTCCCACTTCTTCGTTTCACCTTCAGGAGTTTCACATGGCAATCAGCAAGCAGATCACCCAGGATGCGACCGGCGTCGTCGTCGGCTACCACGTTGTGCTGAGCGTAACGCTCGACAAGGCGAGCAAGATGACGACCGGCGCGGTGTCGAGCTTTGTCTCGGCCGATGCCAAGTCCGCTGGCAAGCAACCGGTCGGCTATCCGGTGCACATCACGGTGCCCGGTCTACCCGGCGCGAAGGAAGAGGCGTTCAACTTCTTCGAGAAGCAGGTGACGGCAGCGCAACCTACCGACGGCGACGGCGGCGGCAATCCGATGGCGGTCAATTCCTTCGGCGACGTGCGTTACATGTTCGCCGACGGCACGGTCGTCGCGGACGTTTGAAATAAGTAAGCGGTGACTGGACATAGGCGATGGTGTCTTGTTAACATCGCCTCTTACACACCATTCTGCGAGAGAGCGACGGCATGGGCTTCACTGACCCGAAAGACCAGGAGAACCTGATGACCATCGCGAAGGAAGTAGCGAAGGCCACCGTCGAAGAGATGGGGCTAAAGCTGCGCGAGCGGGATGAGGAGCTCCGGGAAAGCATCGTCGAAGACGTGCGCAAAGAGCTCAAGTCGTATTTTGGCGACCAGTCACCTTCAGACCACCTCATCCAGCACAACCGCATCGACAAGCTGCTCAACTGGATCGACAACCTCGGGAAAAACTTCTGGGGCGGACTCATCGCCGGCACCGTTAAGTTCCTTGTGGTCGCGATCATTGGCGCGGCCGTCTTCTCGAAATACAAAGGCTGACACATGCGCTTCATCCAAACCCTCAAGACCCTCGTCGACGATCGCCTGCTGATCATGCTGATCCCGGCGCTCGTTGTGCTCACGTTTGATACGGCGGTGCTCTTCAGCCTCGCCTACGCGATCGCCATTGTGGTTGCTATCGTCGCGGTCGCCCACTCGTTGCGCCTGCTCCTGCTGCCCTATGTGAGCATGCGCCAGCTGGTTGACATGGCGTCGCAGTCGCCCGGCTCCTCTGCCTGCGTGTTCGTCGCCGTTCTCTGCTTCATGGGCCTCGTCGTGCATTCGATGGTCGCCTGGATTCAGGCTGCTGCCGGTCATGTTGCCTAAACTCGCGGCCCTTTACGCGCCGGTGCTCGCAGCGCAGATCGTCGCGCTGTGGCCGGCTATGCCCACCCCCTCCACGCTCGCCGCGCAGGTGGAGCAGGAGACGTGCGTGTCGCTGACGTCGAAGGGCTGCTGGAACCCGAAGACCGAACTGAAGACGAGCCGCGAATATGGTTTCGGCCTCGGGCAGTTGACGGTCACGCCGAAGTTCAACAACTTCGAGGCAGCAAAGGGTTGGGACAAGTCGCTCAGGGGCTGGAAGTGGGAAGACCGGTTCGACCCGAAGATGCAGCTCGCCGCGCTTGTCGCCTACGACCGCAATCTCTTCCGGTCGATCAGCTTTGCCGCGACGCCGGAAGACCGGCTTCAGTTCACCTTCAGTGCCTACAACGGCGGTTTGGGCGGCGTCATCAACGACCGGCACGTCTGCATGGCGACCAAGGGCTGTGACCCGGGCAAGTGGTTCGGCAACGTCGAGCTCACGAGCCTGAAAGCGCGCACTGCCGTCAAGGGCTACGGCCAGTCGTTCTATCAAATCAACCGCGGCTATGTGCGATCGATCTGGTTCGATCGGCGCCAGCGCTACCTGTTCATGGATACGAAATGAGAACTCTGGCTCTGCAGATCCTTCTCGCCATCGCCGTCTTCGCCGGCGGCTACGCGTGCGGTCACCACGGCGCACAGGTCGCACAGCTCAAGGCGGAAGTGAAAGCCGATCACGTCGTCGCACAGGAGAACGCCGGAGGCGTGCAGAAAGCGCAGACGCAGAGCGTGAAAACCGAGACGAAGGTGGCCGCCATCGCCACCAACGTTGACACCAACAAGGCAGCCATCGCCAGGCGCGTCGCGGCCTCGATCAAGCGCCAGGCGCCTGCCGTCACCACGGAGAAACACGATGAAACGACACCTGCTGAGTCTGGTTGTGGCTTTTATCTCGACACTGGCACTGTGCGCATGCTCAACGCCAGTCGTCAGGGAGCCGCTTTTCATTCCGCCGGCGGCGGGGATGAAGCGCTCGACGCCGCTCCAGCCCTTTGCTTTACCGACTTCATCGACGCAGACCAAGACCTGACGAAGCTCTACCTCGACCTCGCCGCACGCCACGACGCGCTGGTCGAGTCGGTGGAGGAGTTCCAGGCAGGGCAGCGCAAACGGCTCGGGATCAAGGAGTCCGCTGACGCGTCGCGCGAGTAACGACACGGCCCCACGCGGGCCGTTTTTCATTTCCCCACGGCAGGAGTAACACAGATGGCAAAGCAGCAGAGCAAGCGCTTCGAGGCGCGCGAGACGAGGCGGCGTGGTGACGTCCAGGCCCAGCCCACCGACTATGAGGCACGGGGTAAAGTCGTCAAACCCTGCAATGAGCCGATCCGGGCACGCACCGACGCGCAGGCCCGCTACATCGCGTCCATCAAGAGCAAGACCATCACCTTCGCAACGGGACCAGCAGGCACGGGCAAGACTTGGTTGTGCGCGTCGCTGGCCGCAGATGCGCTGCGCGACAAGCAGATCGAAAAGATCATCGTCACGCGGCCGGCGGTCGAAGCGGGCGAGAGTCTCGGCTTCTTGCCGGGCGAAATGGAAGACAAATTCGGCCACTACCTGATCCCGTTCGAGGAAGCGCTGATCGAGCGGCTCGGCACGGGTGCCTACGAGTATCACAAGCGCATGGGCAATATCGAGGGCGCGCCGCTCGCCTACATGCGCGGTCGCACGTTCAAGAACGCATTGGTCATCCTCGACGAGGCACAGAACACGACGCCCGAGCAGATGAAGATGTTCCTCACGCGCATCGGCGAGGGCTCCCGGATGGTGGTCAACGGCGACACCGGTCAGGTCGACATTCGCGGCAAATCGGGCCTGCAGGATGCGGTCGAGCGCGTGACGTGGATTCCGACGATCGGACATGTCCGCTTTGAGCGGAAGGATGTGGTTCGCCACGGCGTGATTCAGGAGATTCTCGAGAGCTATGCCAAGCCGGTAGAGATGGAGCTTCCCCGAGCCGCGTGATCTTCAGGAAGGAGGGGAGTGGAGCACTTGGGGCTCGGCAGCACTTCCCTCTATATCTAACCCTTCTTTGAATCTTTCTATACTGATAAGCATTGACTTATCTTAATTTTAGGGAACCGCGAGGAAGCCCGAAGTGATCCAACCCACGTTTTACGGCAGCGCGCTCACCGTAGCGGACTGCGAAATGCTTGCGCTGACCCGCGTCGATCCCTCGCTGCGGGTGGCAGAAGCGTTGCTCTATACCCGCAAGTGGTTCGATGTGCGCCACCTGCACCCGGTGCAGGCCACCTATCTGTTTGCCCACGAATACGCCGAAGCGGTGCGCCGTGCGTATGCCCGGCAGAAAGACATTCGCACGCTCGAGAAGGTCCGGGGTTTTGACGTGGAGAGTCTGTTTGCCTCACGCGAGCTGACGGCGATGTGGCGAGCCCGCCAAGCCTTTGACGCGATCGGCTGCCGCTATGAGTTCGCGCTCGAATTCATCATGAAGCGATTCTGTGACCGCGGCTGGCGAGTCTTCCCGCGGCCCAACCAACTCTACGCCGAAGAGATCGTCCTCGACGTGCGCGACGCGTGGCACCGGGAGTGCAAGGCGGTCACGCAGCTGGCAAAGCATGAGCGCTTTGACACGCGCAATTTCACTGGCCACCCCGACCAGCTGGCCTACCAGGCATGGCAGATCGAGCAGGTCGGGACTCGTGGCGGCAACCGGGCGATGCTGCTTGGCCGGCTGCTGCAGGAGCGCGCGCTGTCCGAGCAGACCGTCACCGAGGCGTTCGGTGCGTCCGTGCTCGCCCAATCCAAGCGCTTCATCGTTTGATGCCAATAAGTAACAAATTACTATACTTTAGTGCAGACGGGTTAACCGTCCCATTTAATTCATCCCGGAGATTCACATGAGCACCCCCGAACAAGCCCGCGCCGAACAACTCGCTTATGGCCGCAGCACGCTGCGCACGTCCAGCGAATACCGCGGCCGCGCCGATACCGCCACGCGCCCCTATGAACGCTCGTCCGGCACGCAGCGCGCGCCGCTGCGCGTCGTCGGCTCGAAGGGCCACGACGTCATTCTGAAGGCCATGCAGGAGAACGGCCAGCATGCGACGATCATCACCCTGGACGGCGAGAAGTTCGAAGGCGTGGTCACGGGCCGCGACAAGTTCACGATCACGCTGAAGACCAAGCATCCGGACGTTCTTCGCGCAGGGCGCGGCGAGACGATTCGCCGCGTGTTCTACAAGAGCGCCATCGAGCAGTTCTGGGGCGAGGAAGCGCGTCGCGACATTCACGACACGACCCGCGACGAAGAAGGCATCGCTGATCTGAAGGCGCTCTCGAAAGCGGTGGTGAACTGATGTCGGCCGCCGCACCTGCACTGAGCGTAGTGCCGGCGGCGAGCGCGGCGGAAGAACCCGCAGTTGAGAAATTTAATTTCGACGGCGAGTTCCAGGCACGCATCGCCGCACTGACCTTGCGCGACACGACGTTCAACCAGCTCGTCGACGGATTGCTCAAGCCTGAATACTTCGAGTCCGAGATCGAGGCGTATCTCGTGGGCGTCGTGCTGCGCTACTACGGGAAATACAAGAAGGCGCCCGCCGGGCTTCCCATCTACGCGATGCTGATCCGTGAAGACCTCGAGGCGAAGGTGCTGCCCAAAGCGCTCGCCACCGCGGCTGTGGGGCGGCTCAAGGAGCTCTTCTCGGTCGATATTTCGGATCGCGACTACGTGGTCGATCAGGTCGCCACGTTCGCCCGCCATCAGGCGGTGCAGGACGCGATGTATAAGGCGATTCACAAGCTCGACAAGAAAGACTTTGACGGCATCGCGTCGGTCATGCGCACGGCGCTCGACGTGGGTGCCAACCAGGACGGCGACTGCTACGACTTCGCCGAAATGGTCGATCACCGCACGGGCATCCGGCTCGAGCGCGCGGCGGGCAAGCTGCCGCCGATGGGCATCACAACGGGCTACAGGCCGATCGACGAGCTCCTGTATCACAAGGGCTGGGGAAAGAAGGAGCTCTCCGTCATTCTCGGAGGCGCAAAGGCCGGCAAGACGACCGCGCTGATCGACTTCGGCATCAACGCGTGGGCAGACGGCAAGAACGTGCTGTATGCGTCGCTTGAAGTCGGCCGCGATGTGATCGCCGACCGGATGGACTCGAACATCAGCGCGCAGGCGATGATGGAAATGCACCACCACACGCACGAGGTCCGCGCGAAGGTGGCCGAGTTCGCGCAGAAGGCGTTGCGCGCCGACGGCTCTAAGGCGAAGTTCATTGTCCACGAGTTCCCGACCGGCTCGCTGAAGGTATCGGACCTGCGTCGCTTGATCGAGCGCTACCGCTCGCAAGGCATCCTGTTCGATCTGGTCGTGGTCGACTACGCGGACCTGATGTGCCCGGAGCGTCACACCGACAGCGCGGTCGAGAACTCCAAGTCGATCTACGTGGATCTGCGCGGTCTCGCGATTCGCGAAGAACTCGCCGTGCTTACTGCGACACAATCGAACCGCAACGGGATCAACGCGAACATCATCAAGGCCGAGCACGTCGCAGACGACTTCAACAAGATTCGTATCGCCGACATCGTGATCTCGATCAACCGCACGGATGAAGAACGCGCGGCCGGCAAGGCGCGACTCTACTTCGCCGCGTCGCGTAATCAGGGCGGGGAGTTTACGATTGAGATCGAGCAGGCGTTGGACCGGATGAAGTTCATTACCCGCGTGCTCGGATTCGTTTAAGGAGGGATCAATGGCTGCATTGACAGGGCGGGCGCTTTTTCTCGAAAAGTCAGCGCTTCACGATTTGCTCGACGAGCTGGAAGAGGCCGACTACAAAACGTCGACCGTGGAGGAGTTCAGTTCGCTGGGTGAGGCGATGATTGCCGCCGGCATGACCGGCATCGCCGAGAAGCTGCGCAGTCTCAAGGCAGCAGTGGCAGGCGAGTATGGCGACTGACGATCTCAACGAGCTCCTCGAGCGCGTGGACATGGCTGCGTGGCTCGATCGCGAGGGTATCTCCTATCGGGAGACGCACGGGCGGTCGGGCCAGCAGCTTAACGTGCGCGAGTGCCCGACCTGCGGCAACCACGACTGGAAGGTGTATCTGAATGCCGAAACAGGCGTGGGCAACTGCTTCGGCGGCTCGCACCCGCACGAGGAGCGCATCTTCACGAAGTATCGGTTCATCCGTGCCCATCTCGGCTGCCCGCCGGGTGGCGCGGTGGTCGAACACATTCGACTGTTCGCGCATGAAATGGGCTGGCGGCCCGCACGACGAGTATCGGCCAAGGTCGAGAACGCGCCCGCTGCATGGTCGCTCCCGCAGCACGTCACGCTGCCGCACAACGGACGGAACATTCCGTATCTGGAGAACCGCGGGATCACCGCGGAGCTCGCGCAGTATTTCCATCTGGGCTACTGCCCGAAGGGCTCCAGCTTTCGCTACCTGACCGAACAGGGCTATGCCTTTCAGGACTACAGCCGGCGCATCCTGATCCCGGTGTATGACCTCGACGGCAAGATCGCGACGTTCCAGGGTCGCGATGTGGTGGGCACTACCGAGAAGAAATACCTGTTCCCGCCGGGCATCGACGGATCGGGCGTGCACCTCTTTAACGGGCTGAACGTCCGTGACACGAAGCGCATCATCGTCGGTGAGGGCGCTTTTGACGTTGCGGCCACGAAGATCGCGATCGACGCCGATCAGGACTTGCGCGACGTGGTGCCGGTAGGCACGTTCGGCAAGCACCTGAGCTCCGGCAGCGAGAACAGCCAGTTCGCTAAGTTCATGGCCCTCAAGGCGCGCGGCGTCGAGGAGATCACGATCATGTGGGACGGCGAGATTCAGGCGACCGACGACGCGGTAGAGGCGGGCCTCATGCTGGCATCGAATGGCTTTCGCATGCGCATCGCGATGCTGCCGAAAGAGAAAGACCCGAACGAAGTGCCGGCCGAAGTCGTGCGCGCGTCGTTCTACCAGGCGACCGCGCTTAGCAAGCGCACGGCTGCCGAGATAAGGCTGAAACGTCGCAAAATGAACACATAAGTAACGGGTTACTATACTGTGAGGTAATAGCGAATTCAGGGAGGGCGAAATGTCCGGGTTCAAGATCAAGCGCCGATTCGCCCATCACGAAGGCGGCGCGAAGGCTTATCAGATCCACGAGATCACCAATGGTGCGACAAGCGTCGTTGTTTTCCAGTTCGGCAAGTTCAGAACGGGCGATGACCCGGTGAGCATGGGCGGCACGATCGACATTCACGGCGCCTTCGGGGTGGCGGGCGCGATGCGCGAAGCCGACAACAAGGAAAGCGTAAAGACGCGCAGGGGCTACAAGGAATGGGAAGTCGATACGGCCGTTTTCGCGACCAAAGCAGAGCTCCGAGAAGTGCTGGTGAAGATGTTTGGCGCGCACAAAGCGGACACGATCCTTCAGTCCCTTGAAGCCGGGGCGGTGCCCGCTGTATCCGAAGAACCGCCAACACCCGGTGTCGAAAATAGCGTCAAGGGCAAAGAGAAAGCGCCCGCACCCAAAACTGAAGAATCCTTGCCCGAATGGGGCACCTGGTAGGAGAGAGTGATGACCACCGAAGCCACGAAACCGATCCTGCCGCCGAGCGCCTCCGCCGACGGCAAGCGCAACGCGTATTACACGCAGTGCAAGGCGATCGAGTCGACCAAGCCGTATGCGATGTGCCAATACATCATCGACCACCAGAACGACGGCTCGATGGCGACCATCTATAGCGACTGCCTCAACGCGATCCGCCGGGGCAACTGCGCCGCGGTCGGCATGCGCGAGGAAGAGCTGCTCAAGGGCCAGGCGATCTACTTCGTCGAGCGCGTGAAGGGTGCCGCGGTCGTCGCGCAGCAGGACGCGTGGGTGCCGCCAGTTCGCAAGGCGTCGCGCTCGGGCTACGTGCGTGACAAGTATGCCGCCGGCCGGCCGATCGAAGACGCGCCGCGTATCGCGATCCCCCGCCCAGCAGCGCCCGCACCGGCGAAGCCCGCCTACGAGTTCGACGGGAACATCTACGCGGCGGCACTGAACGTCGCCATGAAGAAAGACGCTAGCGCAACTAACCGCCAGCCCGATCCGAGCCCGGCCGCTGCTGTCGCAGCGCCGACACCAACCCCAGTCAGCAAGCCGGTGGCCGCTTCCGCACCGGCTCCGACAGTCACGATCCGCGCAGGGGAGTCGCCGCTCGAGCTGGCACGCCGCCTTCGCGCCCAGCAGAACCAACTTTCGTAAAACGAGGATAAGTAAGCTATGACTCACATGACATCCTGTCAGGCGCTCAACGCGATCGAGCGTATCGCGGCGACGTCGAGCAAGAACGACAAGCAGGCGATGGTGAAGCAGTTTCTCGCCTTCGGCACCTTCAAGCGCGTGCTGGTCGCGGCGCTCGATCCGCTCGTCACCTACGGCATGCAGAAGGTGCCGGATCGCATCGAAGGCGCGGCGCCCGGCGCCAATACGTTCGAGAACGCGCCGATCTGGGAGACGCTCGACAAGCTCGCGAAGCGCCAGCTCACCGGCAACGAGGCATTGAGCGAAGTCCAGCGCCTCATGACCTTCCTCACGCCGCAGTCGGCCGAGCTCTTCAAGCGGATCATCCGCAAGGATCTGCGCGCGGGCTTCTCAGAGTCGACCGTCAACAAGGCGTGGAAGGGGCTGATCCGCGAGTTCCCGTATATGCGCTGCGCGCTGCTGAAGGACGCGAAGCTCGATACGTGGACGTGGGCCGAAGGCGTGATCTCGCAGGAAAAGGCCGACGGCATGTTCATGAACCTCGACACCGAAGCGGGCGGCATCGTGCGCCTGACAAGTCGCGCTGGCTCGCCGTTCCCCATCGAAGCGTTCGAGGAGGTCGCGAAAGACGCGCGCAACACGTATGCGCCGGACACGCAGACGCATGGCGAAATGGTCGTATTCGTTGACGGCCAGATCGCCGCGCGCGAGATCGGTAACGGCATTCTGAATCGCGTTGCCGCGGGCGGCGCATTCGAGGCCAATGAGCGCCCTGTGTTCTATGCATGGGACCAGATCCCGCTAGAGGCAGTCGTGCCGAAGGGTAAATACGAGGTTGGTTATCGGGATCGTCTCAAGGCGCTGCTCACGCAGCAGGTCAAGAACGCGGGCGTCGATACGGCCATTCGCGTTATCCCGACGCGCATCGTGAAGTCATTTGAAGAGGCGATGGCGCACTACCGCGAGTTGCTCGCGAAGGGCAAGGAAGGCACGATCATCAAAAACGGCAACGCGATCTGGAAGGATGGCACGAGCAAGGAACAGATCAAGCTGAAGCTCGAAGTGGACGTCGATCTGAAGATCACAGGCATCGCACCGGGGCGCGCGGGCACCAAGAACGAGGGCCGCGCCGGCGCCTTCAACTGCTTGAGCGCCTGCGGCAAGCTGCGTGTCGATGTGACGGTCAAGAACGAGGATTTGCGCGACGCAGTTGACGCGAACGGCGATGACTTCATCGGTCGCATCATCGCGGTGCGGGCGAACAGCGTCATGAAGCCGAGCGAGAGCAGCGAGTTCTATTCGCTGTTCCTGCCGCGCATGGTCGAGGCGAGCTATCGCGCCGACAAGACCGAAGCCGACAGCCTCGAATCGATCATCGCGCAGTTCGACGCGGCAGTGAAGGGGGCGTAATGGAACAACTGACACTCCCCGCAATTCTCGCGGCATCGCCAGCGCCCTGGCGCTCGCAGGTGAACTTCGATGGCATCGGCGGCTGCCGCATGCTCGACGCGAACGGCATCGAGGTGCCGCTCCTGTCGATGATCGCCTTCAGCGGCATCATGTCCGCGACGATCGCCGTGAAACAGGCAGAGGCCGCACAGGCAGCGCAAACGGCCAAAGCCGCGCAATATGCGAAGCAGCAGGAGGCGACCACATCATGAAGCTCCGACTGTTCGAGCGCGCGCTCGTCGCGCTCGGCCTGGTGCAGCCGGTCGTCAAGGGCATCGCGGACGCGATCCGCGATAACCCCGAGACGTTCCGCATGCACAGCGGCAGCCGCACCTTCTCGTTCGTTGCACACCGCAGCCGCGTCTTTTCGGTGCTGCGCTTTGACAACGACGACAAGGCCGTGCCGGTGTTTCGCGTCATCAACAAGCTCGGCAACGAGATCATCACGCTGACGTGGTGGGATCGACTGGTGCTTGCGCTTGCGTGGCCCGATCACCTCCTGCCCGAGTATTACTTCAACCCGGGCATGCTCGCGTATTACGCGCACGACTGACACAGCAGCGCCTCATCCACGAACCCGGCCAAGGGCCGGGTTTTTGCATTGAGGAACGACTCGACACGGGGTAAACAGGGCCAGTATCATGTGCGGAATATTGGAGAAGGGCACATGGCCTATAAGACATTCACGCTCGGGGACTTGCGCGCGCTGCTCGCGCCGCTCCCAAATACCCGCAAGCAAGCGGTGCTCTACACTCTCGACACGCACGGCACGCTCGACCACACGATGATCCTCGGGTGGAAAGAAGCGCTGCGCATGCCCGCGAGCGACTTCGCCAAGGACATCATCCGGGCACAGCCGCGGCACCTGCGGCTCGATTACGTGTTCTGGGAGTATCACGAAAATGGGCAAGCAGCTCCGTTGTTCGGGCTCGAAGATAGCGTTAGCGAGGTTACTTTGGGTCGCAGCTTCGCTGACTTGCAGGCGCTCTACGATCGCATGATCTGGATCGACACGCAGGTCGAAGCGCTGAACTTCGTGCGCGACCTGAACATGGTGCTGGAGAGCTGATGGATTGGTCCATTGAAGGATGGTGGGTCTTGGTCAATGTGGTGGTAGCCGCATTGGGGCCGTGGATCGCCAACATCGTGCTCTGGGGATTGGAGCTCATCGGCGACCCAACAGCGGAGTGGCGGCAGGGGGACGCTTATAGGGATGGACAGATGGGTTTCGTGGCGGTTGGATGGAGTGCAGCCGCGCTTTATGATATTGCGACGCACCCAAAGCTCTGGCCGAATCCAAACCCGGGTTTGACACAGATGGGCCTGATCATTGCGATTGTCGGCGGGGCGCTCTTTGCCGCTGCCGGCGCCCGCAAGCCTGTGGTAGGGCGATTGCCAGCCGCTATTGCCGGGCAGTCTCTATGGGCAAGAGTAAAGCGGCGGTTTTTCTTCTATCAGGCGTTCTCACTGACCCTTTTCTTTAGTCTGCTATCATTGTTCCTGATGCTCGCCGTGCATTTCAACGTCGCACTGAGCGAAGCAAAACCGTGAGGTGAATATGGATCATCAAGGCCAGCATTATCAGCATCAGGTCGAATTCTGGGTGTTCCTATTCGGCTGGGTGCTCGCGGGCGTCGGCTTCATTGCGATGGCGTTTAGCCTTGCGCCGCAGATCGGGCCTCTGGTCAGAGCGGTGGCAACCGCCGTTGCTCGATACTGGTCGAGCGTCATATCGTGAGTCCGGTCAGCTAGTAACTGACTTATCCGTTCCCGTAGTTTTCATCGATCCAGCGCTTCACCGAAGCCGTCGACCGAGTCTCCGCCTGTTCGCGTGTCTCGAAGTCGCCGAGGTTACTGAATACGAAGTGCTTCCCGAGGTAGTCTTCCTCGGTCGCATGGCACTCGATGACCGCGCAAGCACGATACAGTTTGCCGAACATTATCGGTGCGGCGTCAATCGACCACTCGCAATACTCGCTGTTCCGGCTCATCACGGCGCCTCACTTCGATTTTGCTGCCTGCGGATCGATGCCATGCGCTCGCAGAGTCGCACGAAGTTTCCGGTTGTCGACGTAAAGGCAAACCACCGCCACGATCGTGACAACAGGGAAAAACCACTGCCCCGAAAAATGCAGGATCACCCAGGCTCCAGCCGCGCATGCGGCGGCGGCCAGTAGCAGTGCAACTTTGTCCATGGTCGGGCTCATGAGAAACGACGCCCCGCAACGAATGCATAGTTCGAACGGGAGGCCGTGTTCATCATGACCTCCGGATGGCGACTCAGGTAAGCATACATCGCAGCCGGGATGACAACACCGGTGCGTGATGCCCACTGGCGAACTGATGAAGTGGCCGCGACCTTGTTTGTGCACACCATCGCCACGTCTGCCGCAACGATCAGGCTACCGATAACGGCACCGATATACGCAGAGGCGCTCAGCGCGCCCACAATACCCAGCAATTCCAGGCCGGTCGTGGCGCCAATCATTTCAGCCACAGTAGCCGCCGGGCCAACGGCCTTAAAAGCATTGAGCATCGCGGCAAGGTTAGCCGTGGCGGTCTGCAAAGTCGAGAACAGGCTGTTCGGCGCCGGCAAACCGAGCGCTGCCATATTTTGCTGAAACGCTCTCGCGAAATCACCACAAACCACGGCCATAGTAAGCCTCACTAGAATCGAATTGTCTAATGATAGCAAAGGACAAACGAAGCCAAGGCATATCATGAAGAGAGGCTATGATGCTTTCTCCACAAGCTTATGCACAGAAATTGTGGATAACGTCCTCGACGCGGGGCGCGCACGGGTGCGGTCAATTGAATGGGCCAGCGCCGCCAAAATCCAAACCGTCTAGCGGGTCGATTAGGTGTGCGCCGTCAGTGTCGGAGCGATTGACCATTTGAGATACCGGGAACCATTCAAACGCGTCCGGCGGCACGCATGCGTTAAGTGCGAGCATGCGCGCCATCTCTGGTGTCGACTGAGCATCGAGCCATGTGCGCGCATCAGCCGCCGTGAAGACAACTGGCCGACGATCGTGGATCACCGCCAGCTCGCCTTCAGCTGCGGTCGTCACGACCACAAAGCCGTCACCGTCGCGCGGCTCGGCACCGGGCTTGGTGCTGCACAAGCCCGCCATGTAGATCGGCTCACGGCTTTTCAGGCGAATGAAATACGGATGCTTCTTTCGGTCCTTCCCGACGATCCACTCGAACCAGCCATCGGCGGGGACGACGACACGACCACTCTTCCATAGCCACTTCCAGGCCGATCCATCTGCCTTTTCGACGGTGGCATTGATCATCGGCTTCAGACCCTTGTCGGCGGCCCACTTCGGGCGGTATCCCCAATGCGCGCGGGCCGTAGTTCCGTTAGGGAAGATGATCAGTTGCCCTTTGCCCGGCGCTACGTTCCAGCTCGGGTGATGCGACGGAGGTTCGGGTTCCGCTCTACCGGTATCGGTCATCAGCGGAACGACGTAATCGAGTCCTGCACGAGCCAGAACGTATCGTCCGCACATGCGCTTCTCCTGACGTGCTGAAACAGGCGTGGCTAGGGTGTTATTTCTGGCACGCCTGCCTGCGTCAGATCCATGCCTGGTAACACCAAACCGCGGCTTCGGGTAACAAAATTGGTGACAGCCGAGAAATGCTAGGGGGCTGGCCGCGCTTGTCGGGCACTTGCGCCGTCACGGAATAGGAATGATAGACTGCTTCGACAAGAGGTCCGAGAGGACCTCCTTGTCGAAACGCCATGGAATCGGCGGTGCCTCGACAGCCGCGCGAACATGCGCGATGAACGCCTTGCGCGCTATCTCGCGACCGCCGAGCGACGCCAGATGCGACGTGTTCTGCTGGCAGTCTATCAACGCTAGCGTAAAAAAATCCTTATAAATCAATCGCTTGGTTTGACTGTTTTGGCAAAAAAGTCGCCCAAGCGGTAACAAAAACGGTAACACGAAAATCAGCACGGGATCAATTGTGTCAAAGCTCAACAACCGCATCATCGAACGAGCCAAACCAAGCCCACGTGACAAGTATATTGCGGACGGCGATGGTTTGTTTCTTCGCATAACGCCGAACGGAACAAAAACTTTCTGCTTTCGCTACACATGGGGCAAGAAGCGGCGGCTTCTGTCGCTCGGGCCATTTCCGATTCTTTCGATTGCAGAAGCACGGGAGAGGGCGAACGAAGCTCGGCGGCAAATTTTCCTCGGGGTTGACCCTATCGAGCACGCTCAGGCCAAACCGGCCCAGCCGGACTGCCCGACTGTCAGAACTCTGATCGCTAACTGGGCCGATCGGTATGCCAAGACCAACTACAAGCGTCTCGACACGCAACTCCGGATGATTGAGAAAGACATCCTGCCAGTTATCGGCTCGGTGCCGGTCAAGGACATTACAAAAAAGCATGTCTCCCAAGTCATCAACAGGGTGGTGGACCGCGGCGCGAAGGTGAAAGCGAACAGAGTGCTTTCTCTCATGAAGACAATCTTCGGTTATGCGGTCGAGCACGGAGAGATCGACGAATCGCCCGTCACGATGACGAGGAAAGGGGCGGGTGGGAGGGAAAGGCCGAAGAACCGCGTGCTCGGCGCAGATGAGATCAAGGTCTTCTGGACGGCGATCGAGACCCATTCAGGGTTTATGAGCTGGCGCACAAAACGCATCCTGCACCTAATCCTCTTAACCGCTCAGCGTCCGGGTGAGGTTGCAGGAATGATGTGGGACCATGTGGACCTCAAAAAAGGGATCTGGCAGCTACCGGCAGAACTGGTCAAATCCGAGCGTAACCATGTCGTTCATTTGTCAGAGCAAGCTGTCAAGATTCTTGAGTTCGCGCGAGGGCGATCGGCCGGGGGCCGTTATGTTTTTCCTAGCGCAAGGGAGAAGGGGAAACCAACAGGGACGCAGACGCTGTCCTTGGCGCTGCTCCGGATGTTTAAAAATGGGGAGTTCAATGCCATGAAGCCCTTCACACCTCACGACCTGCGACGGACGGCGGCTACGCGAATGGCTGACATATCGGTGCACGCCCACATTGTGGAGAAAATCCTGAATCACAAAATGAAAGGCGTTATGGCCGTCTACAACTATGCGGAGTATCTGGACGAGCGCCAGCAGGCCCTTATCGCCTGGGGTAACTGCGTTGCTCGCTACGCTGATGTCTGGTCGACGGAGGCCGCAAACGGCAACGGCCCATGTGTTCCTGAAGATGTGTCGGCCGAGTCAAGCGGTGGACGGTAGACAAAGAAAAGCCCTGTTCAGCGACAGGGCTTTAAAGGGGAGGTGCTTTTCTGCAACATCACTCCGCAGTCTTGGAGCGATTCAGCTTTGTCGGATGCTTGTGATGTTCCTTCAAAGCGGCGCGGATGGCTGCGTTCAACTTCGGGTCGCTAAAGTCAATGCCGGCCCCGTCGGTTTCTTCATCGACGATTTTCTGGAATGCCTGCTGTGTCGGGGTGATATACCGGTCGCCGACTACCTTCTCAATGACCTCCCATGCTTCAGGCATGTATTCGGTCATCACGATGCGCAGTAGGTTAGCTGGGTCGAGGCCAAGAGACAGCGCCATCGCATTAACCTTGTTGATAGGCAGCTTCGACTTGCCCTGCTTGAACATCGTAATGATGTTCGGGTTCTCATAACCTAGTTCCTGCGTGATCTGGCGCTGAGTCTTCCCGCTCATGTCGATCGCGCGCTCTAAATACTCGGCGACCGTCAACTTCGTTGCTCGTGGCTTTGCCTGTTTCGCGGCCATGTGGACCTCCCTCTCGTTATTTGGATACGTTCAGTAACGCATGACTTTCCGACTGACGGGGAACATCAATAAGCAATGACTGATGCTACCCTGATGCGAGCAATTATAGACAACAATTCTGCGTGCCAAGCAGATTAGCCCGGCATTTGTTCAGGAATTGAAAACAGAGAGCGTCGTTCTGGTTTCGATGGAACCTTATGTGCGCTCTATAATATAAGTCATCGGTTACATATCTGACAAACCGAAAATCAACCACAGAGGAATAGACCAGCCATGCTGCAGAACTTCACCATCGTCCCCCTGAGCAACGAGCAGGCAATCGTTCTGCGTGCTGAGACGATTGACGTCGGAAGCACACTGGACGGGGGTTCGATGCAATCGACCATCTGCCGGCATCCCGAATTCGGCAATCTGATCGTCATTGAGAACACCTGTGGTTCCTCCGCCGTAGCGCTCGATAAATCGCACATTGAGAAGTTGAGCAACCGGTTATCTCCGCGCCCGACGAACTGACCGCCGAGAGTCGGTCGATAGACTCTTAATTGTCAATTTACAAAGCGTTGTTAATTCATCAAAGGGGCGACGAATGCAAGTCAACAGCCGGGTTCTGATCATGCGCGAGGCGATCACCAAGATCGTTCCGATGTTAACTCAGCGATCAGTTAAGGTAACGCAGCAGGGCACGCAAGCGTTCGTCTCCTACAACCGCAAGACGTTGGCAATCGAGCGGGTGAATCTGCCCTATATCCCTGAAGACGCGAGTAACGAACTTCTCGACGCCACGCAGGGCTTCCTGGACCACGAAGTAGGGCACATCCTGTTCACCGAGCAGAGCATCGTCCTGAAGGCCGAGAAGCTCAAGGTCCACACGCTGCACAACATGATCGAGGACACGTTCGTCGAGCGGCGCATGGGCGAGCAGTTCCCCGGTTGCGGCGCAAACCTCACCCGCATGCACGGCTTCTTCCTGGCCGAATACATCGACACCCAACTGAAGGAAAAGCCGGAGCACTCGGCCGCGATCCTGATGGTCGTCGCGATCCGCGCATGGGCGGGCCAGCCGGCGTTCATCGACTACATGGCAGACAAGTGGGGGCTGATGAAGGAGGTCGTCGACCGTCTCGGCAAGGACTTCCCGAAGATGCTGCGCAATGTGCAGAGCTCGGCAGATGGTCTGAAGGTGGCGCTCGAAGCGAAGAAGCGCCTCGAGCCGAAGCCGGTTCCGAAAGCGCCGCCGCCACCGCCCGCACCCCCGCCGCCGGCACCGCCGAGTCCGCCGGAAGAGCCGAGCGAAGAGCCGCAGCCCGGAGCGGGCAGCCCCGGTGAGCCGGGCGACGAAGAAGACCCGGGCCAGCCTGGCGACATGCCGCCGCTGCCGGGCGATGAGCCACCCGAAGGTGAGGAAATACAGGAGCCCGTGCTGCCGCCCGAAGACGCTACCGCTGAAGAGCCGGCGCAAGAGCCTGCTGAAGAACCTGGCGCGGAACCCGCGCAGTCTGAAGAGCCCACAGCCGAAGCACCGGCGGGCGAGCCGGCCGACGAGGGAGATGAAGACGAGGGTGACTCGGACCCGGGCGCAATGTCGGGCGCAGCCGGTGGGGAGTCGACCGAGGACGATGAAGAAGAGCAAGGCGATGGAGCGGGCGACGGTATGGCGGGCGGCGACGCGTCGGGTGACACCAGCGAATCGGACGACGGCGATGCCGGGGGCGAAGACGAGAATGGGTCGCGCAGCGCGCCGACTTCGGGCGCTGAAAAGAGCGTCCCGGGCGGCACGCCGGAAGAGGGCGCCAGTGACTCGAGCGGCACGATCGGCGAGTCGGACCCCGAGCGTGACCTGTTCAAGGAAATCGCCGAAGCCCCGATCAAGGACTTCGACGAGGCCGCGAGCGACGCGCTCTCGAAAGAGGCCCGGGAAGCCACCCGCAACGCTGCTTATTCGGTTTTCACGCGCGACGAGGACAACCTCGAGGTGCTGGAAGTGCCAGCCGAGTTCGATCAGGCGACGGTCGTGGAAATGCAGAAGCAGGTCGACCACATGATCGGCCCGCTTCAGAAAGACCTGCAGCGCGCTATCGCTGCGCGCTCGGCGTCAATCTGGACCGGTGGGCACCGGCGCGGCCAGTTGCACGGCGCGTCGCTCGCCCGGGTGCTGACCGGCCGCGACGACGTGTTTCGCCAGAAGCAGGTGAGCCGCACGAAGGACGTGGCGGTAGAACTGGTGGTCGATGCGTCGGGCTCGATGTGGCGCAGGGGCAAGATAGTCGTCGCCGCCTACGCCGCTTATGCGCTGTCGGCCGTGCTCGACAACATCGGCATCGCGAACGAGGTGGTCGCCTTCAGCACGAAGGACTTCAGCAGCAAGACGGCGCGGGCCATGCGGGAGGAGGCGGTGGAGCATGGTCTGAACTACTCGCGCACCGCCGCGCTGGACATTCGCATTCTAAAGGCGTTCAACGAGCGGATGACGCCCGCGACGCGCCGGCGCTTCGCGATGCTTTCGACCGGCGGCGAAATGATGGAAGAGAACGTCGACGGCGAGTCCGTGCAACTGGCGAACCACCGTCTCCAGCAGCAGCGCTCTGCCCGCAAGGTCATGATGGTGCTCTCGGATGGGATGCCAGCATGCGGCGGGGGCTTGTCCCCGATCCTCAACGAGCATCTGAAGTCAGTGGTCAAGCAGATCGAGGCTCGCGGCACCGATGTCGTAGCGCTCGGCATTCTCGACGAATCGGTGAAGAAGTTTTACAGGCGCGCGATCGTCCTGAACTCGGTCGAGGATCTGCCGCGCGTCGTGATGCATGAATTGCACAAACTCCTCGTGCATTAAACAGCCTGCTCGGATAAGTAAGCGTTGACTTGACGATGCCATAAGTCACCGCTTACTATATAGTCTGTAACGAATGCAGCGAATTTCAAATTTACGTGATCATCACGGAGGATTTCATGAGTGAATTGGGCGACAAGATCAAGTGCGCGGAATGCGGCGCACTGACCCACGCAATCCAGCTGCACCTGCCCGAAGCCCATCCGGGCATGACCGTCGCGGACTACCGCGCGAAATACCCGAACGAATCGATCCTCTCGGCGCGCGCTGAGGCTGAACTCGCCCGCCGCGAAGCCGCAAAGGCTGCGCCGGCCGTTGCCGTCACCGAAGGCATGGCAGGTAGCGCGCTGCCCGCTAACGTGGTCGCGCTGAACCCCGAAGGCAAGACCACGGGCACGCTGCACGCCACGTTCGGGCTTCTCGACGGAGCCGGTAACGCGGTGGCGGCAGCGCTGAACGGTCGCAAAGAGCCGATCCCGGTCACGATCTTCGCGTCGCCGGCCTACGCCGAGCTCGTGCCGGATGTCGACCCCGGCTTCATTTTCGACATCGACAACCTGAAGAACGCCCTGATGGCGATTGAGCTCCGCAAGAACCTCTACGTGTGGGGTCACGCCGGGACGGGTAAGACGACCCTGATTGAACAGATTTGCGCGCGCACTGGCCGCCCGGTTATGCGCGTGCAGCACTCGATCGGCACCGAAGAATCGCACGTCCTCGGTCAGTGGGTGGTGCGCGGCGGGCAGACGGAATTCCAGCCGGGCCTGCTCCCGCTTGCAATGCGCAACGGGTGGACCTACCTCGCCGACGAATACGACTTCGGTAACCCGGCCGTGCTAGCGGTGTATCAGCCGATTCTGGAGCCGGGTAAGTCACTGGTTATTAAAGACGCGCCGGACGAATGGCGCGTGGTCAAGCCGCACGAGAACTTCCGCTTCGTGGCGACGGGCAACACGAACGGCTCGGGCGACGACACAGGCCTGTATCAGGGCACCCAGATCCAGAACGCCGCGAACTACGACCGTTTCGGCATGGTGCTCGAGGCGACCTACATGAAGGCCGAGCTCGAGTCGGCGATTCTCGTCAACCGCGCGAAGGTGAAGAAGGAACACGCCGACAAGCTGGTCGACTTCGCCAACCGTGTGCGCGAGTCCTACAAGAACAAGGAAGTCTCGAACACGATCAGCCCGCGATGCCTGATCGACGCGGCCGACATCGGTCTGCGCAAGGGCAGCTGGCGAGCCGGCCTGACCCTCTCCTTCATCAACAAGCTCTCCGCGGTGGACCGCGCTGTCATTGACGGCGTTGCATCGCGCGTTTTCGACAAGTAATTCAGGAATGACCATGCTGCAATCGGCCCAATCGACCAATGCCAACAAACGCACCTCGACACGCTACGAGGATCACACGGGGATGCTGCACACACTCGCCAGGCGTGGCTGGGGCCGGTTACTGGAGAACGGGCTCGACACGCCCTATGAGGATGTGTTCCAGCAGATGTGCGAGTCGTTCGTGAAGTGCCAGGCGACCTACGACGCGTCGAAGGGCTTCAGTTTCTCCGCGTATTACGGGCGCTCGGTCTGGAACAACTTCAACAAGTGGGCCGAGCGCATCATCGAGGAGAAGCACACGCTCGGTATGGTCAGTGTCGAATCGCTTTGCGGCAGTGACGAAGATGGCGAGCGCGACGTCTACGAGTTCATCGAGCAGAACGAGGACGACGCCGACGATTCGCCCGAAGAGCGCCTCGCCGCGCGTCAGGAGAGCCACCGGCTCGCCCGCATGCTCTCGGACGACGCCAAGCGTATCGTCGCGCTGCTCGTCAACCCGACCGCGGACCTGAACGCATGGATGGACGCGCGCAACGCCCGCATGCTGAAGAAGTTCCAGCACATCAATATTTGGATGCTCGGCGAGTATCTGGGCTTGAAGCGCGACAAGACGGCGCGCCTGCGCCTGGAACTCGAACGCGTCTACGGGGTGACGCTGTAATGGTCCACCCGAGCTGCTTCGGCCTGCCGTCCGTCTTCGTGGCGACGCTGCCGGCGTGCGTCGCGTGCGCCTCGCGCGTGCGCTGCATCCCGACCTGCCACGCGATGCTCGTCTCGCTGTCCGACAAGATCGACGTGACGGCACCGCTCGCGCAGCTTGAACGCACTGCCAAGGTCGTGACTGCGCAGTCGATCCCTGCAACCGACGTTGAAACGACGATCGCGGCACCGATGCCCGCCGCGGTGCGGGTGAATTTGGCTATCGGTGCACCCGAACAGACCGCGCTCGCAGCGCTGCCGGTGCGCGCGGCCAAGGTGCTCAAGCCCTTACTCGCCCGTGGTGGAGACGTCAGGGCGAGGCTCGCGCTCGCGAAAGGGCAGAACCCCTTTGACGCCGATGCGCCGCGCTGGCTGCAATTCGCGGGCGAGCGCCTGATTGCCGGCCGGTTCACGAAAGCCGGGCTGCGCGAAGCATTCGTGAAGGAATACGGCTGGTCAGAGGCGACCGCCTTCTCACGCGTGTCCCTTGTCGTCGCGCTGATCCCGACGCTGCGGCTCGGGCACGTCGTGGGCGATACCGTGCTGTGTGCGCCGACGCCCGCCCGCGATCATTAATTTCTAGTCACACGAACAGGGGAACGAGTTGAACATCAAGCACCTCCTGTCCGCGCGCAGCGATTTCTCGCTCGGCGAGTCCACCTTGCAGGTGGGCAAGCTGATCGAGCGCGCGAAGGAACAGGGTTATGAAACCGTCGCACTCGTGGACAACATGACCATTTCGAACATGGTCGCGTTCACCGACAAGGCGAAGAAAGCGGGCATCAAGCCGATCGTCGGTTGCACGATCCGGGTTGTCGATGATCCGACATATCGCAAGCCGGCGAAGACGTCGGGCGAGGCCGAGAAACCGAATCCGCTGATCAACCTGAAGGTCTACGCGCAGACGGACAAGGGCATCCGTTCGCTGATGAAGCTGCTCTCCAAGGGCAACTCGCCGGAATATTTCTACTATCACTCCCGTGTCGGCATCGAGGATGTCCTCGCGCTGGAGGACTGCGCGATCTCGACCGGCGACTTCTACGGCCTGTTCCACCACAAGCGCTACGACGAAATCTTCTGGCGCCTCGTTCAGGTGCACGGCACGCGGCTGTGGGTCGAGTTCGTGCCGGGCAACACGCCGCTGCACAAGACGCTGAACGCTCGCGCGCTGGAGGTCATGCACAAGTATGAAATGCCCCCGATCGGCACCTGGCCCGCGCTCTACGCGACCGAGGATCAGGCCGACTCGCTGGACGTGCTGCGCGCGATCCTGAACAACAACAAGATGACCGACCGCTGGCTGAACAAGCCCTACGTGCGCGACTTCTGCATCAAGGCGCCCGGCGACGTGGTGCGCGCGCTGGTCGGTCAGAGCCTGCCCGCGAAAGAGATCATTGCTGGAAATCAGGCGCTCGTTGACTCCTGCACCTACGAGTTCAAGAAGCTCGAGCCGTGCCTGCCGAAGATGGCACCGGACGAATTCAAGGCGCTGTGCGCCGAGGTTGCCAAGGGCTGGCAGCTGCGCTTTTCGGCGCCGGTGCTCGGTCATCAACCGTTGCCCGAAGACCTGCCGCAATACAAGCAGCGTCTCGCCTACGAGCTCGAAACGCTGCGCAACATGGGCTTTTCTGGTTACTTCCTGCTGGTGCAGCACATCGTCCAGTGGTCGAAGAGCAACGGCATTATCGTCGGCCCGGGCCGCGGTTCGGTGGGCGGCTCGCTGGTCGCTTACCTGATGGGCATCACGGACGTCGACCCGATCCGCTTCAATCTGTTGTTCGAACGTTTCATCAACCCGGAGCGTCTGGACTTGCCCGACGCCGACCTCGACTTCATGTCGAAGCGCCGCGCCGAGGTGATCGAATACATCGCCGAGAAGTTCGGGCGCGAGAACGTCGCCGGGGTGTCGAACTACAACACAATGGGCGCCGCGGGCGTCATGCGTGATACGAGTCGCGTCCACGAGCTCAACCCGTTCGATTATGCCTGCTCGAAGCAGATGGAAAAACAGCACGGGGTGTCGCTGTCGCTCGAGGAATCCGCCGCGATCGTGCCGGAGATCGACAAGTTCAAGGGCGCCTACCCGGAAATCTGGAAGCACATGATCAACCTCGAAGGCGCGACGCGCGGGCTCGGGCAGCACGCCGCGGGCGTGATCGTCGCCGGCGAGCCGATCGTCAACCGCGCGGTGGTCGAAACCCGCACCGGCGGCCCGGTATGCAACTGGGACAAGCGCGTGGTCGAGGACTGGGGGCTGATCAAGATGGACATCTTGGGCCTGACGAACCTCGACGTGATGAAGCTCGCCTCAGACTACATCGAGGAGCGGCACGGCAAGAAGATCGACTTCCTGCGGCTGCCACTTGACGATAAAAGGGTCATGGAGGCATTTGGGCGCGGGGACACAACGGGCGTGTTCCAGTTCGAGTCGCCTGGCATGCGGCGTCTGTTGCGTGAAATGGCGCTCGCGGGCTCGGTGACATTCGATGATCTGGTCGCCGTCGTTGCACTGTATCGCCCGGGTCCGCTGGATGCCGGTCTGTGCGACGACTACGTGGCGATCAAGCAGGGTGCGAAGATGGCCTACTACGAGCACCCGAACATGGCCCCGGCGCTGCGCGACACCTACGGCGTGATCGTGTATCAGGAGCAGGTCATGCAGATCGCGCGTGACCTTGCGGGCTTCACGTTTGCGGGCGCCGACCATCTGCGTAAAGCGATGGGTAAGAAGGACAAGGAGAAGATGGCCGAAATGCGCCAGAAGTGGGTCGACGGCTGCATGTCGCACTCTGGCATGACCGAAGGCTCTGCCAATGCGCTGTTCGACAAGATCGAGGTGTTCGCAGGCTATGCCTTCAACAAGTCGCACTCGGTCGAATACGCGGTGATTTCCTTCTGGACGATGTGGCTGAAGGTCAACTATCCGGCCGAGTTCTTCGCGGCGTCGCTGACCGAGATCGACAAGGAAGAAAAGCGCGAGCCTCTCGTCATGGACGCGCGGCGCATGAACATGCAGGTGTTGCCACCTGACGTGAACCGCTCAAGCGCGCGGGTCGAGATCGTGGGCGAGGACAAGCTCTATGCCCCGTTCCAGGCGCTCAAGGGGCTCTCCACCAACGCGGCAGGCTATATCGTCGATGCCCGCACGAAGTGGGGCAAGCCATTCGAGAACCGCACCGACCTGGATGCGGCGCTGAAGGCTGCCGGCTACACCGGCCGGCACATCAACCAGGCGGTCAAGGACAAGCTGGTGCTCATCGGCGCATTCGCCGAGTGCGAGGGCGACAAGTTCCCCGCCATGCACCCCGATCGGCTGAAGAATCGCATCGAGCTACTGCCAGGGTTCACGGTCGATACTGTGAAAGCAGACAGAACGCTAAACGCTGAAAGGCTTGCACTGCTTGAACTGGTGCGCATCGCAGAGGAAACGCGGGCGTGCGAGAAGTGCTCGCTGAAGGGCGGGTGTCATCCGATGCCGCGCATCGGCAAGACGCCGAAGTTCATGGTGGTGTCCGACAACCCGAACTGGCAGGAGGAGAAGGCGGGCAAGCTGCTCGAAGGCGACAACGCGAAGCTCGTGATCAACGCGCTGAAGGAAGCAGGGCTCTCGGCTCACGACGGCTATTTCACCACGCTGGTGAAGTCCGGGAAGCCGAAGGACCAGAAGACGCTCACCAACGAACAGATCAACGGATGCTCGGAGTTTCTCAAGCGCGAGCTGGAGATCCTCAAGCCGCCGGTCATCGTCACGCTGGGCAGCAACGCGGCGCGCTTCTTTGCGCCGGGAGTGAAGGGCGGCTCGATGGAGCTTGCGGGCAAGGTGATCTTCGATCCGAAGCTCGACGCCTCGATTGTCTTTGGCATCAACCCGGGACAGATTTTCCATGACCCGGGCAAGTATTCGATTTTGCAAACCGTGGCTACGAAAGTGGCCGACCTGATCACTTAAAAAGGAACACTCATGACCAACGAAGCACTGTCCGTAGCAGAAATGGCCGCACTGGTTGGCGACCTCGAAACCCCGCCGACTGCCCCGATCGTCAATGCGACGATCGCCAGTGCACCGGCAGCCGCCGCGCCCGCACCGACGCCCAAGACCGCCGAGCCGACCGCATCGGGCCTGAAGGTCTTCGTGGACGTCGACCAGCTGAAGAAGGATCTGCAGGTGAATCCGAACGATCTGGACGACGCGGTGATCAGCCAGGCGCCGATGTTCGTGCACTACGCGCAGCAGGCCGCGCAGGCTCGCCGCCAGTGGGAAAAGAGCAAGCTCGCCGCCGAGGTCACGGAATCCCAACTCGACGCAGCATGGCGCAAGAAATTCCTCGAAGACGGCACCAAGGTGACCGAGAAGGTGGTGGAGAACGCCGTGAAGGCCGACCCGCGCTACATCAAGGCTCACACGCAGGTGATCGAGGCGCGCGCGCTGTATGACATCGCGAACGACGCGCGCGAAGCCTACATGCAGCGCAAGGACATGATCGTGCAGGTCTCAGTCGATCGCCGCCGCGAGCGTGAGGGCCAGCTACGCATCCAGGCTGCGCGCGAGGGCGAGATTGCCGCGCAGTCGGGTCGCGACGCGGCGCTCGCCGCTGAAGCTGCGCGTCGCCAAGCAGCCTGACAGGATCTTTTCGATTCGGTCGGTTGAATAAGTCACCGCTTACTATACTTAAATATGACGTGAGAGACGGTAAGCATTATTGAACTGCCTCTCGCTCAAAACCTTTGACTTATCTCCAGAAAACTCTGAACAAGGAACTACAAACATGTCGACTCAATCGCTGATGGAACTGCTGCAAAAGCGCAAGGCTGCAACGGGTGGTCAGAAGACCATCAAGCCGAAGGCCGGTCGCAACCGCTACCGCATTCTGCCGGGCTGGCGCACCAACGGTGATCCGACGTTCTTCCACGACTTCGGTCAGCACTTCATCAAGGACGCAGCTGGTCAGGTGAAGGCGGTCTACATTTGCGCGGACAAGACGTTCGGTCGTCCGTGCGAGGTGTGCGATGCGGTGGCGCAGGGTATCCAGATGTCCACCGACGACACGATGAAAAAGCGCATCGAGGACGCGAAGTCGAGCGGCCGTGTGTTGCTCAACGTGCTCGAGCTCGACGGCCCGCAGCCGACGGTGCCGCAGATTCTCGAAGTCGCGCCGACCGTGTTCAACGGCAAGAAGGGTGTGGGCGGGATCATCAGCCTGTTCGATGAATGGCCGAACATGCTCGATCCGAACACGGGTAACGACATCATCGTCGAAAAGTCGGGCACGGGCCTCGACACCGCCTACAGCGTGCAGATCGCAGGTGCCTCGAAGCCGGTTCCGCCCGAAGCGCTCGCAAAGCTGTGCGACCTCGACGCGTATGTAATGCAGGAAAACGAGCAGGCGCAGCAACGCGCGCTGGCATCGGTTCGCTCGGTCGCGGGTCTGCCCAACCCGACAACGACGCCCGCGCTTGGCTACGCACCGGCTGGCACCGTCGCGCCGAGCGTCTACACCGCGCAGCCCGCGCCGCAACCGTGGGAGGTGGATGAGACGCTCGACATCGGCACGCTGGCTAACCCGGCCGCAGCCGCTGCGGTGGCCGTGACGGCGGCTGTCCCGGCAGTGGCAGTTGCAGTCGCCCAGCCGGCCGTCGCGGTAGCGCCCGCAGCGCCCGCAGCACCGGCGGTGGCCGCGGTAGCGCCCGCCGTTGCAGCAGCCCCGGCTGCCGCAGTGGCCCAGCCGGCAGTAGCGGTTGCGCCGGCAGCCGCCGCAGCTGGCACGGGTGACCCGGAGCTCGACGCTCTGCTCGCCGGCCTGTAATCGAAGCCTGATGTAACGACAGAAGCGGCGGGGCTTACACCCTGCCGCTTCCTCATTCAAGGGGTTCGATAGTGGCAAAGACAATCCTCATCGACGCGAACTCAGTCGGGCGCGCGTCGCACGCGGCGACGAAGCTGACCGTGGGTGCATTCCAGACGCAAGCCATCTTCGGCTTTCTGCGCACGGTGGGCGCGCTCTGTCGCGATTACCCGGGCTGGCAATTGCTCGTCCTGTGGGACGGCCGCGCAGACCATCGCTACGCGATCTATCCGCAATACAAGGAAAAGCGCAAGTCGGCGCTGGTCGATCCGGTGAAAGCCGCTGACCGTGCCGCCTACGAGGCACAGGTGCCCTTCATCAAAAAGGCGCTCGACATGCTGGGCGTGCCGCAGATGACGAACGCTGCGCTCGAGGCTGACGACCTCGCGGGCTACTTCGTGCCGCGTCTGTCTGCGAAGGACGATATGCTCCTCGTGACGGGCGACTCTGACTGGTGGCAGCTTATCAACGAGCGCTGCCGCTGGTTTGATCCGCGCAAGGCGGGCCTGCACGTCTGCCTCGACGACTTCTTCCAGAAGACTGGCTACTTCAGCCCGCGCGAATACATCGAAGGTAAGGCGCTGATCGGTGACTCGACCGACGACATTCCGCCGGCGGGCGGCATCGGGCCGAAGGGGGCGCCAGAGTTCATGGCGCAGTTCCGCTCGATGGAGAAGTTCCGGGCGATGTGCGACTCGGACGAGTTTGTGCCGAAGCTGAAAAAGCACATCGAGCTGTGGAAGGGCGAGTCGCGCCGCAACTGGGAGCGGAACATGAAGCTGATGAACCTGCTCGACCAGCCGCACCCGGACCCGTCCAAGACCGTCATCACACACGGCACTCTGAACGAGGACACCTTTCGCGCGCTGTGTGAGCGCCTCGCTTTTCGGTCGATGCTGCGCGAGTGGGATCACTTTCTGATCCCGTTTCGCCAGCGCTGGGAGGCGCGGCTGAAGAAGGCCGCTTAGGGAGAACCGCATGGACATTGTGATTGAAAAGAACGTGCCGCCGCCTGTAACCGGGCACGGCACATGGGGCAGCGTGCTGTCCCGCATGGAGGTCGGTGACTCGTTCGTGACCGACGACACTCCCGCCGCACGCGGTGCACTGCGCACCGCGGCAACGCGCGTGAAGATCAGCCTGTCGATCCGCAAGGAGCTGGATCAGCAGGGCAACCCCGTAGAAGGTCGTATGCGCGTATGGCGCGCGGCCGACAAACAGAAGGAGCAACAAGAATGAGCGTAGCAGACGATCTGGCGAAAGCCATCATGGGTGCTGTGGGCGGCAGCGACGAGGAGCTCGAGGTTCCCGGATACATCGACACCGGCTACGAGCCGCTGAACGATATTCTGTCGGGCGATCCGAAGAACGGCGGCATCGCGATGGGGCGCATCTTCGAAATCTTCGGCCCGTCGAGCTCCGGTAAGACGTGGCTCGCCACGCAGATCATGAAGCAGGCGCAGGTAATGGGCGGCGTCTCGCTGTTCATGGACCACGAGCTGACCTTCCAGCAGCCGTTTGCCGAGCGCAGCGGGCTCAAGACGGAGTTCCCGTGGTTCATCTACAAGCGCCCCGATACGTGGGAAGCCTCGAATACGATGGCCCTGCAGGCCGCTGACGCGATTCGCAAGAGCAAGAAGCTCGATCCACTCGCGCCGATCGTGGTCGTATTCGATTCGGTCGCCGCGATGATTCCGCAGTCGGTGTTCGAAAAGGGCATCACGGACTACAACATGAACGACACGACCGCGCTCGCGCGTGTGTCCTCGACCACGTTGAAGTCAATCAATCAGCAGTCGGCGAAGATGAACGTGACGATCATCTACCTGAACCAGATCCGCACGAAGCCGGGTGTGGTCTACGGTGACCCGACAACGACCCCGGGCGGCTCGGCGTTCGAGTTCTACGCCACCGCTCGTCTCGCGCTCGGCAAGAAGTTCATCAAGTCCAAGGTCAACGGCAAGGATGAAATCGTTGGGCAGTTGATGGGGATCGAGACGAAGAAGAACAAGCTGGCACGTCCGCGCCAGGAAGTTGATCTTCGGCTGCAATTCCTCGACGACGGCATGACGACCGTGAACCTCACGCTCTCGCTGCTCGACCACGCGGTCGCCGTCGGTAAGCTGAAGAAGCTCTCCACGGGCCGCATCGAGTGGGTCAACGGTTCCAGCTATCCGCCGGGGCAGCTCGCCGACATGATCGACAAGGGCGGCCTGAAGCCGGTGCTGCTCAACGTCATCTATCCGAATCACTACCCAGCCGTCGCGGCGCCCGCAGCCGCCGCAGCCTAAGCATTGCGCCTCCCTATACTCGGTAGCAGATAACCGGTAAGGGGAGGGGTGATGGAACAACATGTGATCGAATTTGCGCCGCCGGCCGAAGGGCTCGACGGCGTTTCTGTTTTCAACACCTTCCGCCTCGGTCGCGTGTGGCACGACCGGCTCAAGACGGGCGACGAGGTGTTCCTCATGTGGTCGAAGAAGATGCATGTCTTCGGGCGCGCGGTGGTCGGCGACGTGCACAAGGGCAAGCTCAGGGAGCTCGCCGAAGCGCATGCGCAGTTCAACCATAACCAGCGCGCGAACGCAGACACGGCGGGCGCCGCCGAGCGTCTGATCGCGAACATGATGAAGCGCTATGGGCCGCACATCTGTCATGAAAATAAGCTCACGACCTGCATTTACCTGAAGAGGTTCGAATGACAACGCCATTTTCCACGGTCGCTGCTGAGGCGCCCTATGCGCGCATCACGCGTCAGACCATTTTGGGCATCCTCGAAGAGGAGATCGGCAGCGACGTGCCGCTCAAAGTCAAAGCGAGCGCCGCGCGCGAGATCATGAAGGTGATCGAGGAGCGCTACGCGGAGAAACCGCGAAATGGCTGAGCTCAAGGTCAAGGACTGGAAGCCCTCGCCCTGTGGCAAATACCAGGCCGCCAAGGTGAAGAAGGGCTACAACCTCTACGGCGAGATCCGCAAATACCCGAACGGCATGACGATCTACTGGGCGTTCAGGAAGCCCGACGAGGTGTTCGTGGAGCTCGACGCATGGGCCGTCGACACGGAGACGATCTCCGTCATGAAGAGCCGCCGCGTCACGCACATCGGCATCCTCGTGTCCAACGGCGACACCTACCTCACGCGCATCGAGACGATGACCGACAAAGACAAGGGCGCCGTCGTCCTGAACTACAGCGCGCATCGCGGCGCACGCGGCAAGCTCGGCGCGCGTCAATGGTATCTGCCGCGCTCGCAGTTCGTGCAGCAACTCGCCCCGCCGGAGACGACCATCGAGCTGATGAAGATCCGGGGACGAAGATAAGTAAGCCATAACGTATCAATCAAACTATGTCATTCTTAATCAGGGAACGACCAATGATTCTAACCAGCGCACTTCTCTGCCTGACGTTGAACATCTACCACGAAGCCCGCAGCGAGCCGATCCTGGGCCAATACGCCGTCGCAGCGGTGACCATGAACCGTGCGGGCGACGACCCGAAAAAGGTCTGCGACGTGGTAATGCAACCACGCCAATTCAGCTGGACGACCACCAAGCTCTTGCGCGACCGCGCCGGGTGGCGTCTGAAAGCGGCCGGCGTGCCAAAAGACGACTTCGCCTGGATGATCGCGAGCAAGATCGCCGAGAACACCCTGTCAGGCCACAAGATCGACCTCACGCACGGCGCGACCTACTACCACGCCACTTGCGTGCACCCCGGCTGGCGCGAGAAGTTCGTTCACGCGCTGACGATCGGTGATCACATTTTCTATCGCGTTACATAAGTCACCGATTACTATAATTTACTGTGTAACGCAGACGTTACCCTTTCAACCACTCAGGAGTCACCTGCATGAAATTCTCGACGTTCCTCTCCAAAGCCCTGTTTCACGCATTCGTGTGGGCCGAACTGCTATACGGCCTGCTTGCGCCCGCGCAGGGCCACGAGAACCTGGCCGTCTTCATCATCGGCATGTTCTCGGCGATTGGCTTCGTCGGAATGCTGCTCGACGGCGGGCTGAAGTCGATCGATGTGCCGGGCTCGTTCATCGGCCGCGCTTTGTTCCAGCTGTTCCAGTTCTCAAGCATGCTGCTGATCATCCTGGTCGTCGAGCACGGACACTTCGCCGCCGCTACCGCGCTGACGCTCACGACATTCCTGAAGGCCACCGCGTATCGCACGGTGCGCAATGCCGAGCGCGACATCAAACGCATGCTGAAGGAATTCGCCAATGCAAAGGCGCAGCCGCAACCGGCAGCCGATGCCCCGTTCGAAGACCCGGCGCTTCAGACGAAAAGCACCACGCTCGAATTGAAGGCCCGCCCGGCTGCCGTGCGTGACCCCGCCTTCGACCATCCCTTCAGCGCAAATACCGCTGCCGCGACAAGCGCATAAGTCTCATCAGTCGTAGAAACAGGGGCCGCGTGCCCCTGTTCGCTGTCCAGAACATTGTAGTGAGAATGCCCACATGGGCTATCAGACGGGGGAATCATGACGCCATACGGGCTTCTATCAGACACGCATTGCCATAACTGGTCCGCCTTCGCGCAGACCGATGACGACCTCATCAACACACGCCTCGTGATGATCCTCGACGAGATCGAGCGCTGTGCCATCGAGACTAAGAAAGCGGGCGGTAATACGGTGTATCACGGGGGCGACCTGTTCCACGTTCGCGGCTCGATCGAACCGAGCGTGCTGAACCCGACACGCGCCCGCTTCGAACATATCTACCGGCAGCATGGCGTGAAATTCCGCCTGCTGCCGGGCAATCACGACCTTGAGCACAAGCACAGCAACGCCGTCGGCAACTCGGTCGAGGCGATGCGCGGTGAGTGGGTCGAAGTCAATCACGGTCCGACGTTCTACCCGGAGCACCCGGTGACGGCCACGCTTGAAGGCGTGCAGATGGTCCCGTGGGTCGAGCGCGTGCAGGACTTCAAGGACAACATCGAAACTTGGGGACTTGACCGCGCGTGCCGCGCGAAGCGCGACCTGATCATTCACGCGCCGATCGACGGCGTGATCGAGGGGCTGCCCGACCACGGACTCACCGGCGAATGGCTCGCGGAGCTCGGCTTCAAGCGCGTGTTCAGCGGCCACTACCACAACCACAAGGAAATCATCCCGGGCAAGGTCTGGTCGATCGGCGCGCTCACGCACCAGACGTGGGGCGACGTCGGCAGCAAGGCCGGTTTCCTGATCGTAAGCGACGCGGGCGTCAAGTGGCACAGCACGCATGCACCGCAGTTCGTGGACATCGACGCGTCGATGGACCCGTCCGAAGTCTCGTTGCGCTGCGATGGAAACTACGTGCGGGTCAAGGTCCAGAACGCGAAGCCCTCCGAAGTGAGCGCGATTCGCGACGGCCTGATGAAGCACGGCGCGCTCGGCGTGAATGTGAACGTCGTCAAGGTGCCGGTGACCGGCCGGCCGACAGTGAGCACCGTCAAAGCGGGCGCCTCGGTTGAAGTGCAAGTGACCGACTACATCAAGAGCGCGGGCTTCGAACATGCGGAGCTCGTCGCACAAGCAGCAATCAACGTTCTCGCGGAGGCGGTGTAATGGACTTTCTCAAACTGCGGGCGGTCAACTTCCTGACGCTCGGTGACTCGGGCGACCTCTCGCTCAAGGATCGCGGGCTCGTCCTAATTCAGGGCGTGAACAAGGACGACACATCGACCGAATCGAACGGCGCAGGCAAGTCGTCTATCGCCGACGCGCTGTGCTGGGCGCTGTTCGGCACGACCGCGCGCGGCGAGTCGGGTGATCAGATCATCAACGAAAAGGCGAAGAAGGGCACGTATGTGAGCCTGTCCCTGCAGGACGGCGAGACGATCTACGAGATCCGCCGCCATCGCAAGGACAAGCAGTTCAAGAACGCGACAACGATCACGCGCTGGAATCCGGCCGAGAGCTTCTTCAATGGCGCGGTGGGCGAGCGCATCGAGAAGGGCACCGAGAAGGAAGTGCAGCCGCAGATCAACGAAATCATCGGCTGCAACTACGACGTGTTCAAGTCGGCGATCTACGCCGGACAGGAGGACATGCCCGACCTGCCGAAGATGACCGACAAGCCGCTGAAGATGCTGATCGAGAAGGCGGCCGGCATCGAGCGGCTGGAGTCGGCCTACACGATCGCAAACCGCAAGCGCGACGAAGCCGTCGCCGCGGTCGAGAGTGCCACCAAGCAGATCGGCTCGCACGAGGCGCACATTGTGAACTGGAAGGTCTCGCTCTCGCAGGCTGAGACCAGCCACGCCGCGTTCGAAGCTGAGCGCCCCAACGTGCAGGCGGGCTGGACGGGCCGGGCCACGACGATCGCCGATGCGCTGCGGCAGAACTTCGAGACCTACAAGGGGCTCGGGGAGGCCGCGCTTGTCGCCGAGCGTGACCAGCTGCAAGCGATCCTCGCAGATCACAACAAGTTCACGGTGCAGCGCAACGAGCTGATCAAGACAGAGAGCGCGGCGGCAACCGCGCACCGCGTGCGGCTCGCCGACTTTGAGCGCGTGCGCTCACACGCCGTCGCCGCCAGCGAAGCGATCAAGAACGCGCCGGCGGCGATGGCGAAGCCCTGCACCGAATGCGGCAAGCCGCACACCGCCGAAGAGCTCGACGAGTTTGTCGCACATCAGCGCAAGCGCGCGATGGAACTCGCGGTCGAGGCGGGCCAGATCCAGTCCGAAGTGACGGAGCTCCAGAATGCGGCCGCCGCCGCTGCGAAGGCAGTCGAAGACTTCACCGCGACCATCCCTGATGTGTCGGCGACCAGCGCGCGCCTCGCGCAGGTGAATCAAACACTTCAGACGTGCCACCAGCTGAAGAACATGATCCAGCAGCAGAAGGCTGAGCACGACCGCGCGAAAGCCGAAGCCGAGAAGGCGCTCACCGTGGTCAACCCGCACCAGTCGGCGATCGATATGGGCCGTCAGCAGATCGCCAAGATTGAGGCTGAGATCGAGTCGATCAAGGCGGGTGCCGTCGAGCTCATGGAGGCGGTCGAGATCGCCGAGAGCGTGGTGAAGGTCTTCAGCCCCGGTGGCGTGCGCGCGCAGATCCTCGACACGGTGACGCCGTTCCTGAACGACCGCACCTCCGATTACCTGTCGTCCCTGTCGGACGGCAATATCAGCGCCGTCTGGTCGACGCTTTCGACCACCGCGAAGGGCGAGCTCCGGGAGAAGTTCAACATCGACGTCGAGAACGCCACGGGCGCGAAGACGTTCGGGGGTCTGTCGGGCGGGGAAAAGCGCAAGGTGCGGCTCGCGACGATGCTCGCGCTGCAGGACTTGGTTGCCTCGCGCGCGACGAAGCCGCTGTCGCTGTGGGTTGGCGACGAGATTGACGACGCGCTTGACGCCGCGGGCCTCGAGCGCCTCATGACGGTGCTCGAGCACAAGGCGCGTGAGAAGGGCACGGTGCTGATCATCAGCCACGAGTCGCTCTCCGACTGGTGCGACCAGATCGCCACGGTCACGAAGCAGGGTGGTCAGTCCACCGTATCGGGGGCGCTGAGCGTATGAACGCCAAAATTGCGGCGGGCTTGAGGAAGAGGCAGTTCTCAAGCCCGTTCGAGGATCACTTCGAGACGCCAAAGAGCACGATCTCAATGAGCGGGCGCCAGATGGGTAAGTCAACTCTTATGCGCGAACTGGCCGAACAGCAGGAGAGCCTTGCGAGAGCCATCGTCCGGTCATCGCCATCGAGCATTGGTGCGGCGGCAACCACTGCGACCGCCGCGCCGCCTTGGGCGAGTAAGAGCGCGGAAGAGATCGTCGCCGATATGAAGCGCTTCGCGGAACAGCTTGAAAAGTCGGCACCCGTAACCAGCGGGGCGATGATCGGCGATGGTCTCATCACTGCCGCGAAGATTGCCTCGTCGCTGCCCTGGCCCGGCACCAAGCCGAACATGTTCGACGACATTGTGGCGTCGGCGTCCGGGATCGTAAACCTCACTGAGGAACAACCCATGAACACCTCGAAGGAAGAAGCCGCGAAGCAGCTTGCCGCGCAGATCAACCAGAAGATCACGACGACCATCAGGCCCGGGCCATTCAAGCTCGCCGGCCCGGCGCAACTGACGATCAAGACGCGCCAGTCGCAATACAAGAAAAAGGCGTTTCTCGGCGACGAGACGATGAGCCTGACGAGTGTCTATGGAGGCAAGCGGGAAGTGATCGCTGTGTTCAAGAACGCGCTGCCGGTCGACTACTCCTACATCGAGATTCCGCTGGCCGACGCCACGACGCAGCTCGCCGGGTTCAAGGAATATCTAGCGTCGCTGGGTGTGGCGGACATCGACACGATCGTCGCCGGCATCGAGCAGCAGAAGACACAGACCGCGGCCGCCGAGCGCGACGAATTGCTCGCTGACCCGGAATTCGCAAGCTGGTAACCGAGGACAGGAAGATGAAACTGAAGATTGTTGGTCTGGACCCATCGCTCACCCACACGGGCATCGCGATCATGGAATACGACGTTGCGGCGGCGGCACTCGACGTGTCGGAACTGCGGTTGATCGTCACCGAAAACCAGAAGGGTAAGCAGGTCCGTCAGAACTCGGACGACCTGCGTCGCGCCCGCGAGGTCGTTGCGGGCATACACAGCGCGTGTAATGGTGCGCTCTTTGCCGTGTCTGAAGTCCCGATGGGCGCACAGAGCGCGCGGGCAGCGCTCGCGTTTGGCATGGTCATTGGGATTCTTGCGAACCTGCCTGTGCCGTTGATTCAGGTGAGCCCGCTCGAAGTGAAGATGGCGGCGGTCGGGCACCGTCAGGCGGCGAAGGAAGAAATGATCGCCTGGGCAGTCGCAAAGCATCCGAATGCGGGCTGGCTTCTACAGGACAAGAATGGCGCGCGCCATAAAAAAGGCGACCTGAAAGCCGACAACGAGCACTTGGCCGATGCAGTCGCGGTCGGCGAGGCCGGGATTCTGACCGACCAGTTCAAGCAGGCAGTGGCGATGCTCAGCTTCGCGAAGGCAGCCTGACATTCACGACTATGGGTGGAAGTTGTCCGAGTCGTCAGTTGATAGGCCGAAAACTTCAGCTGCTGCATTCCAAAGACCGGCATCGATGTCTAGGTGTTCCTCCAGCAACGCAGAGAAGAAAGCGTAGACGTCGTCGTCGGAGGCAATCAAAGCGATTTGACTGTTGTCGATTGCGGCCTCCAAAAGGCGTTCTGCTTCGGTTCTATTTATCGTCGGGCGCAACTGTTCGAGTTTTGCGATCGCCTCGTGGGTCGCTCGAAATGTGGGACTGGTCACTAAAGCCTCAATTGCAGCTTCCTTCTCGGCGCTGGGCGCGGTAACTGGAGTGGCGGCAGCCGCGACTTCAAGCATCACACCGTGTGCCTGGACTGGCTCCGGCGGCGAAGCTGCGGGTTCTGCTGCCGGCTGGCCGCGTGCCTCTTCTGCATCCGCTAGGTATCGGTCTAAGAATGGCTTGACGCCTTTGTAGACGTGTAGCTTGCCATTTTTCGACTGCTTCCACTCAACTTCCAGCGACGGATGTGGTCGGCCCGTGTTAAGTGCCGAAACGTAGTCTCCATCGTTGCTGACGATATGGAGGTCGCCATCCGGAACCCGGCTCAGCAGCACCTCCCAGTTATACTGATCTCCAACGCTGTCAGGTTTACCCGGCGGACTGCCTTTCTGCATCCGTTTCACGGCTCTAACAAAAATCTGTTCATCGTCCAGATAGAGTTCAGCCTTATCGATGAGGTCTTGTAAAACAATGTCAGCGGGTAGAGCGTTATTGGAAGCGTCCGTCGCTGCCTGATTGATCATCGCGTTGCGTGCTCTCGTCGCGGCTTCGACCGCGGTTCTATACTCGCTGGCTTGAGGGTATTCCAGCATGTGCTGAGGAATCCCGCCGGGGTGACTTTCTTTTTTGAAATTGTCCGCTGCGGTCTTTAGCCTGGTTTCGCGATTCCGCCAGAGTTCGTCGAGAACCTGTTCAGGAAGATGAAGGCAAATCCCATCTGCCGTGAGGTGCTCGCTGAGGTCCTTCAATTGACCTAGCGATTCCTTTGTTGAGGAATAAAATTCGAGGAAAACGTTGGTATCAACGAAGAGGTGTGTCTGCGCCATGAGTGTTGTGCGTGCTAGTGACTATTTTCGTATATTGCCATGTTCCCACGGTCTTAACGCCTATTCGTGGCGGTAGGGATCGGACGCGTCGTCTCTGACTATACTGAACAGGGAAGGGGTCGCGAGTCGCGGCTTATTTTTTTGTCTGTGAAGATAAGTAATGTGTGACTTATAATCCCTTCCCCCTCGCCAACCTCGACTGAGAAATGAAACACATGAACGTAGTAAAGCGCGATGGCTCGACCGAGCCGATGAACGTCCCCAAGATCCAGAAGTGCATCGAATGGGCCTGCAAGGGCCTGAACGTTTCCCAGTCCGAGCTCGAGACGAGTGTCGGCGATATGCTGTATGACGGCATGTCGACCAAAGATATTCACCGCGCGACGATCCTCGCCGCGGGCGGTCTGATCAGCCTCGCTGCGCCCGACTACACCTACGTCGCCGCGCGCCTGCTCAAGCAGCAGATTTTCAAGGAGTCGGTCGGCTCGATCGACTACCCGCACCTGGCCGACTACGTGAACAACGCGGTCGCGCTGGAAAAGCTGACCCCGGAACTGGTCGACGGCCGCTTCGATCTTGACGCGCTGAACGCGGAGATCGTCGCCGATCGCGACTACCAGTTCGACTACCTAGGCCTGCAAACGCTCGCCGATCGCTATTTCATCCGTGAGACGCCGGACGGCCGCATCATGGAAATGCCGCAGCACTTCTTCATGCGCGTCGCGATGGGCCTCGCATTGCGCGAAGACAATGCGACGGCGCGCGCCATCGAGTTCTATACGGTGCTGTCGAAGTTTGAATTCATCAATTCGACGCCGACGCTGTTCAACTCCGCGACGCTGCACCAGCAGATGTCGTCCTGCTACGGCAATCAGGTGGGCGACCAGATCGTTGCCGAGCCGGGCGATCACCCCTACGACTCCATCTACGGCGCGATCACCGAGTGCGCGTTGCTGTCGAAATACGCGGGCGGCATCGGCACCGACTGGACGCCGGTGCGTGGCAAGAACTCGCATATCAAGGGCACCAACGGGAAGTCCTCGGGCGTCGTCCCTTACCTGAAGGTCTACAACGACACCGCGGTGGCGGTAAATCAGGGCGGCAAGCGCAAGGGTTCGTTCGCGCCGTATCTGGAAACGTGGCACCCGGATCTGCCGGCCTTCCTGCAGCTGCGCAAAAACACCGGCGACGACCACGAGCGCTGCCACGACATCTTCCCGGCGAACTGGATTCCCGACCTGTTCATGGAGCGGGTGAAGGCGAAGGGCAAGTGGCATTTCTTCGATCCGCACAGCTACCCGGAGCTGCACGAGCTCTACGGCGACGCCTTCCGCGCGCGCTACGAGGAGCTCGAAGCGGCCGGCGCATGCGTGGGCGAGGTCGAGGCGCTGACGCTGTGGCGCGACATGCTGACGGCGCTGTTTGAGACGGGCAACCCGTGGATGACGTGGAAGGACGAAATGAATCGTCGTAACCCGCAAAGCCACGTCGGTGTCATCCACAACTCGAACCTGTGCACCGAGATCGCGCTGAACAACTCGGAAGACGAGACGTTCGTGTGCAACCTCGGCAGCGTAAACGTCGCCAAGGTTGACCCGTTCGCCAATCCGAAGCGCTTCAGCCAGGTCGTGAAGACCGGCATGCGCATGCTGGACAACGTGATCGACATCAACTTCTATCCCAGCGACCGCGCGAAGACCGCCAATATGCGGCACCGCCCGGTGGGTCTGGGCCTGATGGGGCTGACCGACCTGATGGCGAAACAGGGCGTGGACTGGGAATCGCAAGCGTGCCTCGTCCTGAACGACGAGCTGCTCGAGGCGCTCTCTTACGAGGCGATCAGCGCGTCGGTGGATCTCTCGGCCGAGCGCGGCGCCTACAGCACGTTCGCCGGCTCGAAGTGGTCGCAGGGCATCCTGCCGATCGATACGGCTCGCAACCAGGACGTATCGGGCAGGTATGACTGGGACGAGCTCCGTCACCGCGTCGTCACCTACGGCATGCGTAACAGCAACACGATGGCAATCGCGCCGACCGCAACGATCAGCAACATCATCGGCGTGTCGCCGTGCGTCGAGCCGAACTTCGAGCGCTTTCACTCGAAGAAGAACATGGGTGGCAAGTTCCTCGTGATCGCCCCGTCGCTGCGCTACACGGACTCGATCAAGACGTGCTTCGAGATCGACCCGATCTGGATCGTCGAGGCTGCGGCCCGCCGCCAGAAGTGGATCGACCAGGCGCAGTCTACGAATATCTGGATCAAGGCGGGCACGAAGGGCAAGGTGCTCTCGGACCTCTACATGCTCGCATGGGAGCGCGGCCTGAAGACGACCTACTACCTGCGCACCGAATCGGCGAAGGCGCAGGAAGAGGGCGCGGCCGCCGCAGCCGCCCCTGCGGCACAGGCTGCCGACGTCATGGAGCAGGACGTCTCGGCGGGTCTGTGCTCGATCACCAACCCCGACTGCACCAGTTGCCAGTAACCAACCAAGAAAGGGCCGGGCAACCGGCCCTCATACATTCCCGAGGCATAGCAATGAGTAGCAACTACGCACAGATCATCAACGACCGCCGGCTCGCATTTGGCCCGCGCAGCGACCTGATGGCGATCTCGCCCGCCAAGCACAAGTGGGCGCGCGACATGTGGAAGCAGATGAAGGCGAACAACTGGGATCTCCACGAGACCGATCTGACCGAAGACGGCCCGTGCTACCGCAACCGGCTCACGGACGGCGAGCGCTTCGCGTATGACAGCGCGCTGTCGTTCGCCTCGAACCTCGACGGCATCCAGTTGCACAGCCTGTCGAACGTCGAGGCGTGCATCACGTCCCCCGAGGTCGAAATGTGCATCAAGCGCCAGATGTATGAGGAAGCGCTTCACGTCGACGCCTACAGCGAAATGGTCGAAACCGTTTCCGCGGACCCGATGGCCGTCTATATGCGCTTCGAGCGCGACGGCATGCTCGCGGCGAAGAACGAGCACATCCTCGCGCAGTCGCGCATTCTGAAGGGCGAGCAGACGCCCGCGCAGTTCGCCCGCTCACTGGTCGCCAATATCGCGCTTGAGGGCATCTACTTCTACAGCGCGTTCCTCGTCTTTTACGCGCTCGCGCGCAACGGGAAGATGACGGGCTCGGCCGACAGCGTGAAGCTCATCCACCGCGACGAGCGCACACACCTGAAGCTGTTCAAGCAGATGCACCAGACGATGCGCCAGGAGCGCCCGGAGCTATACGACGCGCAGTTCTGGCGCGACGCTGAATTCCTGATTCGCGATGCGGTGGAGCTGGAAGGGAAGTGGGGCGGCTACATCGTCAGCAAGGGCATGTTGGGGCTGACCGCGCCGATCGTCACGGGCTTCCTGCAATCGACAGCGAACGAGCACGCGGTGGACATCGGCCTGCCCGAGCTGTTCCCCGGCGTGAAGAACCCGGTGCCGTGGTTCAAGCCGTTCTCCGAAGGCGAAGAGGCGAACTTCTTCGAAGCGAAGGTGGGCGACTACGCCGTCGGCACGCTCGATTGGGAGTAACGCGCGAATAAGTCACGGGTTACTATACTGTTCACTAACCGCCCGGGCGACCGGGCATTCACCGAAGGAAAGAGCATGAAAAAGTTTTGGGCAATCGTCGCTATCGCCGCAGGTCTTTTCGGGGTTGGTCTGATCATCAACGGCTGCACGCATAACGACTATGTGCAGCCGCCTATGGCCGCTCCTGTGCCTGCCGCGGTGGTTGCGCAAGCGCCGGGCGCCGCACCTGTTGTCGGATACGCGCCTCCGCCGGTCATCGTGCAGGCCGCGCCGACGCATGACGGCTTTTTCACCGGCATGCTGATGGGACACCTCATGAGCGGCGGCGGCGGTTATCACGCACCTGTCCAGCACAACACCACGATCGTTCAGCAGTCGGTGACCCGCAACACGATCGTGCGGCCCGCCGTCGCAGCGCCTCGCGCCAATACCTACGTCTATCGCCCAACGGTGCGCTCGAGTGGATCGAGCAAGTCGGTCTACGGGTCGTTTCGTCGCCGGTAGTCGGGCCAAGGGTCTGAATTGAGAATGGTGGTCGGGCGCAATGCCCGGCCCAATCGAGAAGTCATTGAAACCGCTTTGTGAACCAACCCTAGTAGCGCGTCTGACGGCCGGCAGACAAAAGCAAACGGCAGTAGCGAGACGAGCCTATCAAGCGCGCACGGTGAACACGGAGTAGCAGGGCCTCCGCTCTCCCGTCCGGTCTTTGAGCCGGAGTAGCGTATATGCGCGACGGCGCCCGAGTCGCATCGGGCAGCGGCCTCAATGACGTCTTTCAACGAGGAGAAACCAGCATGGCTAAGGCACGCATCACGATCTCGTTCGAATACGAGATCGTGGCACAACACTACGAGCCTCACATGACGCCGGAGCAGATGGTGGCGCTCGACGTCGCCAACTACAACGAAGACCCGCTCGCGGTCCTCGAAGTGCTCGCCGCGACCGAGTTTGAGGTCAGCGGCGTGCCGGTCACCGACAACCCGCTTTAACAGGAGCAAAACCCATGATCGAACTGCAAGGAAAAGGCTGCACCGTCAAGGTCATCGCCGATAGCGTCGCGCACAGCGTGAACGGCAAGCGTATCACCACGCTGCAACTGCGCTACTGGCGCGCGATCCACGCCGAGTTCATGACGCACCGCGTGCTGAGCCGCAACGCCAGCTCGTCGCGCGCCATACCGGTCGCAAAGATGCTGGAGCAGGTGCGCAATGATCCGGCGGGGCCGATCCACTGGGGAGCCAATCAACCCGGCATGCAGGCTCATGCTGAATGTGACGCGCCGATTGAACTGGTGGACTACGAGCTCATGGACGAGCCGACCGATTCAGTGCACGTCGAAACGCTGAATCAATTCTCGCGCGAGACAGCGTGGAAAGAAGCGGCGACTCGCGCTGCCGAGGTCGCCGAAGCCTTCTCGAAGGCGGGCTACCACAAGCAGGTCGTCAACCGGCTGCTGGAGCCGTTCCAATACATCAGCGTGATCTGCACCGCGACGGAGTGGGAGAACTTCTTCGCGCTGCGCGTGCACCCGGATGCGCAACCCGAGATTCAGGATCTTGCAGCCACGATGCAAAAGGCGATGGCGAAGTCGAAGCCCGTGGTTCGCACCGGATCGTGGGGCGACCCCGAAACATGGCACTTGCCCAACGTGCTTGACCACGAACGCAAGCTCTATCGTCTGGACGTGCTGCAAGCGCTCTCGACGGCCCGCAATGCCCGCGTGAGCTATCTGACTCATGACGGGGCAGAACCGAGCCCTGACAAGGATCTGGAGCTCTACGAGCGCCTGGTGGGTGCCGAGCCACTGCACGCGAGCCCGACCGAGCACATCGCCGCGCCGCTCTCGCAGGGCCACCGCACCGGCGGCCAGAAAAACTTCGTCGGTTGGCACCAATACCGTTCCGACGTCGAGGTGCGCATTGAGCGCGCGAAAAAGCTCGCTGCCGAAACGGGCGGCAGCAAACGCTTCGCGATTGCCTCACTATAATGAATAAGTAAGCGGTGAGTAATCACTGCAACACCCTGAAATCCTTTTGAAACCGGAGTGCCTACATGACGCAACTGCAAAACACCTTGAACTCATCCGACTATCACGCAGCGGTCCTGCAGACCGAGAGCAAGCCCGGCGAACTGAACTTCGGCCCGGCCACGCTGCTGATGGCGCTGAACCTCGCGGTGTCGGCCGCCAATGCGCTCGATCAGGTCAAGCGCGCGATTTACTACGGTCGCGACATCGACCAGGAAAAGGCGATGGAGGCGATTCAGGCCGTGCAGGGCACCGCCAGCGCGCTCGCGTTCCCGGTCGCCACGAAGCGCTACCGCGACCCGCGCGACGTGGACTTCTTCGCGCAGAACCTCTCCCCGGAAGCGGCAAAGAGCCTCAGCCCGGCCAACGTCGATCCGCGCCTGCTGCACGCAGCGCTGGGCAAGTTCACGGAAGCGGGCGAGTTCATCGAGGCGATCCTGCCGACGCTGATGGGCGCGGCGGTCGACAAGGTGAACGTGCTCGAAGAACTGGGCGACGGCAGCTGGTATGACGAGATCGCGCTCGACGCGCTCGGCTACAGCCGCGAGCAGTGCAACTTCGTGAACATCAAGAAGCTGCAGGACAAGAAGGCGGGCCGCTACCAGAAGGGCGCGTTCGACCCGAACGCCGCGGTCGAGCGCGACGTCGATGCCGAACGCGCATTGCTCGACGCGGGCGCGCAAAAGGCTGTCCTGGTCGCAGCGTAAGCCACACCCATTTTTTTCAACGACAGAAGGAGAAGCACATGAAGAAGATCGCACTGGCAGTCCTGCTCGCCGCTGTTTCGATGACCGCGTTCGCCCGCGGTGGCGCTGGCGGCAACGGCAACGGCGGCGGCCCGGTCGGCAATGGCTACCACGGCTTTTGCACGGGCGACTGCAAGCCCGCGCAGAAGAGCCGTCACGACGCGAAGCCGGACCCGAAGCTCTACAAGGGCCGCAAGTAATGATCGGCCTGTGCGGAGCGCAGCGGGTGGGTAAATCGACGCTTGCGCAGGCGTATGCGGAAGAGACCGGGGTCAAGTTCGTTGCTACCGGTGCTTCCACGACCTTCCGGCGGCTCGGTCTGGACCCGAAGAAAGACTACGACTTCGCGACCCGACTGAAGCTGCAAAAGGAGATCCTGCGCGACTGCGACGCGCTCTACGAAAAGAGCGGCATACGGTTCATCACCGACCGCACGCCGATCGACTTCCTCGGTTACACGCTTGCCGACGTCACGCGCGAGAACGTGCGCGGCGCGCTAGATGCGGAGCTGCAACGCTACATCGCGGACTGCTATGCCTGTGCGAACCGGCATTTCACAACGCTGGTGCTGGTGCAGCCGGGTATTGAGCTCATCGAGGCGGAAGGGAAGGCGCCGGCCAACCCGTCTTATATGGAGCACCTGAACGCGCTGATGCTGGGCCTCATGGCCGCTGATACGCTGCAAAGCGACCACTACCAGATCCCGCGCCGTATCACGGAGCTGGAAATGCGGATCACCGCGGTCGAACAGGCAGTGCGAAAGTCAGCCCAGCGCCATGTCACCAAGATGGGCCTGCTGCACGAAGAAGGACTTGTGCTGCATTAGTAATGTCGGTAACATAAGTAATTCGTTACCTATTCCTAGCGGGGAGGTCTACACTGTCTAGTGTTGATTCTCCCCGTTAAATCAATCAATTACAGGAGTTCGCGATGTCGAACAGCGTTAAGCTCAGCAATGATTCCCGCGACCAAATCATCAAGAACGCAATGCATGGTGCGTTCGAGGCTGACTTCAAGGCGATCAACAAGCGCCTGTCCGAGCTTGCCATGAAGTGCTACCGCACGGTCGTGTTGGAGGAGGACGAAAAGAAAGCGCGCAAGGCGCCGGCCGAATTCCTCTCGCTGACGAACTCCGTGTCGTTGCAATTTCATGACCCGGAAACGCATCGTCGCGTCTCGACGGAGAGCAACATCGAAATCCCCAAATCGATGCCCTTCCGCTCCAACTCCTCCTGCGGCCACGTTAAGGTCGAGGACAGCGCCCTGTATGCAGCCTACAAGCAGATCGACGCTGATCGCTGCACGCTGCACGAGAAACGCGGAGCGCTGCGTGACTCCATCAAGCGCACGGTCTACTCCACGACGTCGCTGAAAAAGCTGATCGAAATGTGGCCCGAGGTCGAAGGCTTCCTGCCGGCCGACATGACCGCGCCCAAGCCGCAACTGCCGGCGCTGCCCGTCGCCGATCTGAACGAGGCACTGAAGGCTGCCGGCATCAAGGTGGGCGTGATCGTCAAGCCGAAGGCAACAGGCGGCCTCGTAGCCGTTGCAGCATGAGCCCCGAACAGCTCGCCACGCTCGCGGCGCTTGAAAGCGAACACCCGGGCATCCGCGAGGAGCTCGAGCGCAAGGTCGTGGACGAGATCGAGCGCCTTGTCCTCGCGGTGCGCGGCGGCAAGATCACCAGCTACGCCTATCACCAGGCCATCGACGGGCTCTGGGGCGGTGTGGCGGGCCTCGTGAGCCGCGAGTCGATGGAGATAATCACCGCTGCCAAGAAGGAGTTCGCGGGCGGTCTGAGTGAAACCATGCGCTCGATGACGGTGATCGGCGAGGTCGTCGCCGTCGTGCGCTGGCTGGTCGGCGGTGATGTGGTCGAAACCGTGCTGAAGAAGCCGGGCGCCGCGCTGGTGTCCAAAGAGACACGCGTCAAAGACGGATCGTCGGCGAGCGCGCTGCGGGTCTATCTGACCACGGTGAAGAAGTTCCGCGACATGCCGGGCGCACTCGCGATCTGATCCAAGTTTCGTTCGTTACTATACTGATAAGTCATGAATGACTTACAAATGAGGGAACATGAGCACAACCATTTCGGCAATTCGTCTTGACGTCGCCAACCTCGTCGCCCGCGCGCAAGAGATCCAACTGGTGCGCGACGAAGACATGCTCTTCACGATCCTGGGTGAGCTCCAGAACCGCACCGACGAGCAGAAGAAGGCGATCTTCGCGCAGTCCCGCAAGGGCGGCGGCGTCTTCCTGTTCGAGAGCAAGAATTTCCCGGGCTTCATCGCTGAATACATTCCCGGCGTGATGCAGACGGACAGCATTTCGTGCCTGTTCAAGCCGCATCCGATCCTCGCCGAAGCACGCACGCTGCTCGCATTCCGCGAAGAGCTCGTGTCCGAGATCGAGCGCGTGAACGGCGCGGCACCGGGTTCGCTGCGCAAGATGGACCCCGCGCGCCACCGCGACGTGCTGCTGATCGAATTGTCCACGCTGCAGCTCGCCGACACGCTCCGCGAGACGGGCCGCGTCAAGCTGTAAAGCCGCCCCATAAACCCGGAAATCCCCGCCAGCGGGGAGACGATTTTTCACTACCTATAAGGATCTATCCATGTCCGCACTCAAACGCATCGTCATCGCCTCCTACGAAACCACCGACGGCAAGACCTTCTCCGACAAGGGCGAAGCCGCCAAGCACCAGGCGCACCTGAACCGCATCAAGAACATCGCCGTGCTGGTGAAGTCGGGCTTGGCGACCAACGCCACCGAGCCGACCGACGAGCTCGCATTGGAAGTCGCGCAGTTCATCGTCGACAACGCGGACGCGCTGCGCGAGATCCTCCCGAAGCGCGCGAAGCCCGTCACACCGGCATCGCAAACGGGTCTGGTCGGCGAGCAGCCGCCCCTGAACGCGATTGGCGAACTTGCCGCAGCAAGCGTGGGCTTGCTGCAGGTTCCGGTTGCAGGCGGCGTGACCGCTGTCGATGCGGCCGCTTTCCAGATGCCCGCGGGCCTGGTCGCGAACGTGGCGAACCAGCAAGCGCTCGCCAACCCGTAACACCTACTGCATCCGACCGGGCGCCAATGCCCGGTCGGGAGAATGACCGAATCGCAATTTCATCGGGACCAACCCATGAACCGCTATGCAGCCACAAAACGCGGGTGGAGCAACAAGGGCGTTATCCGGCGGGAAACCGAATACACGCGCCGAACCAATTTACCGTGCCGCCAGAACGCGCACTGGAATGAACGTGAGGACTATGACCTGTGCGAAGCCTTTACCAAGGGCGTATCGGTCAGTCGCCTTGCTGAGCGCCACGGGCGCACCCGCACCGCAATCTTGATGCGTATCGATCGCTCGCTCGACGGCGCAACCCGTTACATGACCAGTCCTACAGGTGAAAAATGACCACACCGAACTTCGAACTTCTGAAAGACGCATATGCCATCATCGAAGGGATTCCCGAAGGGAACTTCCATCTGGATACTTGGCGCACAAGGGATGAGGGCGCATCGTGCGGCACAATCGCCTGCGCAGGTGGCTGGCTGACGCTGCACCCGAAGTTCCGTGAACTGGGGCTCGGGGTCGATTCTTATGACTTTCCGAATCGGTTCAACAACTTCCCGACATTCAACGGCGAAACGCATAACAAGGCGCTCGCAAGATTTTTCGGCATCACTGAAAGCGATGCGGACGACCTCTTCCGCCAGCGCACTCGTTACGAACGCGAGGGCACCGACAAGGAGCTCTTTCTGCGCCGCCTGCGCAGCTTCCTCGCAAAGCGCGGTCAGCTGAAGGAGCAACTCGAAGCGGCCGGTGCGGCATGAGCCGCCTGCACATTCCCCGCCTGGGCACCGAGATCGTTCTCGCAGCAGACTGGACATTCCCGCTGTTTGACGAGCATCGCAACAGCGGCCTGCTGAGCGCGGTCGGCATCACCGTCCCGTATCGCCTCCTGCCTGACTTCTGGAGCGTCAGGCAGGAGGAGCGCATCAACGCGGTCAGCCGCAGTAAATGGCGCATGGGCGATGGCACGCTCCCGGAACAATCGCATGACTACCATCACCTATGCCACCCGGTGACGATTCCGCGCCTTGCCACGCTGAGCATCGACCGGATCTTCATTCGCAAGGGCGCATCGGACTTCGACAGTGTGACGTTCTGGCTGAAGGCGAAACAGAACCCGGTCACGATCAACGGGCGCCAGCTGAAAAAGAGCCTGCGTTTCTGGGCCAAGCTGGATGACGTGAACCGCATCGAGGTCTCGGACCCGACGCCATAGGGTTAGAAGTGGATGCCAAAGTTTTTGAGGAATGCTTCGACGGCGCGCCGGGGATTCACAATCGGCCCGCCAAGGTCGCTTGTTGGCCCAATACCTATCCCGTTGAGAATGCCGTCTCGAAGCTGGTTCAATGCGCTGTTCGGGCCGCCGAGTGGTTTACCGCCGAGAATCTCACCGACGTCGATATGGCTCATGTGTCTTGGCAGGAGGTCCGAAATACCAAGTGTTAGACCGGAGACGGTGAAATCGGTGATCGTTTGCAGGAAGTCAACGGTGCCCTGGCAGTCGCTATCTACTTTGTCGTTTACTTCCTGCGTTTGGTCTGCCTTCATCTGGTTGAGGTCGGCGACGTAGGCTACGAGGTCGATCGTCCGATCGGACTGCGCGTCGTAATACTGTGTCGGATCAAGGGGCGGGTTTCTTGCCCGCATATGCGCGATGATCGTCACCGCATCGTTAATGAGAGGATCAAGCGCCTCATTCACTGTGTCGATACCTTTATTCCTCGCGTCGTCGCAAATGCCCATTTCAGTCTCCGGTTTGAATACATGTCTCTGTCAAGTCCGACGTGCAGAAAATAAGCGCGCGGTAATCCTAATTTGTAGGACAGCTGTTTGAATTTAGCAAGGCAACAGACGGGTGACTAATGAGCGCTACCGCACAGACGTCGTGCCTCTTGTGTCGACGCGTATCGGTCCAGCGTTACGCCAAACAATCGCAGCTATTGTGATAAGTAACAAGAAACTTACTCGTATGGGGTGAATATGACAATTATCGTGGGCCTCGACCTCGAAACGACCGGCCTCGACCAGAGCGCGGGCCACCGCATCATCGAAGTGGCTGCGACGCTCCATGAGCTCGAAACCGAGCGCTTCATGGGCAAATACGTCCAGCGCATCAACCCGCAACGCCCCATCGACCCGGACGCCCAGCGCGTGCACGGGATCACGTTCGACATGCTCGCCGCAGAGCCGACGTGGGAGCAGGTCGCACCCAACGTGCACCGCGTGCTGACCGCGGCGCAGTTCATGGCGGGGCACAACGTGATCGGTTTCGACTGGCCGTTCCTCGCGGGCGAGTTCCAGCGCATCGGCATGGCGGTGCCCCAGGTGGAGCTGATCGACACGATGGTCGAGGCGCGCTGGGCGACGCCGCTGGGCAAGCTGCCGAACCTCGGCGAGCTGTGCTTCGCCTGCGGCATCGACTACAACCCGGCGCTCGCACACGCGGCGGAATACGACATCACCGTCAACATGCAGGCTTACTTCGCCGCGCGCCGCATGGGCTTTTTCGGCCCGAAGATCGTGCAGCCGGTGCCTGCAGTCCTGGAGGCAATCGCAGCATGACCGACCGCGTAAACGCACTGACCGTTGTCCTGCGTGCGGACGTTCGTGAAGACGACGTTAAGCCGCTCCTCGACGCCATCAGCCTTCTGGAGGGCGTGCTTGAAGTGGTCCCGCAAGTCACCAGCCCGCAGTCCTACGTTGCTGAGCGCCGGGTGCGCGCTGAGCTCCGCGATCACATCATGGGGTGTCTCGTATGAGCGCGATCAAGCATCCGTGCTTCGTGAACACGGAACGAATGGGGGCGCTGACACTCGCCGCATTCACGGTTCCGAAGCGTCCCGTTAGCGGGGCAGCTGCTGCGTTCGATCGGGCGGCCCGTGCACTTGTGGCGAAGTTCAATGCGGACCTCGAGCAGATCGAAGGCTTGCAGGACCATCGCGACTTCGGTGGCGGCGTATCTCGCCCGTATGTCCACCATATCTGCGCGCGGCCGGCCGCCGAGCGCTTCACCGATGAAGAGATCGCGGCGATGCGCGCGGCGGTCCTCGAGGCGTTCCCGGGCGCAACACTCGCTGACGAATGGCATAACCAGAGCAACGGTTGGCCCGGCTACAGCATTCGCTTCAGGGAGCCGTCATGAGCCCAATTGCGTTTGCCGAAATGCTCGCGCCGAATGCCGTAGAGCGTCCGAAGTCAAACCGCGTCACGGTCAACGTGTGGGGTGACGACGAGGGCCAGGTAACCAACGTCGCGCGCGCCGTGCGTTTCGGGGTGAGCGTGCTTGGCGCAACGACCGAAGCGGTCAACGTCCCGGCTGAGACTGCTGAATCGGGCCGCCTGGACAAGATGCAGGGCGTCACCGTGCGCGTCGAGGCGTGCAACGACTTTACGACGCGCCCATGGCCGCACGACGGCGAGGTGTTCGATGCGTTCTTCGCAGTCGTGCCGGCAGCCGAGAATGAGCACGGCGTCGACGTGCACTGGATTGATCCGCACGAGTCTGTGCAGTCAGTCATGGAAGGCTATGGCCGCATGGGCGTTGTGACGGACGAAATGTTCGACCTGTCGGATCAGGGTCTTCTGGAGAAGGTCGGCGTGCACCGCGTGCGCGTGCAGTTCTGGTTCGACGACCGCGAGGATCATGAAGGGAACCGGGACTGTGAATACGGCTTCAGCATCCTGTCGGTCGAGGAGGTGATGTCGTGAATCGCAACTCGTTCTTTCAGATGCTCAAGGAACTCAACCCGCAAGAGATCGCCGCGCACTCGGTGCTGAATCACCACGTCGAAGGCATGAACTACCTGTGCCTGCACCGCTCGCCAAAGCTCACGGTCAAGCTGTATTTCATCGACCCGGCGCGCATCGACAAGACGCCTGGATCGATGCTAGTGACGCCGCACACGCACCGTTATGCGTTCGAAAGCACTGTGCTCACGGGACAGCTCATTCACGAGACATTCAGGGAAGGCGTCGACTCGGATCATGATCGGTTCGTCTATGCACCCGAAACGAAGATGCGCTTAGGCACGGGCTCAGTCGGGCTGTGGCAGCGCAGTGTCAATACGCACATCGCGAGGACAAACACCGATTCGTATTGGGTTGACACAGACGAGATCCACAACCTGATCGTGCCTGACCGCCCTGTGTTGCTCGGACTCGTGCAGTTTGCCGACGTGCTGCCGACATCGACGGTTTATCTTCGAAAGGGCACCGAAATGGTGTTCCCGCAGTCCCGAGAAACAAGCCCGGTCGAGGCGTGGGCACTGCGCAACCAGGCACTAAAGATGATGGAGGTGGCGTGATGTCCGAGCACACGAAAGGGCCTCTCTTGCTGGGTAAAAAGGGCATGGGTGTCATCAAGGGTGGCCCGATGCACGAATACACCAATGGATCAGCGCAGTCGCAGCTGTTCCTCGCAATGGTCGGACAGGACATGTCCGATCAGGAGCGCGACGCGAACGCCGAGCACCTGATCAACTGCTGGAACAGCCACTACGACCTCATGGCGGCGCTTCAGCGCTATCTGAACTGCGACCCGTCGCGGGACGCTGGCGGCGATACACCGGCTGCGCAGGCGCGTGCCGCGTTCGCAAAGGCAGGCGCCGCATGCTAGTCACCGTCATCGCCGACGCCTCGTTCGACCCTGCGACCGGCGCGGGCGGCTACGGCTACTGGGCCGTTTCTGAGCGCGGTCGTCAGTCGGGTGGTGGCCCGTTCAAGTCGGCATCGCGCAACAACAACGTCACCGAAATGATGGCGATCGTCAACGGCGTGCACATGGCATTTGCGAATGGCGTCGCGCTCGATG